ATGAAATGTTTTCTTGATAAAGATATAAACAAATGTCCATATTTTCTATCGGCAGAAGAGGAGTGCATATCAAAATCAAAATGTAGTTTTCAAGAAAAAATTGATCCTAAAATTGATTGCGGATATATTCGTAAGGAACGTTGGTATGAAAAATATTATAAAAATCGTAAAAAATAGGGAACTACATTAATTTGTAGTTCCCTATTTCCTCTCTTTTTCCCTGTTTTCTGGAATAGAATTAAAAGAGCCGGCTACACAACACACGGTCATGTAATCGGCTCTTAGACTTTTGATTTTTTTAATTCTGCAATATCCTGCTGCATTGATTTGATCTGATCTCTCATCTCTGCATTTTCTTTTTCTAATATTTCCACACGGTTCCAAAGTTTCTGCACCATGTGAACTGTTAGAAAGATAAATTCCTGATACCTCAATGCGTAATCATAAATGATATTTCCATCTTCATCTTTACATGGAACTTTCGAAGATTCCACAGGAGTTCCATCTTCCTCGTTGTACTCCGTATATTCGTACCGGATATCCTTACAGAACCCAGCAAACTGTCTCGGTTCAATTCCAAGTTCCTGCATAGCATCTTCGACATCCTGTGAGATAGCACCAATATGTACACGATCGCCATCGTTAAAAATAAATGACTTCGGTTTTAATTTTAAAAACAGCTGCTCATACGCTTCCGTTAAATCGATAATATTATGTTTTTTTGTACGATCAGAGGTATTAATAGCGCCTGTTTTTGAAAAAACAGTTGTCCATAATTTATTTTTTGTTCCGCATGACATCTGGTTCGATACATTCGGACAAATGAATGCTCCAGATATATCTAATTGATACCCCGCTCCATGAAGAAACGTCGGAGTTGTATTATTCCCGACATGGCAGTTATTGTTCTTATTTAATCCCAGAATGTCAAGAATTGTTCCGTTTGTATGTGTTCCATGGATATATTTTCCAGATGCAATATCTAAACTTCCCGTTAACGTTCCGCCTGACAACGGAAGATATTTTTTCAATTCATTAACAACCGCTGTAATCCTATTATTGAGACCACTATCTGCTGTCGTATAACCATCTATTAGTTCGACTTTTACATCTTCATCACGTTTTATTAAAGATTGCATAAGTGCAGCAAGTGCAGCGTCACTTTCCTCTTTTTTATAATACTGATTATCATGAGTATGACTAGCCGGTGTATATGTACTTGGCTTTCCTGTGACATCCGCCCATGGAATTTTCCCTGTAAATGCAACTTCTTTCAGATCTGCAAACCACTTTGCAATCTTTCCAAATAATGTTGTATGAGATTCTCCACTTGCAAGATTCTTCCTTTCGGAAGCAGTATTAAACTTCACTGTATTCTCTGCCGTATCTCCGCCGGTTGGTACTGCGCCAACATCTTTTGCCGTAAGCACTACATTTCCACGGCGAAAAGTATCTTCGTTTGCACCTTTAATTCCAGTAACAGAACTTGAACTTGTTTCAGTCCATTTTTGAACCAATTCCGAAGTAATACCATCTAAAACAGATTTATTAGAATGTGTGTGTTTTTTGTTATTTGCGTCATTCCATTTAGTTCTTTCATCTGATGTAATGTGAATAGTGTCATTTCCTGTATGAGTATCTAATTCATTTTGATTTGCTTTTGTTCCTATAGATTTATCTAATGCTTCTACAACAGATTTGTTTTTTTCGATGGCATCTGCAACTTCTTTTAATGTATCCATTGTTTCGGGAGCACCATTGATTAAATCTGCTATTTTTTGATCTGTGTATTTATTTGAATTGGCATAAGCACCATCAATTGCTTTCTGTTGTGCCGTGGAAACAGGTTTATCAACATCAGAAGTATTATCAACGTTCCCTAATTGAATCTGACTTTTTGTTGTTTTATGTGGGTTATCGAAATTATTAATATGTCCAAGTAATGAAGAGATGGCTTTTTGAATTTTTCCAAACGCAATAGACAATTTTTCTCCACTAGAGATATTTTCAAATTCCTCAGCTTCTTCATATGTTGGTGTCTGATCATTTGTTGTAACATTTGGCACATTGCCGAGTCCAACTTGTTCTTTATTTACTTTATGTGGATTCATAAAATCAATCAAATGTCGAATCATTTTTTGAATAATATTAGATTCGATGACAGATTCTATTTCTTCATCATTTATTACTGATTTTTTAACAATAATATTAAACTTTCTTGTAGATATAGTTTCTTTTGGAGTTATGAACTGTAATTCTGCTTCACAAATACCTGGTACACATGTTGCTTGTTCTGACAATATAATAGATATTGTACCATCATCATTCCTAAACAAATGATCAGCATCGTCTTCATCTATATATACATATGTATTGTCTGGTTTTGAAATTTTTAGAAATATTCTTACTTCTGAAGGAATGTTATATGATTTACCATTATCAGACAAAGTAATAAGAATATTTCTTGAATCTGCGTCATCTTGACTACAATGCACATTCTGCACTCTTGATATTGTCAAGTCCAATGTAATTTTTTGATTAAAAACTAAACTCATTTATGCAATCTATCTCCTTTCTAAATTCCAACTTTCCGAATAGGAGAGTAGGTTATTTTTATTTTGCAATCTAAATTAGGCGTAAAGGTGTTACACCGTTCTTCATAAGTATTAATAATTCTTGGGAAGAAATAGTTAAAGTCATTTGCTAAATTATGAGACGAGAGAGAAGAAGTAATAAGTTGATTTTTCCCATCAATTGTTATTACCTCGCCAGATTTGCAATTTCTTAGTATAAAAGATTTTGTATCCATAGAATTTGTCAACTTAAAAATTCCTTCAGATAAAATAGTAATTTCCATATCTGGTCTAAGAGAATTGTTCAAATCTGTAGTCTCATCGGAGTTATCCCATAAATCAAAAGAAGTACCTGCCGAGCATTCATACTCAGTAGATACTTCATCCATAAAAGCAAATGGTGCATCCGTATATAATGTTAGTTCTAAGCCTAATATTTGGTCATTTAAGACAATTTGTTTTGAACTGAATGTTCCGTTCCAATATACGTGTTCATAGCCTTCCTTGTCTAATTTAAAGCGTTTATACCCATCTTTACGACACAGCCATCGTTGTATAGCTGAAACTTCCTCAAATGAAAGTCTCATTTCTTCTTGATTTTTTAATCGACATGGATTCTTACATATCTGAAAAGTAGCTGATAAAGCTGTATCGTAAGTGGAAGAATATAAATTAAAGCGATTGCTGCCGATAGGCTTTATCTGATTAAAGGTAACATCTGCTCCAGAAGATACGGTTTCTATACCGCCTCCACTATCAAAAAAACAGAGCATCATACCATAATCAGATAGCATTTCACCAGCATATTCAAAATCTGTACATCCTTTCATGTTTTATTCCTCTGTAATTAAATTGAAACTCATTAAGACTGCAAGCATCTGAGGTGAGATAGTTACGTTCGACAATGATTTCATATCAATAGATTTTAATTCATCTACATCTACCTCCTCTGAAAATAAAGTAGACATTCTTTTGTTAAATTCTTTCTTGTTTATAATTTCTTTCACAGAACCATCATCGTTTGTAACAACCTGTCCATTTTCTTTTAATGCGCAATCGGCAACAATTTTATTCCTTTTCTCATCTAATACCTGTTTTGGTACAGATAATATTTTTATATTATTCACAATAGTAACAGCGGTATTTAAGTTTACTTCCTTAGTAGCAAGAAACGAAAATACCTCACTGATATTTAAGATATCAATTCCTTTTAATTTCATCCTCTGACTCCTTTTTATTATTATAATTAACTATTTATTCTACCTTCTAATGCTTCTATTCTCGATTTTAGACTATTGACTTCATTTTGTGTTGCAGCACCGATGTCTGCCAAAGTCCACCCGATATTATCTGAACCGTCAAAAACCCTTCCAGCACGACCTATCGTAAGAGTGCGTGGAGTTTTTAATTTTGTTGCAGTGGAAGAGTTACCATTTATAGAACCTCTACAGTCAATATTATTACATGAAATATCGTTTGATGCATTGATAAAATCACATTGAATATAATTAGAAACATCAAGAGAGTTCATCCGACATCCAGCACCACCAACTTGTAAGAACCATGCATCACTTGTATACATCCAAGAAAGTGCTTTTTCATACCTAGCCTCAAACCCGCCTTCGTCCTCTGCGTGCCACATCATTAAAGCATTATTTAAGTAAATATTTCCCTTTACGGACAATCCGTTCGTTGTATTATAAGTCAATAGACCATTTCCAAAACTAAAAGAAGCTTTAGAAATAACAGATCCATCAGAATTTACGACAAAATTATCATTATTGTTTCCACCAATCCCAATACTTCCACCACGAAGAGTTGCTCCTGTAATTGTTGATTTGGAGATTACTGATCCGTCTTCATTTACAACGAAATTACCATCGCCTATGTTTATCTTTCCACCATCAAAGCTACAGCCGTTGACATTTCCTGTCAAATTCAAATTGCCATTATCATCTACATAAAAAATATCTGTATTATATTTAGAAATTTTCAATAATTTTGCTACACTATTTGGATTGACAGTAAATGTGTTTATTCCATTTGTAATTCTTAAGCCATCAATATTAAATGTCATAGAATTATTAAGGTTATATATTCCAAGATTTTCCCCAATAATTAATTTGCCAACAATAGTATCTCCAATAACACCCATAGTAGTTACTTCATTACCTGTTTCTGGATCAATATAAATATACTTGCCTACAGCAGCCTTAACAGATTTCCAACCATCATCAGTCACGTATAAACCACTATTAATCCAACGTGACTGGCATAAATCGTATGTATCAATTAAATCGTCATATGTTCTACATAAAATACCACTAGAATCATATACAACATTTTGATTATCAGCACTATTTACAATTTTTGTTGTAGTAGCTTCCATTCCTTTCTGTACCCAGTTTTGAACATACTTAGAAGCAGCAACATTATTTTTTACTTTTTGAGCTGTATATGAGAATGAAGATGCCATAGATTGTGCATTTTCAATGACACTTTGAATATCAGATGAACCAGACCATGTTCTTTCAACAGTAGAAAATTCAACCTCAATTTTTGAAATATCAGAATATAAAATTTTATAAGAGAGTAATCTTAAATAATATATCTTCTCATCTACACATACATGAATCCAATTACCTGTTTCAAACTTATTCACAATAGGTTTAAATTCTGGAAGTGCAAGAAGATTATTGATAGTAGAAGTAACTGTATATTGTACATGACTTGCTTTATATAACTCTTTCTTTGCAGCGTCAATCAGTTCCGTTGCACGAGTTACTAGCTCACCATTATCTAATCCATCAGAGATATAATTATCATTCTGATAGGTATCTTCCATACGAAACGCACAAAATTTTGTCCACATATCCTTCCCAAGATATGTTTCTAAGTTTAATTCATCTTGCAGAGAATTTTGAATATCATATACAGTGCCAGATTTATTATCATAGTTATATAATCTATGGACAGCATCAATTTGTAACTGTCTTTTATTCATTTCTGATTCAAGCCACCCAACTCGATTACTATACCAAGTCTGATATTTATTCTTTAATTCTTCCTGTTCAGATTCAAGAATAATACCTAAAACATTACCAAAAGAATCCTTTAGACTACTCAAATAGTCGAAACTGTAATAAGCCAATTCAGATTTAAAATCAGCATCAGATGTTTCTAAGTCTTTTAAGTCTTTATAATTCGTATCAAGCTTATTTAAACATCTTTGGATATTCTGTTTGAGATATGTTTCCATATCATTATTTACAATAATAGATATCTCATTTCCTGTGAGAGTAATTGTATTATCCTCAATGCTTGTGAGTTTAAATTTACCTTTCCAAGCATGATTTGTTTTGTCATATGAAGCATCTACAATTTCCACTTTATACAATGCAGTATTAATTAATGCTTTACAAGAACCAAGCACAGTATTTGATACAACACTTGTTGCAACCATTGATAAATTTGATTTAACTGCAACAGGCGATAAATTAGAAGATGTCAATAAATTCATTGTCTCTTGGATTGTCAAATTATCCATTTCTATTGTTTTACCCATAGAAGTCTGCAAAATTAATCCAATATCAATGCAGTCAAAACATAGCGAAGCAATATTTTTATATCCAACAATAGGAGATGAGATAGTATTGTACCTATCTGTTTTATTCCCATTATCATCAAATTTTGGATAGTGAACATTAACGTATTTTACGATCGTGTTATAGCCTTCAACTAAATTTGCAGACAATGTAAATTTTCTTTTACTCATGCAGTCTTGATAGTTACTATTGTATGTTTTAATTTTTGTAACTAAATCTTCTGGCATATTCTCATACATTTCATCAGAAATTTCTACAATGTAATTTGTACCGCTTGGATTTGCAATGGCAACAGCAGAAGTCATTAAATCATCACCGCCAGTAATGTAAAAACAGTTCTTTAAACCATCTTCACTACTTTCAATAGAAGCAGAAGTAGATAAATTTTCCTTTGACACATAAATAGATGTATCTTCCCCATAAGCACCATTATAGTTTGTGCTTCCACATTCAGGACACCTGTCATGAAAATCTCCACGGTATCCACAATCATGACATGTATTACATAAATCATATACATTTACAGTTCGTGTATTTGAATCAAACTTAAATAAGCACTGATAGTCGTCCGATATTTCACCAGTTAATTCATCATAAACATTACTGTCAGAAATAGAATATTGAAACCACGATTTCAGATCCTTTAACGATGTATCTACATGTCCAATTTTATAATTAGATGCCTTGTCCAAAATGCGGTGTAAAAGAGAAGCGTTGTATAGCTTCTTATACATTGTACTTCCTTCTGAATATGCAGATAAGTCACGATAGAAGATAGTAGGATAATCAGCATCGTAATCATCTCTTGCAATATCATCTTCTGTATTAATTTCAATATTTCTAAGTTTTACATTCTGCAATTCATTTACAGGAAGATATGTACATGTAACAGATTTTTGAGTTGTATTTTCTTCTGTAGTATTTACAGTAATAGAAAAATGTTCATTATACTCAGGAATATATACCAGATTATAATTGTTAATTTTATCCCATAATTCATTTTCTGTCTTATATACAGTAAATGATAACTCTGGTGCATTTAATGTATCTTTATATTCAATGTCAGTTGTATCTATAAGTTTTCCGTATTTATGAAAGTCACGTCTTTCTAGTAAGATAGTAATTTCATCTACACCAAAATTCTCATTAAAAACTATTTTTGGCATTTGCTTATTCTCCTTTCGATTTTTTACATATAAAAATCCCACATAGGCTATGATACCTACATGGGATAAAGTGGTTACTTATATAACCTTGCATTACCTATACTATTTTTCTTAAGTTGCTTGGCAGATACAGCTTCAGTAATACATTGTGTTGTTTTTCCGTTCTTGCAAATTTCTTCTCGTAACTGTCTACCGAATGTTTCAGGATCATTAACACCGTTCATCACGATATCGCCAACTTCAACAATCGTAGATGTACCAGCGGATTTTGCAATATCAGGTAATTTTGGTACAAAGTTAGTACTAGAGTAAAGAAGAGAAGGATTCGTCTTTGCAAGTTCCCAAAGATTTTCAGTCATCTCATTTGTGAATACTTTATCGCCAGGATTGAGTTCTGTTAAAAGTGCGCCGTCAGCAGCACGATAAATCAGTTCTCGTTTATTTTCTTGCGTCCATGCTAATTGACGCTTATCAATATGTTCAGAACCTTTTTCGTAACCATTAATGCTTGCTAAATCTTTATCAAGTTGTGCCGACTGCTTATCAAGATCAGCTATGAATTGTTGCAACATATCTTTGTTATGAGTTACATCCTGTATCATAGCATTGAGTCCACTCTTTTTCTCGATATAATTATTTTTTAAATCCTGTAGTTTATCTTTATTCTTCGTAGAAGATTTTTCAAACTGGTATTTATTTTCTATAGAATTCAATTCACCGTATAACTGTTTTAACTGACTTTCAAGTTCCTTAATCTGATTTTGAAAAGACTGCCTCTGACCATTAATTGCTTTTTTCTTTTGTGCGATTCCGTTTTTCTTTTTAGCTATATCAGCCTCTTTCGCAGGATCATAACTGCTAGTATCAGTTTTAGAATTAACCTTATTTTGATCATTAGTCACAGTATTATGAACGTAATCTTTTGCGGCTTGACCACCATCGCCACCATTCGTGGTACTAGAACCAATTTGATCTTTTGTATCATTTGTAAGATTAGAATCTAATCCCTTAATTGTTTCAATAATATCACTGCCAAGAAGAGTTTTAATCTCATCAAGAATAGTATTTGTATCATTGAGCTTTTCATCAATGAATTCCTGGTAATCATTCATTAAATCATCAAGCATATCCTCAGTATCGGAAATGAATTTTTCGTATTGTGTATCTTTTAAATCGCTTTTAGCTTCTTCAAGCTGTACTTTTAGTTTCTGAATTTGTGCACGAGATTCCTCAGAATCATTACCATTGTAAGCAGTTAACTGTTTCTGTAAAGAAGCAATAGTCTTTGTTTTTTCAGCAATTTCCTTTTGATATTTATAGGCTTCAAGTTCGGAGTCTTTCAGTTTCTTGTATTTATCAATCAACTCGCTCAATGCATCAGTTTGAGCTTCGTAACCCTGTTTTACCAAATCCTGAATTGACTGTAATTCATCTTCGGCAGATTTCTTCGCATCTCTATGAGCATCCTGTAAATCACGCAGACGTTGAATAACATTTTCGTCAGACAGGGATAATTCACCCTTTTCTATCTGTCTCATAATCTTGTTATATTCACGTTGATACTCATCTGCCTGTGCAAGATAATTATCATAATTTGTTTTATGCAGACCAATAGTAGCTGTGCCATATTTTGTAAAGTTACCAGTGTCTTTATCCGTCATATCTTTATGGCTCATAAGATCAATATAATAATCATTTTCACTGTTGATACGTTTTACAGTTTCCATAGATTTATCAAAAGCATCCCATTTTAACTGACGAAGAGCATTCTGATATTCAACGATAGACTGTGTAGACTCGTCTATAGCATTTGTTACTTCGTTGATTGCAGAAACCATTTCATGCCATTCATCGCTGCCTTTTTTGATAGAACCTTTGATAACAGCATCATTTAGACTCTTTTGAAGATCTTTTCTTTCTTTAATAAGTTTGTTTTTCTCACCTTTTTCAGAGGAGATAAGAGACTTATAATAAGCCGCACTTATCTGTTTGCCCTGTTCTTGTGCGAGTGAAATCTTATTATTAAGTGCTGTCTTTTTCTGCTCGTTGCTAGAAATTTTGTTGTCGTAATCACTTGAGATATTATCAAATTTTTCTTTCGCAAGATCTGCTTTATCCTGTTTTGCTGTTTCTTTATACAGGTCAGCAGTTGCTTTGTCTGATTGTTTTGCATCCCAATATGCATTGTACTGTACACATGCATTGTAGAGCTTACCATTATCATTCAGTTTAGAAGCCTTGTCCAATAAAGATTGTGAAATACGTTTGTCAGCTTTTGCAGCTTTCTTGATAGAAGCAAGAACCTTTTTATTTTCTTTAGTGGATTTGAATTTACCGATCGTTTTCTTTGCAGATTTGAGATTTTTATTATCAGTTGTTACAACAGAATTATATATATTCTGTCTCTTTGTGATATTAGAAATCTTTTTATTAATCAACTTATTCTTTGTCTTTGCAGACGTAGCATTGTCAATTTTAGCATCATACAATTCGTCTTGGGAATCATATTTCTCTGTCTTTTTATCAGCAGTAGCTTTTGCTAATTCAGCAGCGGCAGTAGCATTTTCCTGCATTTGCTGTTTCAAATCAATCAGAGAAGCTTTGTTCGAATCAATACGCTCATTATACTCATACCAAGCTTCAGAGCCTTTTGTCACTGTTTTCTGTAACAGTTTTAATTGCTCATCTTGTTTATTAATATAATCAATCTGCTTTTGGATATTTTTGTTCATACTATTATAATTCTTAGTATTTGCAGAAAATCCCCATGACTCTTTTAAAGAGATCCATTTCTCCATGCGGTCATTCGCATTTTCAACTTTTGTAGAAAGCTTTTCATACTGAGTGATAAGTAATTCAATACTTGCTTGAGTTAATTCAAGCTGTTTATCTTTTAACTCATCTATTTTATCCAAACAATCCTGCGCTTTATCGTACCAATTCTGATAGTCCTTGATTTGCTGTTTTACAGTATCATCTGAATAATCCCATATATTAGAAGCTCCACCACGAACAGCAGAAGCAATATCTTCATTAAGACCAACTTCATTTGCTTTCTGCATATATTTGTTGTAATCATCTGTGAGAAGTTCAATGCCAAATGTTGCAGCGTTTAAAGCCTCTTTATATGCATTTAAACGAGATGTGAACGAAGAAGAAGTTTTGTCTACTTTATCTTCGAGTTTAGAAAATGCTTTATCAAAACGATTGATACCATTTTCAATAAAATCAAATGTTTCTGCAACAGCTTCTTTTACATCTTTTGCAGCATCCTTGGCTGCTTTTGCAGCATCATTGACCGCTTTACTTGTAGCAGAGCCACCAGAATAATTAGCATAAAAATTGGATGCGTCAAGATTGTATGCACCATTTTTTATATCGTCTAATGTCTTTGCAAGTGTATCCGTAGCATCCTGTACAGCATCTTTCGTCTTCTGTGCCTGTTGCTGTTTTGCAAACTGGTCAATCTTAGAATTCCCGCTAGAAGGTGTATTTAATTTGGCTGGGTTCATAAGATTAGTACTTCCCATACCACCACCTTTATTTGCGTCATCCCATTTTGTGATGTTCGCATTACTAAGAGAAGCTAACGCAGTTTTTAATGCTGCAATCTGAGCTGCACTTGCACCTGCCGCATTTGCGATAGCAATAATGTTATCTACATCGGCTTTTGTGTCCAGCTTAATATTATTAACATCAATTTTTGACAGTGCTAAATTAGCAAGATACTGTTGTGTCTCCTGAGAAGCGTTACCTTCAGCAATTAATGCAGAAATCTCTTCCCATGTTGCATTTGCAAGATCAATACATCCATTAGCTGTAGCATATTTCTGTGCTGCTAAACGAGCCTCGACCATTTCTTCTGCATTGGCTACGCCCATCTGTTCAAGCATAGCAACAGTGCCAGCTTTTGTATCTTCTGTAAGATTTTTCATTACATCTGAATTATTAATATATTCAGTTGTAAGTTTGTTAAAAGCAGATTGACATGCACCTAAGTCGGAAGGTGAATTTGCAATTGTTTTAATAAAATCATCATAAACGTTTCCTAATTCACCAAATTGTTTTTTGAAATCTTCATTATTAAGAATAGAAGACCAATCAAAATCTTCTTTATCGTATACATCAGCATAAATTTTATCAAGTTGGTCTAAACCATCCGATAAAGCCTGAACTTGTGCAAGTGTATCAGTAAAAGAAATCGGTACTTCATCTGAATTTTGCTTGTCTTCAGTCCATTTTTTAATAGCTTCATCAGCATTGGTGATTCCTTTTGTTACATCATTGAAGGCATCAATTTCTTCTTGAGTATTGATACCTTCTGTATCAAAGAAGTCTTTAATCTTATTAGAGTCTTTGAAGCGATTAATAGTATCTTCGTAGGATTTTTGTATGTCTTCAACATTGTCTGTAGCATCTGTAAAATCAAGGGGAATATCTATCTTTTTATCTTTTGCATAATTCTGGACTTTCTTAATAGCATCATTTACACGCTTTGAATAATCTTCGATAGATTCATCGTCACCTTGAGGAGTATAAATATCTATCATTGCTTTTTGAGTATCTTTATCCTCAAAAAGTTTAACGACATTACTTTCAAAAGATTGTAAAGCATCTTGCCCTAAAAGATTATTTTGTTTTATAAATTCAGAATCAATAGAACTGAACATTAAATCAATAGCAGACAATGCTTCCTTATCATCAATATCCCAATAATCTCTATCAGCATACAACATTTGTTGTAAAGACATCTTAACATTGCTTACCCTTGTAGCCATTTCTCCTTCAAGAGAAGTCAATCTTGTGTCTAAAACATCATGTACCGCTTCGTAATTACCCTCTGTAATATTGGCTAATTCGTATCCATTTTCTTTTAACAATGCATATAAATATGTGGCTTGCGTTGTACCTTTCTGGAGATTCTGTAAATCTTTAAGACTTAAATTAGCTACATCTTCAAGCCATTCATGCATCTTATCGTATCCATAATAATCTTCATAGTCGGTAGATTTATTATTCCAAAGTCCACCTGCACTTGGAGCAAATAAACCGCTTTCTCCTTCAGTGAAAATTTTGTAATCATCAAAGAAGCTTTGAATTGTATTACCGTCATCATCACCATTTGTAATAAATGCGGCGGCTTTTGCACGAATATTTTCCTTATATGATTCAGTTAAGTTATCTACATTATCTTTTAATGTAATAATTGCATTCCCTTCGTTGGTATATCCAGTAACCAACTCTGGCATAATTGTTTTGACTTGATTACAAATATCGAGATATTCTGAATATTCGTTCTTTGTAAGATCTATATTTTCGCCCGTTTTTGTGACATGTTCACTTAATTCTGAGAATCTATCTGATACAGAAGAAATTGTCTGTTGTCCAGACTGAATTTCATCGAAGAATGACTGCATATTTCCTCTAAGAGCTTCTGCTTTTTCTTCTGCCTCATCAGCAGTTAAAATAAGGTTGTCTATTCCTTTTATTAAAAGTTGAATACCTTCAATAACTGCAAAAAAGATAAGGGAATTTAATGCGGCTTTAAAAATGCTAAGACCAGTAGCAGCAACTTTAGAAACAATAGAAGTTTCAGACATTGAAGCTTGAATTGTTCTCTGGTTTGTAGCAAATGTTTGTGCTGAACCAGTTCCATTTTTAATATTTGTCGCATATTTTTGTGCTTCAATAGATGCACCCTTCATTGTGTTACTGAAAGTTTTCGTTGATACAGAGCCTTTTTGACATTCTACCTCGTAGTTTCTTAAACACTGTATATCTATTTCTAACTGTTTAGTAGCTTCTTCCTGTGCAATTTTTCTCGCTGTAAATTTTGATACAATTCTCTGCCCAGATAATGAATCATTGTCGTCTATTGTCTTGAATATCATACTATGTTAAGGTATAATATTTATCATAATGTTTGAGGTTATGAAAAATATTTTGTATAGGAGAGAAGTGTATGAATTTTGTAAAGAAAAACTTTTCAGTTGTTATGAATTTAATATCAGTGCTATTTGTTATTATTTCTATTGGAAGTATTACAAGTTATGGTTTAAGTGAAGGTAGAAATACTTTTTATAAAACAATATCCTTTAGTTCAAAACCATTCAACATGACAATAAAAATGTACCAAGATGAGATGAGACTAAGTTATACTTTTTTAAATGTTTTATTTTTTATTGGACTAATACTTCTTGTAGTGTCTGCTGTAAACTATTGCAAAAATAATAAAATAAAAGGTATTATTTTGATAATAACAGACGTAATTTTTTCAGCTATTTCATTTGTATTATTCCAAAATGGAAATTATTTACTAATGACTGGATTTGTAATTACAATATTTATGTTACAATTTTCGTTACAATCTAACTTAAGAAACAAGGTGTATGCCGCAATCACAATAGCATCTAGTATTGGTTTGTGGATTATAAATATCTATTTTCTAATTAAGCAATTTACAATGATGGTTGGAATTGCGGATGTTGTAGGAGTGTTATTGAATGATTTGATTAAGATATCCAGAACTAACGCTATATGTCTGAGTCTATTTATCATTCCTGGCATAATTTCAATTATTGAAAATCTTATAACTGAATAATAGGAGAAACCACATAAACATAAAAATTATCTAAATAGAAGAGAGAAACCTATGAACAAAAAGAGAATAATAATTCATATTGTAGTACCAATTTTGCTTACAATATTATCATACTTCGCTTCGATTTCATTCATATTTAAGATACCAGATCCAAGTGGTATTGGATATACACCTGAAACATACTATTTCGCATTTAAGTTAGCATTTGGAGTATGCGCTGTTTCATCCATTATATCTGCAATATTATATGTTGGTAACAAAAAGAAATAAAAATATTAAACTAAACCAATTTAATCACATCCTTTCTTAAAAAATATATATACTATCGTACACACAAAGAACACCTGTAATATATGAATTACAAGTGTTCTTTCTATATACGATATTTTTTATGTATTAAATTTTTAATTGAAAAAGAGAGAAATCACCTAAACAAATGTTCCGACTATACCTGTATAATAATTAGTGGTAAAATATTCCTATCAAATATAATGTGCAAGGGAGAATAACTATATGAAAAATTATTCAAAAGAAGAGATTTCTAAAATAGTGTCAGACTGTTCCGACACCATTTTAGAAACTAACGTGCAATCATTTATTGATGAAGCCTTAGATATTGCAAAAAATGGCAAAAGTGACAATGAGACAATTATTGAAATGTTTGTACTTATTTATCAGAAGACTCAACAAAATTGTTGCGATACGATCACAGAAGTATTGAATAAAATACTCAATGATTAATTCTCTTCATTAAACATTTTTCGAGATTATTTTGAATAGCATCAGATAAAGAGTTATTTTCTTTTAACTTCTGGTCAACGATATTTGAAATAATCTCGTTTATTTTTTCTTTTATAATATTGTTCATAATTATCACCTCATAATAAGTTGAAAAATACAGTAAGTCAGAAGAATAGGAGGTAACGTCAAATGAAAAATACACAGAGCAAAGATAAAGACAACAATAAAGAATCAACACGTAAACCATTACCACAATCAAGCATAGTGGGCAAGCGTAAAGAAATTTTCAATCTCAATACTATAAAAGAAAAGAAGAGCGGAGATAACTAACTTTTCTTCCTATCTCTATTATTAAATTTATCACACTTTTTACGAGTTTTACCAAATAAATCCAAGCAATATATTTCTGGTCTTTTACCTATAATAGACATGCTTGGTAATGGAGGTTTTTTCTTTGAAGACATATGATAAGATCCTTTCTTTTGAAAATGATTTTTATAAAGAGTTATATGAAGACGGAATCAAACAACGCAACCAACTTAATAGCAAATTCACACCAACTATTACAATATTATCTGCTGAAATAGGTGGTATTATTTGGATTATTTTTCAATTACTTAAAAATATCGAAGCCAATAATAATGCTATTCATACATCTGATATGTGTGTATTTTTATTTTTAGGATTTACACTGATTTCTTTTGTCGTAGCAATAGCAAACTTCATTCTATGTTTCACAAATTATGATTTCTCATATCCAAAACCAGACAAAGCAAAAACATTTATTGATAATAATAAGAGCTGTCTTGGAGATTACACTGAAAAAGAAGTTCTTAACAATATAATCAGGAATATATCAGATGATTACATAAAAATTGCTATTAGTAACTGTGAAGAGACAAATAAGCATTCTAACTGGCTCAATAAATGCTACATAGGCATTGTTATTACTTTGAGTTTGATGGTTGTTGATTTTGTGCTTGTGCTATTTTTATAGATATATTTGTTTAATAGAAGTTTCCACGAGCCAATACAATATTTTGTAGAATAAGAGAACTAATGTTCCGAATATACTTTTGTCGTAGATTGTGATAACATAAAATATATAATAAATTAACTTACTGAAATGGAGGTATAAATATGTCAAGAGACAAATATGGTCACTATGTAAATGACAAAGGTGTTGAAATTAAGGCATCTACTTCAAGTTCAGGAAAGGATAAAATTGATATTTATGATAGTTGTCCTGCTGAAAATAAGGATCATGGTTCTATTCACATTAATTTTAATTCCAACTCTGGAACCGGCACAATAACTGATACAACAAGTGGTTCAACAGAAACAACAAGCATAGGATGTTATTTAACAACAGCATGTATGAGGCATATGCAAAATAAATTTGATGATAATTGCTACGAACTTACTACATTGAGATGGTTTCGGGATAATTTTGTGTCTAAAGAAGATATAGAATTATATTATAAGAAAGCACCTCTAATTGTTGAAGCTATAGAAAATACTCCTAATAATAATAGTGTATATAATGATATATACGAAAATGTTATTGTACCTTGTGTTCGTGCTATTGAAAATAAAGAATATGCAAGTGCATACAAAAGATATAAAGACAATATATTATCATTGGAGAAAAAATATATTGTTTCAGCTGTATAGTAAAGCTACTATCTGGTACATAGTGTCTTCTCCAAAAAGACTAGAGACTTTCATTTATCTGCAAACCAGTGCGAAATTAAAGTTGATAGTTCGTTCTACAAAGAGTAGGATTCTTCATTTTTAATTTTCATAATTCACATCCTTTGAGAGATTGATAAAGAGAGTAGGAGAGTAGTACAATCAACGAGTCCGTAGTTATCGGCTACGGACTCATCTATTTATATATTCTCTCTTTAATTGTCGTATGTATTGGTTTCAATGTTGCTTTTAACGTTCAGTAAGAAACAAACGCATCCTTGTTCCTCTAAATGCTTTATATCTTTCTTGGCGACTTCTAAATCACTATTGGCGTAGTTATCCTCGAAATAGATAGAAGAACAGAAGTCATCAATTTTTAATGCGATGAGTTTTATGTAATCCATCTAAGCCACCTCCGCATTATAATAACCGTCTTTGCGAAGTAGTTTCCTGACGTAATCCAATCCCTTTTTGGTAACATATGTAACGGATCTCATTTTACCGTCATGACAAGGTGTTTCTTTTACTGCAAATTTACATTCTCTACGGAAACATTCATATGGTACATTCACCATATCCTTGTCATAGAAGAACACTTTCTTCATTCTAAGATAAGCGAATAGTGTATATTCTCCAATACCAAGTTCTTTTGCCACGGTGTTTATCTGCATAAGACCTTCAGTGTTCATCAAATCATCATAAAATTCCTGAAGTTGCTTATTCTTTTCGATAAGCTCATTCACGATCTGTCCCTGTAAATCTGACGAGAGAGAAGAAAAATAATAGTTTACCATTTCCTGTTCTCTGCCTTCTGGAATAGCTGCACCTGTAAGTCGAATAGATTTAAGATACTTTTTGATTTCCTTCTTCATCTGCTTGGCAATAGGCTTTCGGGACTGCATACATACTTCATATAATCCGTCTTCCGTTAAAAACCATGCATCTCTGTTTTGACCTGACAGGAATAATGTTCCCATCAGCTTTTCATCATCTTCTACGGACTTTACCATTTTAGAAGTTTGCGAGTGTTCGATCCATTCAGCAACATCACTCGCAAGAAAAAGTGGTGACTCAATACTGTTATACACTTTAATTTTCTTTCCAAGAATCTCAGTCTCTTGGACAACTGCTAAAGTTGTATCATCATTCATAATGATATCCTCCTTCTGAAAAATATATTGAATGTTTCAAAAGGAACGTGTATAATATGTAATGTGAAAACGTGATATACACGTTCCTGAATCCTTACTAAACTTTGGTCGGTGGAGTAAGGATTTTTGTATTTGACGAAAACATCAAATATGTGATATATTCATACTATACTAAATAACAGTTAAAGTCAATACAAAAATGCATTATTTTCAAAAACTGTAATAAACATCAAAGAAGGGTGCTTATATGGATAATGAATTATTAGTAAAATCAATACGAGAAATTTGTAAATCAAATAATATTACTCCATCTCAATTAGAAGCAGAATTAGGATTTGGAGCAGGTCTTATAAGTAGATGGACAAAGAGTTCTCCATCTCTTGATAAAATAGTAGATATTGCAGACTACTTTAACGTTTCCATTGACGAGTTAATAGGGCGTAATCAAAAAACATCAGAAAGCAACAATTTCCAGTTTGTATATTCATTAATTCAAATGACGAAAAATGGATATGTTAAATGGAAAAATAGTTGCCTTATGTGCGATATTAATGAAAATTATAAAACTATTATAGATATTGATTATAGCATAAAAAATTTTAATGATTATCCGAGAGATAATAGAAGAATTGATAGTTTTGTTTTAGAATATGATAATGGCTTTATCACATTAGAAAGCAGCATTATTATCAACCATAATTCAATACAACAATACGACGGGCAGTTATTTATTCAGCCAGATGAAAATACAGAACCTGTTTATCAAGAATGTGATCAAACTCAATTATTAGAACTCTATAAAACTATCAAAAGATCATATGGAAATAAAATTCCAGAGGATTTAGCAGAAAATTTCAAAGAAAAATTATATAATGAACAAAATATTAAAAGTTTACAAGAATTTCGTAGAGATTTAAATAATGTAAATATACCAACCACACAAGACATTGATAACATGTTCAGCAATGATGGAGTAATAAATGCAATCGTTAAATTGAATGATCCATCAATAAAAAGTATAGTAGATACATTTACAAACCCACAAATGATAAAAATGATTAATTCCGTATCAAGAATGCAATCATATATGAAAAAGATATCGGATAAAAAAAAGAATAATGATGATTAATAAAAGAGCAGGAGATTAGTCCTGCTCTTAATTATTTCTTTTTAAAATAAAATTCGCCTATTGTATTCGCAATGCATTCTGTTTCTATTGATAAAAACAACGACACAAAACTTATAATATCGTTAATAATAGGATTTGCAATTACCGAAAAATAAAATACACCAATAACTAATAAAAATATACTAAAAACAATATAAACTTTTCTGAAATATTTTCTTTTCTTTTTCTTTATTTTTTCACCGAATACATCATCAGCCGCATTTAATAAATCGTTAAAATGATTAAAAGATAAATCTAAAATTATATAACAAACAAATAGTAAGGAAATAATATTTATAAAAGCTATAACATTATTTATATATTTTTGATTATTTAAAACAACCCTAAAGAATGAAGCTGCAATAAATGCGGTAACTAACATAATAAAATTTCTTGGCGAGCTTTTACTTTTGTCATCTTTAGGATTCATATCTATCTTTTATTTCCTCATATAATTGAATTGATGCCATAATAAATGACGAAATATAATCTTCAAATAAATCTGTTGTTAATTCATTTGTGATATCATTAAATAAAACTCTATTTATGTAACTTATAACAGAACTATTGTTTGGATTTAAATATATTTTACCCAAAGCTATTTTGGAGTTTACATTATTTAGCGCATTTAGTGTGTACATAACACTATCATTATCTTTTAATCTAAACAACGTAGGACAATATATTGTCAATTGGTGTTCATCAGAACAATATACAATTAATTTTAAATCAATATTTTTTTTGATTTTTGATAGCTTTATCTTAGGTGTTACAAGAAAATTAATATCTTCGTCATCATCAAATTCAATTTCCTTATATTCAATTAATTTTGAACCTTTAAATACATTGATCAAATGTTGAGTAATTTCATCATATATCTCTTTTTTCATAATATTTTCCTCTGAAAAATTTATTGTAATACGAAATGTCTTTTGACTTAAAAATTAAAACTCTAATTATAGTTCTATCAATACTTATTTGAATATCATCATTTTCCCATATTTCTGTCCGGAAATTTTTAAATGTTTTTTCCATGTTATATTTATCTAAAATATTATGTACTCTTTTTATATATTTTCTTTTGTTTAAAATTATGTAATTATTCATAATAGTATTATCACTTTCTTAAATCTTATCATTGTAATCGTCATGCATTTTTTCATACCAATCAACAAGATTAAGTGTGTCTTCAATTAAAAGTTTTTCTTCCGTGAACCTCTTTTTTATCTGACATGCAACTTCTTTTCTCTTTGGGGAATTCTTTTCATAAAATTCCAAAGTTGAAATTACTGTTGTTTTATCTACCTCCTGATAAAATTCCAAAATATCATCATCTATATCATTGTTGCATCCATTTAATTCATTTTGCAAACGATTTATTTGCTCCTCAATGGTTTCACGCTTTTTAATATCTTTTTGAATCTTTTTCTTTAATTTCTTTTTAATAAAAAAGCTGCTCGACATTATGCTCTCCTTGTATTGCTTTTTTACCATTATATACCAATAATCGACAAAATACCATAAGAACATGTGTTTGCAAACTTGTTGTATAAAAGAGTAGCCAACCGACTACTCTTTATCTTTTTTTTATTGTAATGTCTTTACGATTCCACGCCAATAATCGAAACGTCCTTTGACATTCTCTTTGCTACCTGTACCACTCTGGACATACTGTTTATATTCTTCGTTAAAATCATATGTTGCAATGAACTCAGACACCTTTTCAGCAAGACGAGAGAATGATTTCTTATCTTTAACAATCCTATAGCCGCTATATAAAATTTGTGGGATACTTGTAGATGGGATTTTTACTTCGCCATCAAATGATTCATTAAATCTATCCATAGCTTCTTTTAATGTGTCAGCTCTATCGAGATACTGATCTGCATAATCAGTTACATAAGCATCAATATCTTTTGTTCTAAAAGATGTAAATTCCTGTTCCTGATTAGAAGAAATAAGCATCATAGCTTGGATAATTGTATCTCTGTCTGTTCCATTCTTACGCTGTGTCTTTGACATGATTTTATCCATAAATGGATGATTAGCGAGAGAGTAGACCATTTCACTAAATTCATCTGACTCATGTACTACACGTAGCAATTTTCCGTTCAAAGGTTTACCTGAATTCTGTCGTGCAAACATGATTTTTACTTCTTCATCTGTATAATCAGATAATGTGCAAAATTCTAAAGTACAAGCAAGAAGTGTTTCTTTTACTTCGTCATCGAGTTTCTTAAACTTCTTTCCTGCTATTTCATATTCCTTAATGACTTGTTCTCCATTTTCTTTTACAGATATGAATACATGTGGAGTATCTTTGCTTAATGAGAATACGTCGTTGATGTAATCAATACAAGTTGATGTCCTCTGAGAACCATCTAACGGATAAATTATATTTTCTTCTTCTACGACATAAATTGGATTAACTGGGATACCACTTAATAAGCTATGAATCAATAGGCTTTTCATGCGAGTATTCCACTGCCCAGTCGGACGTTGTAAGCGGTGTTCAAAGGATATATTGCCTTTTTTATTCTGATTGTTTATCCACTGTAAAGTTCTTTCTTTGCTAGAATTTTTCATCGTGTTACCTCCTTCAAAAATTGAAAAATTTTCATATTTTGAAGATAACACAGATGAAATTTTTTGTAAAGATTTTTGAAAAATTTTAATTATTTTTCGTAACTCAAAATTCGACAAAACTAATGTTCTGGATTTATGTAGTTAGAATAATATGGTAATATAATACCAAGCAAACTGCGACTGTATTACCACATTGCAGTCCGTTCTGGGCAAATACAAATTCCTGAAAAGTTATTTTACAGGAAAGGATGGTAGAAGAGATTGTACATTGTTATATTATTGTGTGCAATCATCGGATTACTTGCGGTGCGTAGATATTTTAAATCACAAGATCATGCCATTGATCAGATTGCTAATCATCCAGAAATGTCCGATGAGAAAGCAGACGCTATCGCAAGAATTTCGACAAAACAACATAAAATCTTTAAGAAAGCTAATTAATTATCATTCTCCAATTGTATTCATATTCATCTCAATTATATATTCTCTATTTTGAGGGCATGTCTCACGACTGTCCTCTATTTTATTTATTTTCCAAAACATCTATAAACTACTTTCAATTATAGAGACTGTGTGTTATACTGCGAACGGATACTTTCGTATTCCGCTATATAATTTTTCACTTACATTGTACACACCAACAATGTAGTAAAGATAACATCGTGTAATGCGGTGTTATTTTTATGTTGTCATATATTTATTCTCTGTTTTTCTCGATTGAAATCGAGATTTACTTGGAATATATGTTCTCTCTACCAGAATATTCCAATATGATGTATAATACACTTACAGCTTCAAATGAAAATACTGTCATCTCCATTTATAAACGGTGTTTTTCAAACAAACACCAACCTATCAATAGTACGATGTTCAAAACAAAGACAATGATAGGAGATGATTGTTATGAGTAAGATGATTAAATATGCTGTTAAGTGCAATTCTTTATATAAACTTATTGCAGTTATCTCTGTATGTGCTCTGCTTGAAACATCTGTATACTTTGTGTGCAATACAATCCAACACATTACAGATAAAATTTGTGAATATAAAGAAGTTAGCATAAAAGCTCAGTACGATGATACCTCTTTAGAGGTTGATTTGCACGAGCAAAATGATTTAGGGACTGAGTAGAGCAGTTCCTATTTTATTTATTCTCTCTTTTTTTTGTTCCATCTTATCAATACACATAGGAACGATGTGTTCAAACAACAGAAGATAAGTTTCTGCATTTTACAATCCATCACAGATTGCCCTGTTGTGTCAGGTAGTATCGAGCGCATATTCAGTAAGCATCGTTGCATATAACTTACTGTAGGAGTTGTCGCTACTGTGAGGGCTTATCTCTGAGAGGTCTATCCCATCGGATTCTTTGAGCGTCACGCTTTTACGAACCTAATTATGTCGCCATAATAGGAGAGTGGTGATACGTCTGCATTACCAGACCGTTGTACGCAGTTCCCGATTATTGTCCCTATTATTTATTTATCACCGTGTATCTCACGGATAACATACTTTAAACCTCTGTATTCAGAGTAAATTATGTATGTTGTCGGCATATTCAAAAACTGAGGGAATACATTTTATCCCTACCGACATTTTTAAAAGCTAATACGCCTGTAATTCCTAGCGCAGCCGTTTTAAGCAAACCAAGATTACTTGTTACAAAACCAATTCCTTCAGACAATTTAGTTAAACCATCAACAATAGTACCTAGATCTCCACGATCGACCATTTGCTGAATTGCACCAACCCAAGTTTCCTTGAGTGCGTTGATACGGTATTCTAAAGATTGCTCAATAGTTTCCATTTCCTTGTCGCTTGATCCTGCACTTTGTTCCATTTCATCAAGAGCCTTAGTAACACCTTTATAGTTCTGAATAAGAGCAGCACCAGCCTGAGCCTGTGTACGACCAAAAGCTTTAAGAAGGAAATCATTTTGTTGTTTCTGTGACATTTCATCCCAGATGTCAGCAATTTCACCAAAGTAATCAGTTAAATCTTTAAATTCTGTAGTAGAACCTTCTTTAAAAATAGATATGCCTTGTGCGTGTTCTGCTGTTTTAGTAAGATCAATTAATTCTCCTGTTATATTGGCTAAATCTTCCGAGTATTCTTCTGTCGATTCGTCAAATGAACGAACACGAAGTGCAACGCTACGAAGGGCTGTACCACTTTTTTCTGCATTTTGCAATACCTCTTGTATACCTGAAAACATAGCCAAACCATCTTGTACTGATGTTCCTACAGCGGCAAGGGCGGCGGCAGAACGTTCCATACCTTCAACAATATCTTGGTTAGATAAAGCCATTGTGTTTCCAAGCTTATTTATAGGATCCATAATTTCAGATTTTACTTGGTCTGGATCTATTGACCACGCTTTCATAATGCTGACCAAGCCACTCTGACTTTCATCAACACTCATACCAGGTGAGATAGAAGCAAACTGAGAACTGAGCTTTGCCATTGTTGTAGCGGCTTCAGCAGTGGAATATCCCAAACGGCTCCATGCACTTGCCTGGTCAATAATTTCTTTTGTAGTAACACCCATCTGTTTTGCTACGTTATTAGAATCATAATAAAAATTCTCAAGCTGATTCTCATTCATCACTGTAGTTTTCTTTAAGTCAACCAAAGCAGTATCAAGTTCTGTAATAGTAGAAATGGATTTCTTAACAGCATTAACCATTCCATAGAATCCAACATACATACTCAAATAACTTTGCATCTGACCAATGAAACCATATGTAGACTTTGTTTTAAAAATATCCCAAAGAGATTTTCCAGCACGACCAGCAGCAATTTCAGCATTTTCAATTTTAATAATTTCTTCTGTGATTTTTCTTAAATTAATACTTGGATCACCAGATTTTAATTGTTCTAACAATGTGTTAAGACCGGCTTTGGCTTCCGCAGAATATTTTGTATTCTCTGCTAAATCTTTATTGATTCTCTGAATAGCTTTTTCAACACCGACTTTAATTGTACCTTTTTCAGCAGCAGAAAGATTCTTGAATTCTGTAGCAGCTTTTTCGCAATTCTGTGTTAATCTGTTAATCTGATTTTGTTGTTCTTTTGTAAGTTCATTAACACCTTGCAATGAAGCTTTATAGTCTTTAAGTGCATTATTTGCACTTTCTAATTTTGCAAGTTTTGTATTGTATTCTGTACTTGGTTTGAAATCAGATGGGTATGTTTTTGCTTGAGTAATGATATTTTGATATTTATCAATAGAATTTTGCAAAGAATTCAACTCTGAATTTAGAGTATTTTTTAAAGAGTCTTTTAATCTATTAACCGATTCAGCAGATCCATTTGATGCCTGATCGAGCCGATTTATCACGTCAACATATCTTTTCCATGTATCTGTATCTACATTCTGAGGATTTATCATAGAAGATAAAACTTGTCTTGCATCATAAGCTTCTTTTTTTAACTTCTCAATTTCCTCAATTTGTCCTGCGATTTCATATGACTTCTTACCAGTGCTTTTATCAGAGGCTTTAAGGTTATTAAGTTTTGTAACAGCATTCATGTAATTCTGAATTGCTTTTTCGGCTTGTTCCCATTTTGACTGGATTGCCCTTGCTTCTTGCTGTATTTTTTGTTCAGATTGTGCAACCTGTTCTAAGTTTTCAGAAGTCTTAGGAAATGTGTCTTTCATTCCAGATGAAATATTCGATTCTTGTGAAGTAGAAGAGAGGTTAGATTTCATTTCTGTAAGTTCACTATTAAGTTCTTTTACAGATTCCTTTGTCTTTTCAACATCATCTCGTACATTTTCAAAACCATTCGATTCAATAGAAGAAATTCTATCTTTTACATCACCAAGTTCAGTTTTTACCTCTTGAATATCAGATTTTAGCTCTTCAATTTGAGAATTATTTGAATTAGAAGTATTAGAAACTGTTTCCTTTTGAGCTTCTGCTAATTTCTGTTCAGCTTCAGCAGTAGCAATAGCTTGTGTCTCTTCTTGTTTTAATGATTCAATATATTTTTTATTTTCAGCAGTAGCATCTTCTTTCGCAAAGTCAAGATACATATTTGCAAGATCTTTATCTGAATTGATATCTTCGCTTGAATAACCAAATAATTCTGCATCTTTTGCTCTGCTTTCTGCAACTTCTAATAACCTGACATATTCTTCAATGTTTTTTGTGATTTCAGGTGTAATTGGTGCATCGCCTAAATTAGCTTTTACTTGAGAATAAGCAGAATTAAATTTCAAAAGTCGATTTTCTAGTGATGTGATTTCTGCAATTAAATTATTTTCATCTGCATTACCATACTTTTGAAAATTTTCAAACTCTTTAATTCTATTTCCTACGATTCTCTCTTTACTGAAAAATGAATCGTTTACATCAAAATCAATAGTTACTTTTTCTAATTTACTTTGTGTGACACCTTTTCGCAATGCTTCTTCATAGGCTTTGTAGTACGCATAACCAGCCTTTGCACCTGCATTGGTAGCCATTGCTTCTTCATTACCATAATAGTCTTTAAAAGCATCTGCATATTTTTTTAACTGGTTATAAGCATCTGTCTTATTTTTGGTATTAAATGATAAGTCAATTCCTTTTGATAAACTAATAATCTCATTAATCTTATTCTCTAATTTATCAAATGTCTGTAGCTGTTCTTTTAATCCAGAATTACCAAACTCGAATGTGAACTTGTCTAATTTGAGTTTCTGCAATTCCTTAATTTTATCAATTACTTTATCATCTTTTGCATCTAATTGAATTGTGATTTTTTGTTTACCAGCTTTATTACTAATACCATCGAATACACCATTTGTTTCTTTTTCAAATTGTGCAAGACTAGCTCTATAATCAAAACCAATCTTAATAATATCTGAATTAGCCATTTATTCACATCCTTTCTAAACTGTACAACGCTTTCTATATTCATCCTTTAACCGTTCATGATATTTATGTATTTCTCTATACACACTGAAACTAGCAGGAATGTTATACCAACCATGATAAGTACCTTTCGGATTGTAAATAAATTCCGACATAAGATCTGAAGGTGTAATTTGGTCATAGTTGTCAAACATTCTTTCAGGTGTTACTTCAACGCCACCATAAAAAATAGTACCGTGGCTATTTTTATAAAATTTGTTATAAGACCTGTATAAATTATGTGTTCTTACATACTGTTGTGGTGTGTAATCGCTATAATATAAATCAATAAACGACACATAACCATCTATTAATCTCTGTTGAGCTTCGTGTGCCAATTCGGAAGCTTTTTTCTGAGCCTGTTTTTCCAAATATTTAATAGTGTCTTTATTTAGTCCCAATTTCATCACCTCCAAAATTCCCATTATTTTTTCACTATTTTTACACTAAAATAGGAGAGCAGTAGTAACTACTCTCCATAAGAAAAGCCCTATACGCTGTGACACGCATAGAGCCTAAGTATTTCACAAGAAATTTGAATTTCTATACCTCTTTAAAATTTTCAGTAGTTTTAAGTTTATAATCATCAAGAATCTTTCTCAACTCATCATTGGATAAACTATCAAGTTTCTTATTCACAACATCAACAAGTGGTGTGAGAGTAGCATTTGCCAGATCAGAGATTCTTCCAATCTGTTTGCTAATAAACGCCTGAGTGGTTGTCTCATTAAACTGAGTATCTGACTGTTTCATTGTTAAAATGGTCTTAAACTCACTTAACTCACTCATAGGAATAAGCGGATCATCTTTATCAGAACCAACCATTAAAATATCAAGTAAGCCAGATGATTTGAGTGCATCATATCCATTAATAAAGCCTTTATCATCCTCGTCAATCTCAAGATCGGTATATAATTCAATCACGGCACGACAAAACTGCACATATTGAGCAACAGAATTTACTCTAATCTTATCTGTTTTACGATACTTTGTTACTCCGTTATCATCATAAGCTTCCTGTTCAAATGTTGTCTTATCTACAATCAACTGTGCGTAAACTTCTTTCTTAATGAATGATACATAAGGGGTGATTTTGATTTTACTTAATAACTGTTCCCTTAATGTGTTATTTGCCATGTTGTTATACTTTTCTACAAACTCTAAAAGTTTCATATTCCTTTTTCTCCTTTAATCATTTATTGGCGAGAATTTTTCACATTCTCCATTATGTATTTCTTTTTGAATTCGACCTTCTATAGCTTTCTTTAGAAGACTACAATTTCGTTTGTATCTTTTACATCCGATGCAGTGAGATTTAAATTCATCAAACTGTGAAGCATTGTCAAAAACTCCAATGTAGTCAACAGGTCGTATTGTAATTTCTATTCGTGGATTTTCTGAATCATAATAAATCCCTTGTACACGTTCACATAACTGAGTGTCATCAATCCACACTGATTCGCTGTCTGTAATCGCATCGGCAAGACACTTGAAACTATTATTGGCATCTTTGTCTACTCTGTCAAAATAGAAGATACAATCCATATAATAGTGCTGTGATTTGTCATCCGATTTAATCCAGTTTTGTTTTTTTGCTTCTGTCTTTACATATTTTGCGAATTCTTTCTGATATTTAATTGCTTCTGGTTTTTTATATCCTACCGCCATTGGCTTCCCATTTTTTAAAATAGCTCTCCAACCTAAATAGTGGTTGACTGAAGGTGCGATAGGAGATGTTAATTTTAATTCTTGTATATCATTTTCTCCTTTACATAACAAAAGAGCGAATCCAAATGAATCCGCTCTTTCATAATTCTTATATTCAATTGTCATATGTACTTGGTTAATTATTAATAATCATAGGATAAAGTTCCCACTTGGCGTTGGGATATTTTTCAATGTGTTCACAAACTATTTTGTGTACTTCTTCCATATCACCTGCATTCTTGTCAATATGAATTACTTTCCCACCAGTTGCTTCAACTTCTTCACATATCAAATTAAAATATGTTCTCATAAGCAATTCCTCCTATCGCTTAATACAAAATAGTTCATACAAATCCACTTGTAATACATGTGATAGAGAAACTGCGTTGGACAAAAGAATATCAGAAGTATATTCATTTTCCAAATTGGAAATAGCAGTAGTAGACATACCACTTCGTTCTGCTAATTCCGCAATAGACATATTATGTTTATATCTGTATTCTCCAACTTTGTTCTTCATGTATTTAGTATGTATAGAACTATTTTTATTATGCATATAATATAAAAGAAACTTATAAGTTGAATTGATAATTTATTTGATATGCTAGAATTGTTGACACTAAAAATTATCATTCCTTAAATACTCTTGGTATTTTTCAGAAATGAATTTCATACTTTCTTCTGCTTGACCATTCTCCATATTATGATCGCTTAAAAGCTTTTCATAATTCTTGTATGTTTTGAATACATTATTAAAAGCTTCCTTATTCTGTTTCTGACCATTAGAGATGGAAGAACAAAAATCTAAAATATATTTTCGCTTTCTTTCTAGGTTATTATCTAATAACTCAGATTCAATATTCTCTATACCTTTGGACATTTTAGTAATTTCTTTGTATTGCCAATTATCATGTTTTTCCAATATGGCTATTCTTTTGTCAATGGTTTCTTTATCTTCTTCTGCACCAGTTTTAATGCGGAATCTATTTTTAAAATACGATATAATTTCAATAATTTCTTTCGCCCCAAACAAAATTGCAAAAAATCCTAAAATTACCAACACATAATTAATTTGCGCTAAATTTTCTATTGCTTCCATACATACAAATTCCTCCAATCTTTATAATAACTGAATGAATTCAGATGCAGTAACCTTTAATCCATCATCTCCGAATTTTTTCTTTGAAGCAGTGACAAGACCATTTCCATATGTACCTGGATATTCAACTCCATTTGGATCAAAACCATTAAGATATAATAATATCTCAAGCGCAGTAACCATATTCTGTGTTTCTCCTTTTTTAACATAATGAGAGCCAAGTGCTTTCCTAGTTGCAGAACCAAGTTTACCATCTTCAACAAGACCTGCTTTATAATCTAAGTTGATGGCGTGTTGCAATACTCTTACTTTCATCATATTTGTTTCTCCACCAACTAAACCATCGGTAACAATTTTTACACCTGTGAATTTAATAGCTTCACGTTGACCACGTTTTACTAATTTATTTCCAGATGTGACACTCTGGATAGTTGTGATAATTGTATTCTGAGATGTTTTAGAACCATCTGTATATGCAACAATTACATGTTTGCCAGGTGCAACAATAATATCACCACATTCGATATACTCTGATTTACCAAGATATTTTGATGCTTTTAATTCTTTAAATAATCCACTTCCTACTAAAGCACCACCAATGTTGCCAGAATATACAGCAGAAGAAATGACAGGTTTTCCATATGCAACATTTACAGCACATGCTGCTAATTCGGAACAATCAATTTCCACAGGTGTCTTTACATTTGCTACAATCCAATTAACGTTTTTTAATGCGTTATACGATGTAGTCCTGTGTTCCTGACAATAACCAAAATTGTTATTTAATGCAATAGCTTTGGCAGCCGCACCAATCTTAACTGCGTATTTTCTATCGGCACATCTATAAACTCTTGTCTGACCAAAATTATAAATATTTCCACATTTGACTTCTTTGCCAGTCTGATCACCGGCTTTACCTCCGGTTGTTTTACCATATTCGTTTGCAGAAGCCCATGCACATAATACAGCCATAACAAACTCCTCCTTTCAAAATTATTCCTTTGGATTTTTATAAGTAAGAGCAGTAGTAGAATCTCCAATACCTCTAGTCGTAGGATCAGTAATTGCATTAAATAAAGATACTAACGCCATTACAACGACATATGGATTACTTACTGCCTGTACAAACGTTTCCCACACCTTTGACCAAGTTGTTAAGTCGGATGCCTGTAATCCGAAATATGTAAGAATTGGAACTACAACAGAAATAATAACCTGTGCAATAAATAAAATATTCTCTTTGTTAAAACGAACTTTCCAGTTGATTTTGTTCATAAATTTTCCTTTCCATAGGAGAGTAGTAGCGACCTGACTATTGATTACGTAATTGTTCACTCACAGGTATGACATCTACTTTTATGCTCATTGTCTTGAGTAACCTATTTATTCATAATTTTTCCATTTCATATATACTTCTTTAGTATCATTTTTAAGAAAAATCATTACAATAATTTTTCTATCATTTTTAGGACTATAACTTGGATATAAATCAATAGGATATATACCAGAATCAATATAGAATGTTTGCTGATCTCTGTTATATATACGGATAATTTCTTTTTCGTTATAACTCCTTGGTTTTAAATTGCTTTCTATAGTCATTCCTTCTATTCCTCATATAACGTAAAAAATAGGGAACATAAAACCGTTGAATAGTAATTATGTTCCCTATTTATATTTTTCAAAATCACTATTCAACATTACCATCAGTCTTTTCCTCGACTTCCGCAACAATATCATTTTTAACAGATTCATTATCTGTTTTCTTTTCTTTCTTATTTATAGTTTTCTTTACCTGCGCCTTCATAATTGAAGCAATAGATTTCTGATAGCTCTCTCCAAAATTATCCTTTTTTGATAAATCAAGTTTGGACAGTTTCTCTTTTGCTTCAATATCAGTTATTCGTCCATCTTCATACGCAGAAGCAATTCTATCAATTTCGTGACAATTATCACTACACCAACAAAAGTACCATGTTGGTTTACTTTTGTCTTCTGGATTACATACTGGGCAAAAACTGTATTTTTTTCGGCATAACATACAGGTTCTCAAATCTTTATTAGCCATTAATCCTCCTTATAAGAAGGGCAGTGATTAAACTGCCCAAGCAATCTTATTTAGATATCTTCCTCTTCTTCATCAATGTAGTAAATAGAGAAAAGTTCAGAATCTGTAGAACATGCGTTAAGCATCATAGCTCCTTTGTAATCCATTGTCTGAGAATCACCGCCCTGAAGTGCAAGAGTAAACTCTGGACTTGGCATAAATGATGGAATGTGAATGATTGCAGCTCTAAGAGTTTCTGTATCACATTTATCAACAACTAATGCCTTGAAAAATAACTCATGCGCTTTCGGGAATTTCTTACCAGAGTTGGTAATCTTAGCACCGCTATGAATTGTCTTCTTGTATTTAACGATGTACTGTGTCTCTCCATCTGCTGTTGGTGGAGTTAATACATCGCTCGCAGGTGTATTGTCAGGTTCACCAGATGCATCTGTATGTACAATAGCAAATTCTGTTGCAGTAGCAGAAGTACCTTTTGTATATAATTCTTTACCCATAGAACCTTTTGGGGATAGAGAGTTTACAACAACAGAACCATCTACATAACCAGTAATATCAAGTGTTTCACCTGCCTTTACAAGCTGAATCATCGGCATAACAATACCTTTGTCTTCTGTTGCAATCTCTGCATCTGTGGCTGAGATAGCTTCGACAACTGCAAGATTAAGAAATGCATTAGTTGCAGTTACCTCGCCTTTTTTACCCGTATATTTTCTATATACAAGGTTTCCATCCTTATCATTGATATCAGTAGAATCTGCTGTAATATCAATATTGGCTTCTGTAAGCTGAGTTAAAGCATACAGAGGTGTACCATTTGCTTTTGCACCGTAACCAAACTGAAGTCTATCAACGATTACGTCACCTAATTTAAATGCCATATTAATTTTCCTCCTTTGAAATTTGTTATTTTTATGCAATAAAAAATGAGCGATTATAAATCACTCATAAAATTAATTAAGTCATTTGGGATATCTTTTGCACTAACCATGCCGCCATAAATACCATGCATAGCTGCAACGCCCTGTTCATATTTCTGTATTCTTTGTACAGAGTCCATGAACTGACATATATTAACTTGTTTTAAATCATCTAACTTGTATTTAAAGCCAGGATGATTTATGCAAGCAGACACAAGAGGTAAGAGAGTGGAAGATCCTTTCTTGTCTTCGATCTGTTGTGCCTTCATTCTATCTTCTTGTAACATCCAATGCTTTGTGGTTTTACCTTTTGCCTTTTCTGTTTTCGGATGAACATTCATCATTGTACGAATATATTCCGCAATCTCTAAATATTCATCATCATAAATAAGGATGTTCTTATCTTCGTTAAATAGTGCCAAGTGGTCATATTCTGTATCTTGTTTATTTTTCTTTGCGGGAGTCAACACAAATCCATCAAAATTAAAATCTTTAAAAATTAAATTTAGTGGTTCTTTATCTTGTACAAGTTGATACATTATATAAAATACTTCAATGTCTTTGGTTTTGTTCCAATCCTTGTGAAAAGTATCATATAAGAAAACCCTAATTGATGTTGGGTTATTGAGAAAAGGTGATAAAGATTGATAAAATCTAGTTTCCCCAACTTCAAGAATATCTCCGATTGTTGGTACAGAAATTGTAATATTATTTATGGTATAATCTTCACCAAAATACATTCTTAATTTATCAAAATGATATTCTGATTTTTTATTATTAGATTTATTTTTCTCAGAATCTTGTTCTGCGGCATTTTGTAGATTGTCTAGCGTTTCTAATACATCCATTTAATCACCGCCTAACTCCATAATTGGTGATAGAAGTCTTACCATCAATTGTTTTGTGAATTCCATTAGTATCAACAACTTGGAATACAAGAGTACGAACGAGATAGTTATTATCTGTTGTGGATTCTTTAGAAGATATGAGATGAGTCTGCATACCAAATATATTAGACCAGTTGAATCGTTCTCTTATAATAGAAGCGATTAAATCATGGCGTGGAATACCTGTTAATTTATCATACCTGTCATTACCGTGAACAAATATTGTAAATGTAATATTTGTGTACTTTAATGTATCTTGATAACGAGGCATTTCGTCAAACGCTACTTGATAACATATATAGTGTTTTACTTCTGTCTGAGTGTCAGGAATAAATAAAAAAGGACGAATGTTTGAATTACTACCAAAGTACCGTTCCCATTCGCCTAATGGCTCATATTCACCTATTTCATTATTCCACTCCCAGTTTACATTGCCATCATCATCAAAAAGTTCCGTTTCTAAACTTTTTTCATTGAGGGCATATAATAAGTCTGGACGAGTTAATAAAGCTTTTTCAATTTTCTTCTTATATTGAATGTTTTCATCATCAGGAGCTGATTTATACTCTTTAATTTTATTTAATAGATCAATTTTTGTAGTTATCTTTTCCGTTATTTTCACCTCCTAATCTGCTAATCTGCTAATTCCAACGCAAGAGTTTCAGATTCAATTATTACACCATCTTTTTCAATAGTGCATTTAACAGACAATATTTTGCCAATAGTAGAAGAATCACTAGGAAACTTTACTTTCTTTTGGTTGTACTCTGTACCAGCTCGCCATGATACTTTATCTGTCCAATCTTCATTATCAATAGAGCAAGTCCATGTAAAGGTTGCATCAGCATATTCAGTTGTAATATCTTCATTGGAATCATTGAATAGATTTACTGTAAGATTTTTATAAGAGCCACCGACCTTGATTGTTGAGGTGGACGCTGAAATTCTTGTTGTGATAGAAGATGGGGGAGTGGTTGGAGTAGATGGATCTGTTGGGGCGATTTCTGAATCGAAATAGTTTGCATACATTTCGCCTGTTTCAAAATTGACATAATCAGTATGCTCGTTAAAGAAATTGGTGTACAATGTAAGTTTTTGTAGCCCAAGTGGAGAAGCCGATTCACATTTTGTAATTTTCCACACCGTAGGATTCTCCATCAAAGCACTAACAATTACTCGCATATTCTTTGAATCATCGTCCGTATACCAGAATTTTTCTGTGATAGAATTCATCGGCAGTATCAACTTATTTTGGTTATCCGTATGCCCAAATACACGGTCAGTATAAACCCCTGATGTGTAAGACATTTGTTGTCTTAAAACACACCACATTCTACGCTTGATACGTTTTTCATTATTTTTTTCCACCCACATAAGTTCATAGTTGGCTGGCAAAATCAGATACTTTGGGAATTGATTTGCAGGTTCATTTCTACAAATTAACCATTTATGATATACCCCTCTATCGTCAGGTAAATCCACCCAGAGTCCTATCGGAAATGTCGCAGAATAGCGTTTCCTAAAATCAGTCTCATAATAATAAAGATCATCACCTTCATTGAATCTTACAGGCTGACTTGGACGAAACATAAGATAGTATTCTACTTGATCTTTATCCATTGACTGATAAGATTTGATAATAAACTTTGCATCAATTTTTGTCTTATTGGTATTTTCATAAGTCATACCTTCAGCAAGTGAACGTGTGATTCCATGTTCGTCTGTGAAGAAGTCATCATGAAAATGGTCATAAATGTAACAGGTCGTGGAAGTAATACTGTTATCCCAAGTTTCTTCCATCAAAAAATCAGATTCTTCTTTATAAATCTGACCTAAAGTTTTCGCATTATTTGTTTTGGCGTTAGCGATTCGCCGTGCTGTCTGTAAGCTTGGCATCACCAACACCTCCTTCAAACATCTGCTTAATGTAATTGTGACTATCTAAAATAGCCCTACGAAATGTCATGTAATCAAACTCATCGGATGTAACTTCGTCATAAGCGGCTTGCAAAGTAGCCATTAGTGTGACCATAATTCCATTGTTATTAAATAGAGTCTTTGTTCCACTAAATTTAAACATAACATTGTGGAAAAATATAAGAAAAGCTTCATCATTCTCAAATATTTTTTCTTCTATTTGATTATCCTTATAAAGTAATAACTTATGGACATCGTTGTGCATTGCATGTGCAGCTTCTTTAATTTGCCTTTTAGTGAACGAACCATATATATATTCCATAGTTATTCACCTCGCACATATGAATTATTAATATATCCATGACTTGCAAGTTTTCTACTAAATTCATGCTGTAATGTATCTAATCTACTTTGCATATCTTTATATGGATTCTGCATGTTTTTTTCTTCTTTTGTTCCTAAGACTCTAGCAGTAAATTTTGCAGAGTCAACCTGTGGTTTTAACCATTCAATTGTCATTCCAAGAGTGAACAATCCTATAACATATTCCTTATCTGCAAAATCGCTAACAGGATATTGCATCTCAAATTCAATCTGTTCCATTCCGTCATCCATATTAAATGAAGCGAATTTCCTAATAACTCGTTCATCACCTGCAACCATGTGTAAGCGTTCAGTCCATGTTTCATTAAGATCGTTTTCGTCAAGAGAAAGTTCTTTCATATCTGAAATACGTCCTCTTGTTCGTGAAAAAATTGTTTCATATGGAAGCGTCATTGTGAGCCTCCTTTACTACATATTCAATTTTAAAAGTAACTCTGTTCCAAAAATAGAATCAAGCGTCTGAATTCTCTTAACAGAATCAAGTGTTCCGTCATCAACCATACTTGTTGCAATAGTTTTTAATGCTTCCTGTGCTCCAATTGGAAGAGAATAGATTGCTTTTTCCATTTGCGAAGGAGTCATCTTTAAAATATCTCTTAAATCATTTGTCGAGTGAAGAGTAGAATATAAATCATCAAGTTCTGGATGTAATGCGATAAAATCCGCATCCTGTACAACAAAACGAGGTTTAAACATCATCTTGTCACCCTTCCTTGCTGCATAATCCAAATCTCTAAATTCAATTTCCTGAACGTCATCAATATCTGCAAATGTATATAAAGTATCTGATTTAAGTCCAACATAAAATAATTCTCCTGCGGTAAGAGACACACATGGAATCATTTCTGTTGGCTCAAACTTCTTTTTTTCTGATTTCTTTTCAGCCACATCAGTATTAGTATTTTCTATTGCTTTTGTGGTGGTCTTTTTTGTATATGCCATTTATTTTTCCTTTCTATCCAATATAAAAAAGAGTGGCTAGATAAACTAACCACTCAACCTTATTTACTATTCAAGAGTCCACTGACCAAAGTACTGTGGTAATACTACCTCAACACCCATTTCTCTCTGAACTTCATATTTCTGGAAGTCATCAGCGTGTTCACCCTTCTGAGTACCAGACTCATGAATCTGAGTTTCACCCTTATCTGTAAACCACACGAACTGTTCCTGATTCTTTGCAAAGATAAGAAGTCTCTTATCGTCAATAAGTCTCTTTGTTACATCATTGAAAGCAAATCTCTGAGGAATCTCAATAAGTTCTGTTCCTTCGTATGTACCGAGGCGACCAGTCTTTGCAACATCCTCTTTCTGAGACAAACTTCTCCAATCAACTTCTGTAAGACCATTAAGTTTCTTCAATGCAGTCTTTGTACCCATAATAACAACTTCTGCACTATTAGCAGTTCCAACATCCTCAAGAAGTGTATCAAACTTGTCCTTAGTAGAAGCAGATAAAGCACCTGTTTTTACAAACTGAGAGTTGTTAGGTAACTTAGTTGCAGCACCATAAATTCCTGTATAGCAAAGTTCCTGAACTTTATATACAAACGCTTCTGCAATCTTATCTGTCAGCTCAGTAAAATCAATACGTCCAAGTAAAATAAGATCAATATCCTTACCAATCTTTACACCATACTTCTTAGTATGAATCTTGTGTGCTATACCTTCATTTAAGTACTGTAAAGTCAGATCATGGTGGTCACCACTAATTTCAGCAACAGCAAGCATAACCTTTTCTCTTGACCAAAACTCTTCCTCGTCGCCAAGTTTAACATTTCTCATATCTACAAAATCATTAAACCACTCAGATTCCTTGAATGCTGTATCTACCTTAAAATCAATATCAGACTCAAGTAACTCATATACTTCTGTGTGATGAAGCTCTAAGGCTCTTTCACGTCTCTTATTGGATCTAAGATCCTCTTCAGTAAGGTCGCATACCTCCATAATAATTTTACGGATTGCCTTATTTGCTTCATGTTTAGAAACCTTTCTCTGGTTTCCGTCATCATCGTACTCATAAATATCAATTCCGTGATTTAAGTTATATGTAAGCTTCTTAAAATTTTCATACTTATCAGCATCTTCAAAAACTTTTCTTAAATGTTCTGTACTAAATCTCATCATTATTCTATATCCTCCTTTCTATTACGCACCAATTTTTAATTTTCCACTAGAAATCGTTGTGATTTCAGCTCCAACTGTAGGTGAGCCATCAAAATTATCTTCTGTAAGCCAATAACGATCCTGTGAATGAAGCATGTATCCACGAACTGCACCGTCTGCTGGATCGTTATAGAAATTAGAAGCAAGTGCGAGTGAACGAGGACTCTCGACATTGTTGAGAGGTTTCTGATAGATAACACCAACCCCCTTTGGATCTCTAATTACAACAAGGTATCTTCCTGACGCATCTTTCATTGCGATATAAGCATCAATTTCAGTTGCAGCTTCCATCTCCCAATTATCAAGAGAAGTCATCTTACCTGGTTTGAAATGATATCCATTAGGTGTATCTTCTGTAATCTTTACAGATAAAATGTGCTCGCCATAATCCTGAGCAAGTAAATTACCAATTTCCATCTGTGGAAATTTTGTAGCAGCATATTTAATAGCCATTATGTTTTCCTCCTTAAATTTTGTTTTTTTTTGCAATAAAAAAGAACGCATAAAGCGTTCTATATGAAATGAAGTTATATTCAGTTTTTTAATCAAGTAAGTTGCCGTAGTTTTTCTTAGGCTTTGATTTCTTATTCATATTTGTAAGTATCTTAACCGAATTTGTGTTTTTCTTTGTGTCAACAGAAGAGAAGTTCGCATGTGCAGACATATAATCTGAATGCATAACCTTTACTTTTGTTTCAAAATCTTCTACGGAATAATTATCCATAGTCTTTACTAATTCAGCGAAATCAGTATTTACATAATTTCCTTCTGAATCTTTCTCTGTAAGAACAGAATAGTTATCAGCATTGATAATAGCTTCTTTTTGTGCATGAAGTTCATTCTTTTCTGCTGTCTCTTTAAACTCCTTAAGGGCAGCGTAATTAGAACGCATGGATTCAAGTTCAGCTTTCTCACTTGCTGTCAAAAGCTCACGGAATAATTCTATACGCTCACCATCAAATGAAACATTATCTCCATCTTTTGTATAGTTCTGTCGGTAAATTTTGTCAGTACACCAACCCTCGTATACAAAATAAGAATCAAATACATTTGAGATATAGTAATAATCATTATCTGACTCTTCATATGGTGCTAACAGATTATAGAGTGCATATCTTGTATCTTCATGAGAAATCTCATATGTACGAACAATCTTTTCAAAAGTCTGACTTTCACCTTCATTCCCATCTGGATCAGAAGCTCCTTCGCCATTACCTTCTCCATCATTGGAAGGCTCACCAGATTCTCCGTTACCTGAATTATCTCCTTCTGAATTGTCATCATCGAACATCTCAGCGAATTTTGCTTCAAGTTCCTCATCTGACATTTCTGTATAGTCGAATGTTACATCTTCAGCAGTCTTACCATATTTGGCAAGTAACTCTTCAAATTTTGTCATTTTGTTATTTGTTCCTCCTTCCTTTGATTGTGTTTGAACAGGAGTCTGTTCTTTATTGAAATTAGAAAGTGTCTTATTAAGATTTTCTAAGAGTTCAATCAATTTTTCATTTTTGTCAAATTTAACTGAATTGTTATTTACACTGAAATCAGCAATATCAGCACGAGAACCTTCCATACCTTCCTGAATTTCTGTACCATCATCATGACTTCCCAACAAAGTCGAAGCGTTTACATAGAAATCATTTAATTCAAGATATTTCTCCTTGGCGTTGTAAGAGAGTTCATCAATGAAAAGCTCGCAACTATTTTTTGAACCTTGTTTTGCACGAATAATTTCACAAGCCTTTGTGTATTCTTCACTTATATAAGCATAAGCACATACATAATCTTTATCTAAGTTATCATCATGTTCCCAAAATGCAGGTTCAGATGAGAAAGAACCAACTTGAGATTCAATATATTTCAGTTCTTCTTTACCTTTTTCGTCTTTAACAATTTCCATCTCATGACCTTCGAAATCCCAACTGCCATCGTCAAGCTGATGGATTGCAGCCAATACAGGTCTGTCAGCAATAGTATTCATTGCTTTCTCAGCAGCATCCTTTGATACATAACTCTTATTTCTGTTAAGCCCTGTATGAAAAATTCTGAATTTAAGACGCATCATTCCACGATGATTTTCGTCTACGGTATCGTCTATTTCAAAAGTAGTAGGCACTTTTAAAGCCAACTGATAGCCAGTATCTTTAGAACTGAATTTTGCAAATTTTTGTTCTTGGCAAAATTTTAGTAAATCATCTTCAGTTAAAATTTTCTTTTTAATAACCTTTGGCATCTACTTAGTCTTTTCCTCCTTTCTGACATAATAAAAGTCGTCCAAGGAAGACGACTAAAATGTAAGCATATTTGTATACTTTAATTTATTTATATCTATATTTTCTGAAAACCGAAGAGTATCAGTATTCAAAAATACATAAATACCATTAGAATTTTGCACCCGTTGATATCCTAATTGAGATAGGAGAGTAGCAGTAGGTACATCTTGCGTTTGTATAAATTTTTGATTCATTCCATCAACTCCTACTTATTATTTAAATTCTCATCTCTTGTACGAAGTCCAGCATCTGTAAGTTCAGAATCATCCTTCTCTTGACCACCGCCTTTATCATTACCTGTCTGAGTATAAGTGCTAGATAGTGGCTTGAATTTTGAACTAAGCTGCAAACAGTCTTCTTCCAAAAAGTTCATAGATAACGTATCTTTTTCAGATACACCATTTAATGTGTTATAAAGAATTTTGTTTGGTAATCCATTAGTACATGATTCCAAGATTGATTTTCTAAAATCATCCTTCTGATAAATAGAAACATCAAAGAATTTAACCTTACAAGGTTCAGAAATCCAATTAGATAGAAGTCTATTAACAATAGCTTGAATCTGTGGAATAAGAGTTGAAATAGAAAATGTAGAATCTGCAAGTACGCCATATTTAAAAGCAGTAGAGTTAGAAGCGGAGTTTAGATTTAATATCTGAGCACCACCAGCCGTATTGAGAATTTCTTTTGTAGCTTTTTCAACTTTTGTAACATCGCCAGTTGCATCATCTGGAAAACTTATCTCGTGCAATTCACCAGGAACAATAGCAGCAGAGATATAAGGCGGTAATGCTTCTTCAAGCATACGATTGAAATACTGAATCATTATATCTGGATTCACAGCCCAATCATCTACATCTTTACCCATTGTCTTCATTTCAAGCCATACTAATTTATAAATATTAGCCGCCTGTTGAACTGCTTGATAATCAGAAGCGTCCATAAGATCAATCAATGATAAAAATATAGGTGTAAGCACGGGAACGATGGTTTCCCAGTCTTCAGACCTAAATTTAATACATACATTATATTCTTCTGGAATTAGCTGATATTTTTCATTTGTACTCTGATATGTATTCCACATACTATTGAATGGTTCACCCCAATATTCAAGAAGTTCCTGATGACTACGGAAATAACTCATATCCATAGCTCCTGCAAATGAACCATCAGGAAACATGCCTGCTATTTTCATATAATCTGGATCTAATGGAAGAACAAACATTCCTTGTCCTTCTGTATAATAAGCACATCCATAAAATACATCTTCCCTTAAAGTGATAGACGCAGCTTTACGAAATTCATAATTTAATCCTAAAGTATCAACTATATTAACTGTTTCTTGATACTTTTGTAATGTGGATTGTACATCATTTTCGCCTGAGATTATAAATGGGGGAACAATATTACGAATTGTAAGATCAATCTGATTTGCATAATATTTACAAAGACGATAATAGATTTCTGAACGATAATAAAGATAACGAGATAAGCTTCGTAGATTCTTTTCATTAGAAGAGATATTCTTTATGTATGATTTTACATCTTCCTTTGAATAGTTACTGATTGACGTATATCTGGATGATTTCTGAATATCTCGAAGACTTGTAATAGCACTTGTTGCGTCTTCATAACGTTCAAGTCTACTTTTATTTTTCTCATACCATTCACGCATTTCATTTGCGGTTGGCTGTTTTGGAGTAGAAGAAGTAGTTTTCTTCTGTGAATTATTTATTTTAGCAGGTGCATTAGAATTTGCATCTACTTTCTTAGGTCTAGGCATATTTGATAACGCACCTCCTTAATTGTATTTTGCTTTACGGATTGTAAGCTTATTAATGAAACTTGTAGCATCTTCTTGTGGTCTTCTTTGTCTTACTTGATCTTGACTTCTTAATGTAAATAAGGCGTGTCCCATTAAAGCGAGACAGTACGATCTATCATCATGAAGAATGTTCTCAAAACCAGGAGCAAGATCATATCTAATATTTCCATTAGAAGATTTGTATTTGTACATGTGAGTTAATTCTTCCTTCATGGCATCAAGCTGTTTAAGACCAATTTCTTCTTCAAGAGATAATTTATAATTCTTTTCAACAACCTCACCATTTTCTTCTTCAAGCATAGTAAGATTTCCATGATAATCATACTCAGCAGTAAAACTAATCAAGTCTTGATCAATCATCTCGCATAACTGTGAATACATAATTGCCTTATATTTAGCTGGCTCACGCATACGAATAATATCAATAGCGTCTGGATATCTTTTTACATATGGAACAGCATAATCATAATTCGCATCAATCAATCCATGATGTTCATAATCTTTTTCGCCTTTATGCTTTGCTTCATAGAAATTATCAAAAAGTAGATCACATATCTGCGTCGCTCCACCACCAGAACCTGCGTCAATGTATACTCCATGAATATTTTTATAATCAGGAACACCGTATCCGTTATATCTGACTATGATATCTTGAAGCATTGTTACCTGTTCAGGGGTAGTAAGTGGTTTTTGTGTTTCTTTATCAATCAAATTGATACCATTTACAACGTCTAATAACCAACCACGCTTATCATCTCTATGTAATTTACCAACCAACACAAAGCTATTATCTCTTTTTTTGGCAGGATCAAAACAGATGACCATAAGAGAATTATCATCATTAACAAGCATTGGCGGTCTAACAACGCTATTTCTAAGCACTTGTGATTTCTTAACTGCTATATCATCACCAAGGTCTGAATCAAATTTATTCATATACTCACGAGTAGCCTTAGTTGGATTCATCTTCATTTCTGAATCAATCTTTGCTTGAGTAAGTAGTGGAACGGGATATACTTTTCCATTATAAGTAGCATGAAGAATTACTTCACAATCTATATCTGCACAGAAATAATTCTTATCACCTGCCATAGAGTGCATTGCAGCTTCTTTATATCTTTTATAAAAGACATCATCCATAGAACCTGCTGAACTTGCACATACAACTTGATTTGGGAAATTTGGTGGAAGTAATGTTACATCAACATCACCACCAAGAGCAAAGTCACTGTTCTGAGTGACGAACGGAAGAGTAGCAGCGAACATATCTTCAGATACATACGATGCTTCATCATAGAAATTAAGTCGGCTTCTTCGACCACGAGATCCATCAAAATTTGAGTTGACCGTAGCCAAACTCGATCCTGAATAAAGTTTAAAGGAGTAAGATGCTGGATCGTGCCGAAATCCCTCACTATTTGAACTTTTAACAAGTTCGTTTAGAAATACATCTGTCAAGCCAGTAAATGAAGCGATTTCTTTTTTGGCAATAGATTCAATCTTCTTCATCATACCTATACTTTGAGAACCTGTGCTTGATAAAATGTACCCTTCAAATTTTGGCAGTAACATTGTTTTAGCCATCAAAAATGGGCTACCTAGAGTTGTCTTACCAGCATTACGACTCATACACCAAACAACATTTGGTGTAATCCATGACATCATAAATACATATTTCTGATAATCAAGAAATTCGATGCCGAAAAATCTTTCACAGAATTTTACTGGGTTTCTGCGTCCCCACTGAATTATTTCAGAGAATTTTTTCAAACCCTCTAACTTTAATTCAGACATATCATAATAAGTAGGTTTTTTGAAAAAAGTAAAATTCTTTGGAGTAAATTCATTTATAGAATCACCCATCAGGACAATTTTATCATCAGCCATCTTCGATTACTTGCCCTTTCTCATCTATAAGACCTTTTTCAAATAAGAAATCTTTAAGGTCTTTATTTTCCTTTTTCAATAACCTACTAAATTCAACTGCATTATCTCTTTCTTTTTGAAGATTAAATAACAATCCTTTTTGATGAATAACTTCTTTTTCCCAATCGTTTTCATCAGGATTTAACTGTTTTAATTGGTTCTGATGATTCCTTGTCATAATATCTTCAATTGCCATATTAGTTTCATAATCGAATGTATTTACCTCAGAACCATCTAAATCCATTTCTTGTAATTCTTTTATGATGCCAGTAAGAGTACCAGCACCTTTACTTTTTCTATTGTTATTATTTTCAGATATTCCGTTATCCTTTGCTAGTGCAAGGGCAGAAGAAAGCATATCTTTTTTTGTCTGTGTGAGAGATTTTACGGTGGCAATCATTTCTGGATGAGTTTGTAGTTGTTTTGTATACTGAGCCAATGTGTCATTTATATGTTTTACATCTTTAAACGACTGTACTATTTCAATTACAGCTTCCAATTTAAAACCATCATCTTTTAATGAATCATCAAAATAATTCACCAACTTACTATATAAAAGAGGTTTGTCTTCTTCCTCTTCATATATAAAAGGATCATAACCAAGCATTCTAAGAACACTTCGTTTATTTTTAACATACATATCTTCAACATCTTCGGATACTTGCTGTGGTTTTTTTTCAAAATTTTCCGCAACATCAGTTGTCACATCATTAACATTTTTCTCACCAAAATCAGATTGGTCAAACGTCATTCCAAAATATTGAGGTAAACTTTGCAAACATGTAATCATTTGACTATATCCAGTACCACGCTTCTTGCCACTCACCTCATTCGTAATAGCACTACAAGAGTTATCATATAAATCTTCTAAAAATGGTAAATCAGCTTTTTTCATTGCCTCAATAACAGTCTCTCTTGTTTCGTGTGTTTCTTTGGTTTTTTCATCATATCCTGTTCCTATTTTATAAAGACATTCTTTACAAACAGGAATAAGACCTGATGCATTTTTTGGACTCTTATAAAATTTATCACGCCCTTTGAATTTTCCGCATTCATGGCAATAAGCACCATCTTTTATTTTTTGATACTCATTGACCAATTTTTTATAAGCAGAGCGACATTGTGTAACAGTCATCTTGCTTACATCTTCGATTTCATATTCTTTGACTCTTGGCACAAAGTCACTTCCTTTCTTTCCAATAAAATAGAAGAGTAAGTTTAAGCAACCGACTCTTCTTCATAATATTTCCATATAAAATTATGACTTGTGGTAGTTCTTCCTTTACAATTATTAATAATTGTACCTCTATCATAACCTAATTCATTATGTATATCAGTTATTGAATTCCATATTTTTATAACATTCATATCTAAATCATATTGAATAATTTTTTTCTTAATATGAGACATTTGTTTTTCTCTTTTTAATAAACCTTCTTTTTCTCCATTTTCATATAAATATGCCTTATTTTTATACTTAAATATAAAATTATGTATAGACATTCTTTCGCCAATACAACATAGATATATATCATATGTTCTAAGATTTGATATTAATGATTCATCATAAATACTTTTAGAAGAACGAATATAATTACCATTTGAATCAAACACATCAACAGGTTCACAATATATATTTGCTTTACTTTTATATTTAAGCAATATTTCATTTAACTTATCAATATCTTTATCATATAACCAAATGCTATTTTCATAATAATCTTTTTGGAAATCACAACACTTGAAAATGGCGTTGTTTCTATAATTTGATGCATTTAATTCATCAAATGTCCATATTTTCAGCAAATCTCCTTTAAAATTATATTGATGATATTTTGTATATTTGTGATAAACGTCAGAATTTAATGAATAAGAAGACGTTTCTAAATTCTTATAGTCTTCTTCATAAAACCATAAACTGTCATAAGCAAAATGACTTTCTGAATTTAGAGCAGTGTATATTCCTGCAATAGAAAGATTTAATGTTTTACCTGCCTTATTCTTGGAATCCCAATTTACAATTGAATTGTCTAATAAATTAATTTGAACAAGCGGTCTTTTTAAAGCATTGTGTGCCTGAGATAATTTTTCTCTTGCTTTAGGATTCTTCATTCTATCTTTTTGAAGTTTACTCATTTTTTCAATATTTTCTTCTGTATGAGTATATCCCAAACCGCCAGTTCCACCTTCGTTCATGTTGTATCCGTTTTTAAATGAATCATAATATCTTACCCAATAACGCTCTCTTTGGTATGCTATATCATCATTTTTGCATTTTTCTACAATTTCAAATATAAAATTTTCTTCACCATATTTATTCCATGCTCTTTGAAGATGTTTATTGTGGTGAACACCTTTATTTAAATCTTTTCTATGCTCATCCCATCTAACATAAATATTATCAGATTTTCCAATATATTTTTTATTATTCAATTTGTTGGTTATTGAATAAACTCCACATATTATCTCATAATCTTTAGGTGTAAATCTTTTACTCATAACATTTCTCGCTTTCCACCCGCAAAACCAATTAAAATAGAGTGAGAGAGTAGTACGAGTATCTACTATACCTAAGATGATCAGTCAAAGGGTTCTCACTCCATAATTCCAACTACCTGCCATCGAAACAGTAACAATCCTCTCATAGTTGGCTATATATTTATTCTCTTTTTAAATACAAAAAGAGACCAGTATTATTACTGATCTCTTTCAAATAATCTTTACAATATTTTTTACAAGTTGTCACGTAATTCTTTTGCTTTGTCTGCAATCCATGTTCCAGGAAAAGCGTTCATTATTTCTCCCAATAAACCATATGCAGTTGCAGAATTAGAAATTTCTCCATCTTCAATTTTTTCAATAATTTCTTCGGCAGAAGCCATATCTGTAAAATTCCACGCCATAATATTCACCTCCATATAACAATTATTGCATGTTAGATAAACAAAAGCAACATAGAATTATATTGAAAGTGCATTTATTTAGAACGCCGTGTTAGGGATTCGAACCCCAAAGACTTTTACATCCAGACTGTTTTCAAGACAGCACCCTCGACCAATCGGACACACGGCATAAGCGCAGTATATAGGACTCGAACCTATGCACCGAATAAACGATGACCTCTGATTAGCAATCAGGTGCAATACCAACTCTGCCAATACTACATAACAAAAGAGCCATCTCTCATGAAATGACTCTTTCTTAAAAAATTATCTTTCTCTAAACTAAATGAAACTATTTTCATTACGACTTTATCAGAATAATCTGCGTAGTTGTTGCCTACGGATAATTTGATAGGGCGGTAGTAAGTGTTGAGCTTACACACCTAAGTTTCGTATGCATCCAAAAAATAGGTTTTTACATCAGGTTTACCGTACGAAAAGATTTCGGTGAGAGTCGAACTCACGCCCTCGGAGTTGCAGTCCGATGCCTTGACCAACTTGGCTGCGAAATCATAAATAGAGCATAACGGACTCGAACCGATACTCATGGAATGAAAATCCATTGTCTTACCTTTTGACTAATGCCCCATATTTTGGGTGGAAGAGTACCACCCATTATAAATTACTCATACCAAACAAGATCTGTTGTATAAGCCAATGTATTAATCGGAGTAAATTCTGTTACCTTGTAAGAAGCTAAAAGCTCAATACATTTCTTCTCTAATTCATCTTTATTTTCTGTAGAATATTCAACAGTTTCATATTCGCCAGTCCCAACCAATGTAGTAACTTCTTTTACTTCATGGGTATCTTCATCGGTTACAGTTTCTTTCTGTTCTTTCATAATTTCCTGCTTTACAGTAAGATAACGATACATTCCTGTTTTGGAATCTTTAATAAGAATTTTATACATAGTCAGCCTCCTTACAGTACAACAGATGTTTCAGCTTCAAAATCATTTGCCAACGCTCTGATTTCTGTTAATTTTGTTGTGATTGCAGCTTTCACTTTTTCCAAGAAAAGAACTGCCATTGCCTGTCCTAATTTTTCAGGAGTATTAAACACTGTACCAAGAGAAGCAGTAGGAATTTTATTTATGTCAATAGAAAGTGTAATAGATAAATGCTCATCGAGAGTGTACTTTTTATTTACTAAATCAGAAATTGTGACCTTTTCAATAGTAGAACCGTCTGGCTCATCAGTAACAATCACAGGAATTCCTGTATCTGAAAGTTTCAAATTTCCAGAGAAGTCAATCTGGCTATATTCGATATATCTTACGAAATTATGTAACTGATTTTTCTCTGTATCAGCATCTCTTATACTATCACCCAATTCTTCGACATTTAAACTTACTGTAATTACATCTTCGTTAATTTCTGTTTTCTGTGCTAATTTCATTATTCAGTTTCCTCCTCACTTAATAAGTTATAAAATTCTTTTAATCCGCAAATCATATTTTTAATGGTAGACTTTGACAAATTACACTGTAATTGTGGTAAATTCATATCTGTATCATTTACTTTAAAAACAAGACAATTGTTATCAAAATCAATACTCATACTTGCTTTTGTCTGATTTCCAATAAGCATCTGTAAAGCTTTTAAAGTTTTACAATTATCACTTGTAATACTTAATACGTCACCAATTTCCAAGTCGTTTTCAGTAACTTGTAAATAAGCCATTATATGTACACTCCTTTCTTTTATTTTTTCGTTTTCCTTTTAATCTAACTGGGGTAGTAGGATTCGAACCTACTAATTTAGCAGTCAAAGTGCTATGTCTTACCGCTTGACGATACCCCAATGTTGTATTTTTCGTAACCTTTACAGAGTGCTTTGAAAAATATAAAGTCAAGTATCTCTAACGAATCGTATGGGACTTGAACCCATGTTATTCTACCGTGACAGGGTAGTGCCATAACCAACTAGGCGAACGATCCATAAAAAAATCAGCATAAAGCACTAACTAGCTGATATTGCACTGTACACATGCAGTTTTAAATTAGAAAACTTTCGCAATCCATTCATGCTTATTGATTATTCTCCACATATTTTCAGTCTTCGGATCAAAGACCAATTGATAAGGTTTAATGATTCTTACCCATCAATTAATGGTTCTCATTAACGTAGAGAAGTACGAACATCTTCTCATTTCTGAAGGTTGAGAGATACCGATAATCCCAGATGTCGGTAGGAAAGAAGTAGGACATACAATACTACATGAATAGCAAATGCCAAGATGTGATGCTTATATATTCTCTGTTTTGGAATATTTTGACAGAAAATGTCATGATATGATATAATGACTAGAACAAGCAAATAATCCAACATTTTAATTTAGCTAGATTGAGATGGTTAGGCGGTTTGAGTTACGTCAGAACAGTGATGTTCTGTTTATATAGATATCCTCGTGACATCATGTAGGAAATACTTACAAAGGAGGATAGCAACGTGACGTTTATTGAATTATTGATCTTTACGATTGTAACTGGCATCGTAAGTGGCGTAGTTGCTACATACTTAGTCAGATTTTTCGATAGACACAAAAATGACCGCCACTCGCCAAAGCACGGTCATTAATGTGTTAAGTATTAAATTTATTTAGCCTTTATTGATTACATTTGGCTCAACCGTCTAACGGATATTTGCTTGTTTTCTTTAGAAATTATTCTATCACATATTATTGTGTTGCGCAAGAGGAAATTAGACGAAGTGTTAGACGAAAGCTTCATCGGGATTAAGGTGAATTTGCGGATTACGTGAATTATGCGTCTGTTAAAGAACCCTGTTTAACTTCTTTTACACCATCTCTATCGAAATATTTTCCAAATTCATCTTCGGCAGTCAGGTCGTTGTAGATACTGAGCATTTCTGCACTAGACCATGCGAAAAATTCTTGAATTACGTGAGCTGGCAAATTTAATCTATGTAAGCGTGTACATGTATAATGTCTAAACATATGACAATATGCGTCAACACCTAAAATATCTTCCATCATTTGAATCCATGAGCTTACATCTCTTCGCTGATGATATGTTCTTTGTTTTGTTTCTTTATCAATAGAAACTGTCACAAATAACCATTCACTTTCAATTCCTAGTCTTTCACGTTCTTTTAACCATAAATCCAAATATGGTTTTGCACTATATAATATAAATTTATTAATTTGCTTACCATTTTTCCCGAAACCTTTTGCTCTTACCTTATCTGTTTTCCACATAGAATCATAGACAAAATGATCGTCATTGAAATATTCAACTTTCATTTGTAATAACTCTGCATGTCTCATTCCAGAAAAGGCAAGTACGGCTACTGCACAAGCTGCTTCATATTCTTTCCTTTCAACAAGTGTATTTAACAATAGTTCTACTTGTTCATCAGAAAGTATTGTTTTTTCTCTTACAACTTCCTTGGCTGGATTTGCAATTTTCCTAATAATAGGTTTGTAGTTTTCAAATTCAGGTTCATCATCAAGAATATCTCTTATATAATTTGATAAGGAAGAGAGTGTTGACTTTACTCGTCTAATTCTATTTGAACTCCATCTCCATGTATTTAATGCGTGATTTTGAAACTTTGCAACTTCACGTTTAGTTAAATCAGGAAAGAATTTGTTCCCATTGAACTCAAGATTCCATGTAAAGAATACCTTTAAGTCGTTCCGATAAGCGTGGAGCGTCTGGGGTGCTCTATCAATTGATTGCAAATATTCTATCCAATCATCCATTAAATCAATATTATCCTTATTAATTTTTGCATATTTTTCATCTGTTACAATATGATTATAGACTGTAAATCTTGACATTTTTCTCACTTCCTTTCAAACAAAAGAAGCGAGATAGTAGTGAACTAAATCGCTTCTTTAAAATTAACTAACTAATTTCATAACCCAATTGTTATAATTTTCAATAATCCATTTTCTACCTTTTTCAGTCCATTTTAGACAAGGTGAAGAATGTTCTTGTGTGTAACTCTGATAGTCAGCATATCCATCAGAAATTAACCATTCATAATCTGCATAAGGACACCAAGTACCTGACTGGTTTTTGAAAATGATTTTATTCATATTCATAATTTTATTTAATTTTGTAGCACTCTTAAATCCTAAGTCCTTTGCAATCACAGTTGTGGTAATAAGACCTTCTTTATTCAGAACATCATCATGGTATTCAACTTTTGGCTTTTGTTCTTTAATTTCTGCAACAAGCGGAGCAGTAGCAATCTCAACAAGTTTGTTGTGTGCATAAGCCACCTCACTTGCATCTTTACTAAATAACATAAGTTTGTATTTTTCTTCTTCTGTAAGCTGAGTATTTGATTTAAGCTTTTCTTCCATTTGGTTAAAAGCATTTATGTATTTTAATTTCCATTCAAGCGCTTCTTTTCCAGTAAAACCCATACACAACAAAGAAAATCCATCACGATTCATATCAAAACACCGATAATTTTTTCCACGACTATTTGTATATGTAGTTTCCCTAAACATTTCACTCCACAAAATTGTGGAGTCAGATTTAATAAGATTATCAATATCTCTTAAAACAGAATCATGTCGCTTACCAAATTTTTCTGCAACTTCACGACTACTTGCCAATACTTGACCATTTTCTTCTTTTAAAATAATTTCATCCATTTGAATTTCTCCTTTTCTAAAAATATTTTCTAGTAAAAGGAGAGGATTTACTGACGTTTCACAACATGTACCTCTCCGCTAGTTAGTGCGATAGAAACATACCCTATACATGCGTTTCACTAACGAAGGTAGAGATAGGAGAGCAGTGCCATCCTATAAAACTCTTTATTGAACTATCCGTTCAACCTATTTATTTATTCTCTGTTTCCATTCACAAAAAACATCAAAAGTCCTCCCACTTGGTAACGCTCCAAGCCGATCCGAAGACGATAGATTTACAGTCTACCCCACATCTTTAGTGGTCTATGAGAGGATATAAAAAGAGTGTGCAGCATACACCACACACTCCAAAAATTTAAAAAATAAAATCAAGCAAATCAAATAATCTTCCAACCGAATTATATTCGTCAAAATCACTTAAATCAATCGGCTTACTAGAATAAAATTCACGCTTTTCATATCCATTAACATCACTTTTAACAGAAGTAAATCCGTGAATATTTCCGTTTTCATCTTTATCAAATGTAATATTCTTATGAGAATCATCACTTACGTCACTGCAACTGCAATTCTTACAATTACCATCACAATCATCGTCTACATCTTCAGCGTCCTCACCAATGTTGAATTCATGAATAATGCATCCAGAATCTTTATTGTCCATAACAAAAGCTGAACTCACATCTCCATGAATAAATACAATGTCTGTCTCATCCATATTGATATAAGTATCACTTCCCTCATACTTGGCAGCCTGAACCCATACATTCATTTCAGAATCAATACTAAGAATAAATGCATCATCATAACCGTCCCAATAAGGATCATTCAAATCGTTACAAGAAGCAAGTTTAAAATTCGTATTTTTAATAACAGAATTAAGAACATCTTTCATCACGTCATACTTAGCCACAACTACAATTTCTGAACAATCATTGTCATAATCTCTTGTGCAAACATCCAGATTGTCAAAAGTATCTGCTAAAAATTCAGCAAAATCATTTGTATCTGTAAAACCAAATGTTTTCAATATATTTTCACCACCTTAGAATTAGAGCTGTTTTGCAGACTTTGACATCTTAAAGCAAATCTCATTATGCTGTGGAGTTACATACTCCTCACCCTTGCGATCGCCCATCATAATTTTTCCTCTACGCTCTGGAACTGTCTTAACCTTAAACTTTCCAAGTTTTCCAACTGCAACTGATTCTGCATGGTTTGCTGTTAATGTCTCTGTGATTACATCAGCAAAAGCATCAAGAATAACTGCGATATCCTTCTGTGAAGCTCCATCAACTTTATTTGCTACTGCCTTTAATACCTCGTTCTTTGTCATTTTTAATTTTCTCCTTTATTTCATTTAATATTTTTTATAAATAAAAGAGGGTAGCGTCTCATTTGAGTACACTCCCTCCGACACATACAATTGTGACAGCAACATCACAATTTCTATACAATCGGACTAATTAAAAGTAGAAAATTAGCCCAATTTTCATAGTTACTTATGCATAATATAAAAACCAAGTCACTCGTACTTGGTCTACTTTGTCTTGAAATTAGTAATAATTCCTGTCTTGGAATCAATAATGTCACCATTTGAATCCAATGCAAGATACATAAACCCGTTCTGATTTGGAATTATAAGTTTACCGTTGTTATAATCCAGCTTATCCAAATCACACACACAACCTTGCTCATACATTTTTATTCCACCTTGAGTAAAACTTCCTACTTTATGGGTATGAGCCATTACGATTCCAGTAAATGTGCGATCTACACGCAAGAAATAATTGACTGCCTTTTCTGTTGTTTTTAACATACCAGATGAATAATTTAATGGGTGACAGAAAATTACATTACCTTCTTTTATCCACCATTCTTTATCATAAACGATTTCAATATTTGAATCTTCAAATACTTCACGAATAGAAGAGTATTGTGTCTGGGTTTTATTTCTTTCATCATTAACTTTGAATCCATCGTCTACAATCATTTCTAGCGGATCTGTTGGAATGATGCCAAGTAATTCATTTGATAATCTATCAGAACAGTATCTTTGCATACGGTATTCATGATTTCCCATCACAAACATTACCTTTTTAGGTGTAGTCAGATTGATTAAATCAATAATATACTGTCTTCCTAAAACAAGTTCTTCATCAAGATTTATTTTGAATTTTTTAGGAAATGCAGAACATGAAAAACAATCCAATAAATCACCATTGACTATTAAAGTGTCTACAATTCCATTATAGCCTGAAAAAATATCAATAGGTAAATTAAACGGAATATGAACATCTGACACACATAAAATTCTTTCAGATGCACCCTCACAGTTGTGAATATAATTATCATACTCTTCATATCCAACAGCCTGTTTTCTAAGCTGATCTGGTGTAATGTTCAATCCAAGCATATCTCGAATTTCAATCCAATCCATATCTGTTTCCTTGCGCTTTTTCGCAAGACAACATCTCAATTTCCATTCAAAATCTGTTTCATTTTCTAATCTATGTAAGTCGATTATAGTGTTCACCTACTCTCTATTACTCTTCATCAGACGGAACATCCAGCTCCTCATCTGTCTTTAATGCAACAGTAAAATCAATTACCTGATTCTTAAATGAAGTAAGCAAATCAGCTACCTTTATTTCCTGCTCCATATCATTTTCATCTGTATATGTAATGGTAGTACAATCCTCTGATAGTATACCTGCCTTTACTGTTAACTTATCTGTAGTTGTTCTTGTGAACTTTAATTTACTAGCTGCCATTTCCTTTTTCCTCCATAAAATTAAAAATTCCCACCAGAACGCTTTCTGCCAGGATTGTAATATACTTGTTTTCTTTTATTCTGTTTTACTTCAATATACTCACGAATCTTCCTAATATAATTTTCATCATAACTCAGACGAATATGTGACTCCAAATAATAACATCCACAACGAGTAGGAATTTTATTTGATAATACATTGTCTATGAGCCTATACGATGGATTAAGATTCGAGAGATGGGTATGCTTTTCTGTATCTTCTTGTCTACAGATACGATAGCCATTTTCAGTCTTGTCTATGTAAAAACCTTTATATTCAATTCTATTTTTCATAGGCAGAACCTACCTAACATACTTATCTTCGATGTAACGCTTCCTTGCAACACCTTTGGTACGATAGTAGCCGATCTGTTCACCTCTACGATCTACATATCCTCGTCTTGTGTTTCTGATTACATCTTCAGATAATAATTTTTCAATTTCACTTTTAGAAATCTGTTTAATAATTTTCACATCCTTTGATTTATTTCCTGCCGAATAGCAGAAGAGAGTGAGCGTGGAGGGATTTGAACCCATCGACAACTCGATTAAAAGTCGAGTGCTCTGCCAAACTGAGCTACACACTCAAAATAAAAAATCCCATACCGAAGTATGAGATCCTTACATTTTACATGCGCTGAGATTATACGCACATTCAGAAATCTTTACGAGTATTATGTATTCTCTCGTTATCCACCACATGCTGCTAATGCACACATATAGTATTTCCCACGATTGCCTTGTTTATAGAGTGGCTGATCTCTATTTCTACGTATCTACTCTGATGTCCTCATTCCATTGACAATGCCTTGCCGTAAATCTCCGCTAAGAGAACTGTGCAGATTCGACCAAACACTTCAAAGCCTTGCGAGACTTCTCGGTGAGTGTATTATCCAAAGATTACACTATTAAACCGCTTTCAATACGCATAGATGTTGACTTTCGCTGTAATATTTTTATATAATTTGATAAGAATTATTCATCCAATAATTTTTGATTTTTGCTATCAATTGTTATTAAATCACATACATAGAAAGTTATTCATACAGATGATGTGCAACACCAGAAGCTCCAATTCCTTTTGAGAATAAGAATACTCCACACCATCATATCTTTCGGTTATCATCCCTACTAAACATTCACATAAGCTAATTAGGCTGTTGCCAGTTCACTCACATAAATGGATACCGCCATCGTGTAATAAGCACTCAGACTATATATCCTCCTGATTCATCGTCATATCTTCATAAGTTTGCATGGATTATTTGATTTGCGGTCAAAAACAACATTCTCAGCGGTCGCCCCTGAATGTGCTTATCATCCCTTATTTCACGATACTATTTCCGCATAGGATTTACTTCGTTACCGATACGAAACGAGTCCTTTTGAGACTCCGATATGTCAGTTTTGCTTGAATTGACTGTATTTCTACAGCGATAGCGTGTAAGACTATCTTTACATACCTCACGATATGCTATCTTAATGGTTGTCAAGCCAACCTAGTTGCTACGCCTTGGAATCGAACCAAGCTTCGAGAGTTTATGAGACTCCCTCAAACGTCCAGTCTGCTGCCAGCTATATATTTGAGAATAATCGGCAACTATGCTGCAAGAATTGTAGCACAATCACCGACACATATAAGAAGAGGAGTACAATATGAATATGTACCAATCTTAGAAATGATTTTTAGAATTGTTCTGTTTGAAAACGCCTCGAATCGTTACCCATAGGTTTGATTCCTATATATCTTCCACAGAAATGCATGGTACAGTCTCGCTTGCTGAACTTAACTGGTTTTGCACACCATACACAAGTTTTTCATATGGCTTCACAGCAACTAATTTATAGTCATATGTTAGACGAAATATTATAATGCCTTTCGACAATTATATATTCTCTGTTTTATCAGCCAAGAAAAGCTGATTTCATTGTTTTATATTCGGGGCAGATAATGATACGTCTGCCCCTAGTATACTTTTTAAACTTGCAAGCCATTATTTATTACACGCATTGGCAATGGCGTGGGAGTTTACTAACGCAACTCTGCGGTTTCTTCCCTCCATATTACGGACGTTAAGTTGAACGCTAAAAGCCTTGATTTTACTATGTTTTTGGTAAAATTGCACAATTAGTTGCCGAAAAAATTATACACATTTATCACTATTGAAACTTAGCATAAACTTTTCTTTGTTGGTTTTATACAATAGATTGAGAATTTTTCTTGTATATTTTTCAGGCGAATACTTCCTCCTTTTAGATGCCCCCTCTTCATTGCTTAAACCAAGTGCTATCTCAATCAGTCTATTTATTGTAATTATATTACCTATTTTAATTTTCTTTATTGATTCAGTTACTTCTTTTGATTTTTCACAAATCTGTTTATTATACTCTTCATCATCATCTATATATTTTAATTTTGTATTTTTTACAAAAGAGTCATATTCCTGAACTAATTGCATAATTTTTGTCATTTGTTTATCATTAGCCTTCCCCTTCATTTTAATAAAAAAAGATTCGGTTGATAATGTATCCGAAGTAGAGGCGTTTTGAATTTTATTTATCCAATCTTCAAGCCAATTCATAGGACATAACAATTCTCTATTAATACGACTTTTAAGTTTGTTTTTTGATTCATCAACTTCCTCTTGCGGAAGTTCTTTACCATCTTTGGTATATTTAATTTCTCTTGTGTATTTCATAAACTCAGGGAAATCGTGTTTCTTATACTTTGGTTTACCAGATTCAGTATAACCGACAATCTTTTTAATACTCATACAAGAGAGTTTGCTAATTCTATCAATTTCCTTATTACCATCAATTTCATATTCTCTTTTACATCCATCAATAATAACCTGTGCAAGAACAGACAAAATGATAAAATTATCATAGAGTTCTTTAAGTTTTTTCTCATCAGGACTATCTTTTTGTAATTCTGTCCAATAATAGGTCATTGCCAACTGAGCCAAATTACTTGAATATCCGATTCCCATACGTGATTTTGAAAACTTATTATCCATAGCAGCATAATCTTTTTTTGTGTTATTGTAGGTAATACCAGACTCTTGTAATGCATTTACGATAGTATAAAAATCTCTATAACATCTTTCTGCACATTTGACAATTGTTGATTGATTTGTGACAAGCATAAAATCCGAGTCTTCATCCATCCCATTTGCTCTATCTTGGATATCCGTATGAATACAATTAACTGCTATGATATTTTTACTAAATGCAAAATACTTATCCATTTTTTCTGAATAGACATTATGCAAATAACATATATTATTTGGGGAATTATGTGGGTTTCTAAACGCTGCAAGATATTCATTGTTATCGAAACGTTTAGTATAACACTGAATACAATTATATTCTTGAGAAAGTGTTGGATCTTTTTCAAAATCTTCACCAACAGAATAGAGCAGAAGTGCATAAGGATTACCACATACAGTCAAATTATCACCATTGACCATAATTTTTCCTTTTCTCATTCTGTATACATAATCAAAGATAATTTTCTTTTTTTCTTCTCTAAAAAATGTACTATTTCCAAACTCATGATTTTGAGCATATAAATCGGCAAGCATCTCATAATGATTTACCTCATTTGCATTCTTTCTAAGAAACTTTTCAAATTCATCATTGTCACGTTTAAGTAATTCAACATAATCAATACTAATCTGAGCAATGTCTTTTACATCGTCCTTCGTACATGGAAGAGTATTTATCATTTGGTAACTCAACTGCTGATATTGTCCTAATTTACTTGGATGATCAGTTTTAACAATGCCCCATATATCACCATCTCCATGAATTCTTTTGCACCAATACTCATATGCTTCAGTAATATTACTACCCATGAGGTCTTGAAATTTCTTCCATTTAATCGCATTATCAGTAGTTATCATTTTAATGTCTTTCAGATAATGACATTTACCAAACATATCTTGAATCTGATATGTATCATAATCATATCCATTTTTCTCGCACCAGTCTTTAAAGAACTTTTGAATATAGCTCTTAAAAGCACATGCCTTAAAAAGATGATTTCTGAGCAAAGCCATTCCATTGACATACGATGGTAAGCAAAGGTAATTAGAATCAGCTTCGATTAGTGCCATACCATCCCAAATTGTATTTTTTACTTGACGTTTTTCTTCGGATACAACACATTTTTTACGTTTTTCAATTACCTTTTCATTTTTATTAGTTTCTTTATTTTTCTTTTTGACTTCTACTTCGTATTCTTCCGCCTTAACAACTTTTGTCATTGTTTCAAAAAAGGAATCCTGATCTTTGAGAATTAGAATATCCTCAACAGGTATATGAAGTGTACCAATAATTGTAGATGTGGTAAGTGGAGCATAAGCTGACATTTCAACGATTTTCGCATTATCATGACTCATTTTTTTTCCAAGTCCAATTGTTAGCCAATCATATGCAATGTCATATAATTTACTATTTATGAAAATAACTTGTCCAAGTTTAGCTTTGGCACTTGTACGAAAAAGCATCTCATAATGAATTGTTTCTTCTTTAATTGTTCCGTCTCTGCGTTTGCGTTTATATGTAACATTAACACCATTCTCATAAAAATACTCTCGAATTTCATCTCGTGATTTTTCATCATACAAATCTTTTCTATCTTCAACTTTTTGTAGTGCCTGTTTGATACGTTCTTTGGAATCACCATCAATATCATTAAATAACTTTTCTAATCGAGCGTGTTCATTATCATAAGAGCGACTTCCGAATTCATAATCAAGACAAATTATATCTCGTGTACTTTCATTTTTCTTACCAGATTTTCCTTTATAAATATTCAATCCGTTCTTTTGCAAGAAAAAACTAAATAAACTATTGTTAAACATGGCATCAGTATATGTAAAATAATCTCGTGTTCCAAGATTAACATCATACAACATACCAGCACTGATGTTTTTTATCTTAATCCCATATTCACTCATTTATTATTCCATCACCACCTTTTTGAAATTTAAAGCATATTTTTTCAATTCGTCAGTAGACAATTCATCTCTAACCCAATCCCATAATTCCATTACGAAAATATCATATTCAGATATTTTCTCATTATCATCCAATTCATATTTAATTCTGGTATTTTTACCATACCAATAATTAAACACGTTCTCAAATAATAGTGCAGTTAAAAAACACTTGCTTTCATAATCATCAAGTGCAAGATGAATTTCATTCTCTGCATTGGGATATAATTCATTTATTTTTGCATTTTTAACTCTCATCATGTTTTTAACATTTTCTACATCTTCGTCACAATTTACTTTATAAAACATATATCCCTCTGGGATATCAGGAAGATCACCAAGCGCATCCAACTCTGATCCAATTAAATATGTTCCAAAGACTCCGTAATTTTTTGTAATGCAATCAATCAATTCTTTTAAATTCATATAAAATTACCTCCACTTATATATTCTTCAAATGAAATTTCTATTTACTTCACAAAACTAAATAATTCGAATAAGCTTTTCGTGTTTATTTTCTTCATTTCTATCTCTTCCTTCTGTATTCTTTCTGCATTGCTTATCAAAAGCAAAATCTCTAAAAATTCGGTCTGCAACAGAAGGTGCTTTATCTTTTCGAGGGCAATCTGTACAGAAATCATATTCTGTGATTAGTCCACCATATGTATTCTGGTATTTATGGTTCTTTGATGTAATTGTTACAGTTCTGTTCATTAATTAGTTCTCCTTTACTGTTTGAAAATTTATTCATTGCAATCAACTCCTTTGAGTGCTGCGTTAATAGTTTCTATATTTTATTATTCTCCAAAAGCTCTATCTGCTTTTTTATTTCCTTATCAGAACTATATTCTTTATCAATTCTTTGTCCATGTTCATCGTGAATAAAATGCCTATAATCAGCAAATACCTTTGGGGTAGTAGCGTATTTTTCTTTGCCATCCTTAATATATTTTTCTCTCTTCATAGGCTTACATTTTACAATTTTGAGCCCTTCTAAAATGTCAATTATACGACTGACATATCTTTCAGAAAGTCCAATATCTTCTGAAATAGTTTTAAAATATCTATAACAACATAGTGGTTTGCCATCCATTCGATTCAAATTAACACGAATATAAGAGAGTACAAGTAGTATATAAGCTGATGATATTCTTGCAGTATCAATCTCTTTATCCTTCAATTCATCTTTAAAATTTAATATTGTATCCAACTCATCAAAATAAATAATTCCAAACTTATCAGGTACATCGAATTTTTCTATATTAATTTTTACTTGCTGATATTTGACCGAATTAGTCTTTTCTTTTAGACATTTTTCAAAATCAGGACATGATTCAAAATATCCATAATGAGAAAGAAGCAATAGAACTTCATAATATTTCTGATTTATCTTTCCATCTCTGTAATTAGGCTTCATTTTAGACCAGTGGCAAAGCTCTGTTGTAGAAAATGCCACTGTGTCATCAAGTGAACGCCTTACACAAAGATATGAGAAGATAATCACTCGTTTAGACGAGAGATCTTTATTATAAATGATTTCTCGTGGGATTTTTACATAGTTTGGCAAGACGTTTCACCTCACTGTGTTAATTAAGCTTTGAATGGATTAATTTCGCCATTGTTTGTTAATTTTAAATACATATTTAAAGCCATAACTCTTTCCTGTTTTAGTGCCCCTTGTAAAACCTTATTTTTCATTTCTTCAACTTTCTCTTTGATATAATAATCAGTTGGTAACCATGCTTCAGCTAATGCACAAGCCTCCTCGAAGTCTTTAACATTAATATTCGCACATTTATTTACATGGAAGTGATGGGCAATATCAGAATAAATCTTTTTAAAGAAATACGAATTCCAAACAATAAATTCAATACTGGATGTATCATTATTAAAAAGATGATATACTCTTGAAGCAGCCTTTGCTTTAAGTATCTGTAGCTTATATGAATTTACAGCAAATCCCAATACATCAATAAATTCTTTTGTTCTCTTTAATTCACTAGCTGTTTCATCTAATTTTCCTGTATTAATATCTGTGATTTCTTTAAGCTTTTTTTGTTCATTTACAATTTCGGTAATCTTTTCCTCTTGCTTCTTTTGTCTCAAAAATAAAGCTTGATTCGTAATAAGCTCTAACTGTTCATCAGTCATGTTCTCTAAATCGAAATTGTTTGTTTTGTTAATTGTTAAATTTTCCATATGTAATTTCCTCTCTTTCTTACTGTACGTCTACGACATAATCATTATTATTATTTAAAAGCTTCTTCATTTCATCAGACCAATCATCAATTCTGTTAATAATATCTGTTAAATTTCCAACACATACATCACTAGAATCAAGCTCTTCCATACAACGCTTGAATTTAATTGGAGCAAGCTCTGTCTCTAACAATTTCTGTAATCTTACAGTCAGACCTGCCAATTCAGTAGCAGAGTCGATTTGACGACCTAAATCAGTTTTCTGTTTTGTAAGAAATTCAATATCAGATTTTAACTTGTTATATTTATCAGATTCTTCCTGATTAAGTTTGACTTTTCGTTCCAATATATTTTTCTCTGTTTTAAGTTCAGAGATTTGTGTTTCTAACTCTTTTACTTTTGGATTATCATTTTCTAGCTGTTTAATCTTATCAATATATTGCTGAACTTGCTTTTGCGTTATTTTTTTTGTAGTATCCATTGAAGAAATAAGTTTGATCTGTTCATCTTCTGATAATTCTTTCATTATTGCAAGAGCAGTATGCGTTGTTACAATTCCTGTATCTACGAGATCTTCTAATTCAGGAATTGATTTCGCCAAACGTATATAATTGTTCATGGTTTGATGGCTTATGCCATAATCTTGAGCAAGATCCTTTTGTGTGGATGGAGTATTGGCTAAATCTGGTGTGTGCAAAAATTTTGCACTCACCTTTTTATGCTGATTTCCCTGAAAAGATTTTGCACCATGCTCAAATCCATACCAATCGTTCAAAAACTGAAAACACTTGCCAAGTTTAATAGGATTGGCATTACCAACTACACGTTGACGTAGATTTGATTCGATTAAATCCTTTACATCAGTTTCTTTTTTGTAATCGTCATCAGAGTAATGAATAACCTTATAATCAATACTTTCTATATTTAATACCTTACAAGCTCGTACTCTTTGATGTCCACTGATAATAATGTTTTTATCAGTGATAGTAATAGCATTTGTTATTCCTGATGACCTCACCGACTGAATCATAGAATCCCAAGCATCACCTGTCATATCATCAAAGAATTCATTATTCCTTGGATGTGGTTTTAATTCGTTAATGTTAATCTGTTGCATTTTTTATCTTCCTTTCTTTAATAAAAATATTTTTGTTTTACAGTTACAATTTGTGAGATGAGAGTGTGGTAAGTGGTTCAAAAGTATATTCTCCATTTGAATTAACAAAACCATCAAAAGTTGCACTTACATGAAATTGTCAAAAAAACATTTGGGTACATATAGAATGTACCCAAAAGTGAAAATTTACTTCATTTGGGTACATCCCAGCTATCAATTTTGTGCAGTCTATATCTATATAGACTCATATTATCAAAAGAAGAATATTCCGTTTGTATTTCGCTAACGCTACATACAAACTCCATAATTTTTTGTTTGATTGTTATTGATTGATTTAGGTACATGATGTTTTGGATTGATGATTTCATTTGGGTACATATATGCTATAATTTTATTCTCTTTTTTAATTATTATTCTGTTCCAAATCAACATACTTCTCTTTGTAAATATCCTATACAAAGAATACTGGCAATTTATCATGATATTTTTCATATAATTCCTCGCCTGATATACTTATTACACGAAAATGTTTATCTTCTTCTTGTCTTTGTTTTTGCAATGATTCAAATTCTTTTGAATATTTACCACTTTTAAAATATCCACCTATTTTCCCACAAATAGTACAATAACTGCTTAATTGTGTATGTATACTATTCTTTCCTACAAATGAAAATGAATTTTGAATCAGACATTCTTCATAATGATGTTTGTGCTTTGATTTACGATTACTCTTTGAGATGTTACTTTCTTTCTGCTTAAGATATTTTGTGATATCACTTTTTGTTTTGCTGTCAATTAGTTTCATACTAAATTCCTTTCTATGAGTAAGTAATGGGATAGAAGTAGAATACTGCTCAATAATATATTCTCTGCTTATTTCTTATTTTTGGCATAAAAAATAAGACAGACGAAATCAATCATCTGTCTTTGGCATAATAATATTATTTATTCCATTAAACTTTTATAAAGATTAATTATATCTCTTAAATTATCAATGAAAGCAGAAATATCTACAAAATAATTTGGATAAGCTAATTTTAATGTTTCAAATGAAGTTGCGGATACTAAAACCGCATCAAGATTAGATTCTTTTTCAACAGTATCATATATTTTGGTAGCAACTTCGATTTGTGAAGAATTAAAACTTCTGACTCTAACATTTTTTTTACTATAATTGAGAATCAAAAGATAATATAAATTTTTACCTTTAATTTTTAATTCACTTGTATAATTAATAGTAACATTTATTGCACTTAAAGTAGAAAGAATGTTATGTTTTTTATCTAATTGTTCTATTTCTACTATCAGCTCATCTGCCCATTGCGATGTATTTGGGCAAAGTGGCATTTTTTCTTGTGCGGCAAAAACTGAAGATACAAGAGTAAAAAATCTAAGTATTTCATCATTCCCTTGGCTCGCCTTAAGGTTGCTCTTAGTATAAATTCCCATCATTTCAACAGCAGTAGCCCATATATGTTGTAACCTTGTACGAAATTGAATTTCTATGAGCATATTTTTATTATATGTTTCTTTGCTATCACTACAAAATTTATATACCATATGATAAGACCTGTATCCTGATTCTTTGGGGCATTTAATATAATCATACTCTTTTTTTAAAATATGACGTATACTAGAAGTTTTATATTTATCAACTGCTTTATATACATCGTCAATAGAATCTACAATTACACGACAACCACCTAAATCTTGCATTCTATATAATTCCATTACATGATCCTTATTTCTATTAAGTTTATTTATAATTGAATCTAGCCTTTTTAATCTTTGAACAACAATAGCATTTGGATTGTTCCTACGCAAATTACTACATATGATTTGTAATGGATAAGCATGTGAAGCCCTCCAATTATTGATTACTTCTAAAGCGGCATCTTTTTCCTTGGCAGTTGAATTAGGATTTACAAAATTTCTACCAGCTTTATTTATCTGACTTCCTGTATATTTTGGTACTTCCCATTTTTCTTTTGATGTATTATCCATAGAATCAAATTCCTTTAATATTTTTTCTATAATTATATCACAATTGTCTTTGTAATTTATTGATTATTTTTTATATCCTTTCATAATAGTATATTCTATGTTTAGTAATGTAATTTGTATATAGTTTTTGAGTACCCCCCACATATTATTATGGTTATATTTGTTCTGAGAGAGAAATAAGAGAGTTTTATGTTTAGGAAAGGATTTTATCATTGGAGGTATTTTGAAATGAATTTGAGTCGATTTCGTGAGATTTGGGCTAGAGATTGGGGTATGAGATGAGAGGTATATGTGTGGTGAGATTAATATTGATAATATGATTTGGAATTTTTACTGGGAAAATCGTTATCGGTTAAAATGCTTATAAATAAGGATAATTTTGGAATTGTGGATGGATTTTTGGTGAGATGAAAGTTTGATTTTTGGGTTGTGAAGTGGCTGAAATGCTTAATTTTAGTGGGATTTGACGATATGAGGTACGATAAAGGATAAATTCTATTTGAATGACAGATTTACCTTATTTTTATGGGATTTCTGATAATTAAGAGGAGGTAAATTTTTAGAGTTGGTGTATAGAACAACCTGCTATGTACAATCTGATAAAATACAACTATCTTTTTAGTTTTTGCTACCCCGAACGCATGTTTTGTTACGGTTTTTCTACATTTTTCCGTGGAATTGTTAATAGAACAAACGTTCTATAAAATCAGATCTGGACTGTTTGAGCAGAACATACTCGAACATATGTTTGTACTATATCTGATATAGTTTCAAACTATGTTTTATCGTTTACCATAGCTTTTAACTATATCAAACAATTTATAATTTGATAACAAAAAAGTGTTGACAAAACACAAACAACATGATATATTATAGTCACAACAAAACAACGACAACATGAACCAACATTACAAAAGTTTTTGTTGACAATCACAATATATTGTGATAATATATAATCAAGTTGATAAGGAAGTAATCACACTTTAAACTACTTTGCTAGCAATCCTTAAAAACAAGTTATTGACAATCGCAATAAAATGTGATACAGTAATTACAACATAAACAAGCACTCGACAGAAGTTAGTCGTTAAAACTTGAAAGAAGGTGTCATTCACTGAAAGATGTATAATCCAAAAGGGTACTATGTACCTAGTGGATACATGGGTTATGTATCAGAAGAAAAGAGTTATATACTCTTTTCAACTGAACAAGAATATCTTGAATACATAACCGACTAACTTACACAAATTGTATAGATAGTCCCTCAACAAGTCTATTCTATCACAATTCGTGAGTTATTTCCACAACAAAAATATAAACAGTTCTATTCATGTATAGGTACTGTTTGCCATTCCTAGAGTGACAAGCAAAAGACTAGAAGTGTATAGGGTTGCTAGTGGTTTTAATATCCAACGTTTCCACTATACAAAGCAGTCCCAAAAGGACGAATATAAAATGGTTATATGGTTTTACCTAGAAAAAACCTAGTCTGTCAGCTTATTACTTTGCGGACGAACCTACAATATTTTTGTAGGAATAGGGTAGTTCCCTTTAGTGGTATAGGGTTCACGTTCTTAGATTATTTTCTAGGAGTGGTCAATGATAGAACAAGCAACCGACACAAATATAAATAACTTACGCTAACAAATAAAAGCGTACTCTTACAAGGTTCAATTAAAAACTTACTTGTAAGAAGAAATACATAAGAGACAGACACAAGTATAAAGTGGCAGGTAGCAGGGTAACACCTGCTATTCTTGGTGTTGGGTAATTCCAATCCACATGACCGTTGTACCTCTGTGTTCTGTATATCAGAGTTATACATAGTTAGAGGAGCAGATCAGCACTACCAGTCTGCTCTTTTATAGTGTGCATAACACTATGACAACAAATATAATAAAAACATGATAGCACCTATGCGTCAAATAGGAGATAGGAGATACTATGAAAACATTATCAATCAATTTCTATGCAAAGAACATCACAGAAGAAACTAAGTCTGAACTTATGACAGCAGTACAGCATGAATCTTGTAACATGAACATTCAGTTACTTGATGATACAATCGCTAAACTTGAGAAGAAGATTGCTAATGAGAATAGCAACTATTCAGACGAAGAAGTACAGGCTTTTCAGGTTCAGTTAGACTCTGCCAATGAATCACGGTCTAAGTTTGTGGAGACTCAGACTGAAACATTAGAAGTCTACAACAAAGTTGTTTCTGCTATGACACAGAAGAACGCTGATCACTTTGGTAACTCTGCGGATGTTGTAAGAACTGTACTTCGTGTACTTGGCTCATGGGATAATTCCAAACTTGTAAAATATGCAATTATTCCTGCCTTTGAATCACCTGCACTTTATGAAGCTTTACAGGCTATTCATATCAACTCAAAAGCAGGAGATGACGGAAACCTTGTGATGTCTAAGGAAGTTAAAGAAGCTTATAAGAAGGCTTCGCAAGAGTTAGAAACAATCATCAAGACAACTTTTAGTTTGCCTTTTGAAACTCCGTACACAGACAAGACAAGAGTAAAACTTACAGCAGAGGACAAAAAACTTCTCAACGATTGCTACATCAAGGGATTTTCTAACAAGTTTGATGTAGATGATGAGAAAGGAACTGTATCATTCAAGAAACGTCAGATCAACACGCTTATTAAAGCAAAAAAGAACCGCAAGACAGGTGAAATCATCTATGATTACTCAGGACTTGCAAGCACTATCAGTAACATTGTAATCAAGCATTACTTCGCATAATAGAAATTAAAATGTATAGTACGAAAGGCAGAATTTCGATTCTGCCTTTTAATAGTGTGCATTTTAATAAAAGGAGAGTGAACGCAAATGAAAATGCGAATTAGACGGACACTTGGAAACGAGTTATATCACGGAAGACAATTTCCAATTAACACAATCATTCTGCATGGTGAAAACGAAGTAGAGATTTTCTGCTCTGATTTTAGAATGAGAAAAGGCAAAATTACTGTGCTTATTCATATTCCAGGTAGAAAGAAATTTCTCAAAACTGAAATGCGTAATGAATATACAAAGGCAATGTATGACTATGCGCAGAAATTCAAAGACGATTCAAAACGCTTGAATTATAAACAAATGATGTCACATGATCGTAAACGGAAATGCGGATCTGGTGGAGTACGTTTAGGTAAATTCTGTGGTCAAATCACAGACTATGAATGTACAAAAAATCCTATGCATGATTTTAGAAGAGTTTATTGCTAATCACAATTCTTTGTGGTAGAATGGAGGTGTAACAACGGAAAGGAGAATAACAAATGATTGTATATAAGAAATTAGATAAATTATTGCAAGATAAAAAAATGCAATGGAAAGATTTATGCGAAGCGGGTATATCTGTTAATATGCCTCAAAGATTTTCACAAAATAAAACAATGAATACTGATACTCTAAATAAAGTCTGCGAATATCTCCATGTCCAACCAAGCGAAATTATGGAATGGATACCCGATGAAGAGTATAACAAGGCAAATGCAGAAATTGCCTCAATTGACGCACAAATTGCGGAATTGATGGCAAAGAAAAAAGAATTACAAAAATAAGGAGGATACAACTATGTCAAATAATATAGAGGAAATGCGTCAAAGCATGGCACAAGCAGGAGTATATTCAAAAGCAGATATAGATAAAATCTGCGAACTCGAAAAGCAGTACAGAGAGGAATGCAAAGAGATAGCTGAACAGTGTGAAGCTGAAGGCTATCCAGCAAACGGAAGTAACTATGAACTCCGTTGTGAGAATGCAAGAGCTTATTACGATGAGCAGATTGCATATATAGACGCAAAATATGATGAAGAGTAAAGCGCCAAAAATAATACACCCAACACCAAACAAAGCACCCAATTTTCGGGTGCTATTTTTATACCCAAAAAACAAAAAATAAGGAGGAATTATTATGTATCAGTATACAAACAAAAACGGAGAAACTTTTGGGATCACACATACGGAGAGTAGCACAATGGCTTACATCAATGGTTCATATGTCGCACAGGCAGAAACAGACAGAGAGCTTGAGGAAGTTCTTGACCATTTCTCACACACAGATATCAAGAAAACTCTTGATTATACAGGAATTACGAGAGAAGAAAAGACTGCCGATTAAGACAGTCTATCTTCCAAATACTTTCTTTAATTCAGAACGAAAAGCAGTATTATCAAAAACATCTACATCGTTTTCGATAATGCCTAATTCTTGTAATACTTTACAAGTAGTACGAATAGAAGCAAAGCGATCAAAGTCACTGATAGTACGCAAAAGTTTTATAACTTCTGCAACTGTAATTGTGTCGTTCATATCTTTTTTGATTGCACCATGAAATGCAAACTCAAAATTAATATCTTCACATTTACAAGCTTCTTCAGAAGCTAAAGCTAATTTTGAAATCAATTCGCTTGTTTTAATTTTATCCATAATAAAAGCCTCCTTTGTAAAATAATTATACAAGGGAGCACGTAATAAATCAAGGAGGAAATCGAACCATGAAAAACAAAATATTATATTTCATCACAACCACAGTACTCATCACAGCAGCCTTTTTCATAGGCAAATCCACAGCACCAAAGCAGATTATAACTAAAACAGCTATCAATTCTATTCAGTTAGAAAAGGCAATTCCATTGTCGGACGTAGCATGTTGGTATGTAAAAGATGATTATATCACGGTCGAACTGAAAGATGTAACATGTCAACTTGATAACAAGGCAAATGCAAGTTATACGGATCTTTTGAAAGATATTCCGAACGAAACAGAAGCCTGTAAAAATAACTGGGAAAAATAAAAGGAGGACAAAACCATGTCAGAAAAAGCAAAAACAATTCACAATGCATATTGTGACTACGAAGTAGCAAAGGCAAAATCACCGTCACGGATCTATTCAGTCCGATCCGAGGTTAAACGGAAACCACAGGGAATTAAAACACACAATATGAGCAAAGCGATGTTAGCAAGACAGTTGGCTTTGCTTTATTAATGTGGTAGAATAAAAGAAAAAAGGAGGAACGAAAAATATGAGAACAATAAACTACACAGAAGCACCAAATGGCGCAAGGTATTTGTCACCAGAAGGCAAACAGATGGACATCGTTGAGGAAATAAGCAAGGAAAATTTTAAAGAGAAATTTCCGGAAATTTCTACATATGGATTAGAGCACAATTCGCCTGTGTTCCTCGAAAATGGTGTAATTCTCATTGACACAGAATGGAATGGAGAATGTTATCTTTCTGACGGAAAAGAATACAGACCCGTTTATAATGAAATCGAAGAGGATGATACGGAAATCATCGGGTACTATGAAATTTAAAAGGCTGCCATTTCTGACAGCCACCGCACTTAGAATCATACCAAGCGAAAACTAGGTGCAAATATATAATAACATATTAAATCATTAAAGACAACTTACAATTTTTGTAGGCTGTCTTTTTTTATGCACGGAAAGGAGAATATAAATGCAAAACTTAGAGGATGGAGGTATAAGCAAATGATTATAGTGGCATCAAACGGTTACGAAGTAATCGACAACAGACCAGAAGCAGAAAACGCAGATTCACTTGCAAAACATTTTGAAAATCGTTATGCAAGAGAACAGAAAAGAAGACTTTCCGATCAGTTACACAAAAATAAACATCCATTTGCAAAAGTGTTAGCTAATACAATGGGATTGCTCTAAGAAGGGAGAATATAATCATGAATGAATTATCATGATATCAGATGTTAAAGCCAAATTACTATGCATTGCTTTTAGCAGTAGCGAAAAATGTATCAGCAAAAGATGCACTTATTGAAATGGGAATTAGCCCAGATAACGCAAACAAGGAGGTTGTTATAAATGATTAAAGGGAAAGGATACGTAGTTCCAGATGGATATATGGGATATGCAAACGGAAAATACCAGCTTTTTGAAACAGAAAACGCATATTACGAATATCTTCTTAAAGAGGTAGAGGTATGAGCAGTGAACAGATAAAAGAAATCAAATGCAATCTTTGTGTAAACTGTGGTGACAGATGTTGTTGTCACGGAATGGAAAGTTGCAAAGATGTAAATGAATATATTCAGAAAGGAAGTGTGACAAGATGAAATACATCACTTATGAAGAACCGCTGAAAGGCAAAACATTCACAGAAAATCAGATGCATGAAGTTTATAGAGATATGGCAGACAAAAAAGAATATCCAGATTTTGAATGTTGGAAAACAGATATGCTTAAATCTGGTGTATTTAAAGAAGTTTAGCAACTAAACGGCAAGCGAAAGCAAGCCGTTATTTTTATGCAAAAAAAATTAAAACAAGAAAGGTTAAAAAGGTAAAAATTATGTGCAAAATCAATGGAAAGAAATTAGGAGAATTACGGACAAAGGCAGGCGTATCACAGAAGGAACTTGCAAAAGAATTGGGAATGTCTGTGAGTACTGTTCAGAACTACGAGTATGGAAAAAGCGAACCGTCAACAGATATAGCAAATAGAATCTGCATGTTTCTTAAAATCAACCGTGGTGAAATCGAGATACACGATGTTGGATATGATTTTACTCATGGAGAAAGCAAGGTTGTAGGTGCTGCTAGAAAACGTTTAAAAGACAGAAGATATAGAAAACCAAGTCTGGTAAACGCATTTATTTTAGAAAATAAAAAGAAAAGTGAAGAAGAGGAATTAAGCGAAATTGAATCAAAATTAATACCAGGACAGTCAATTATAATTGCAGGAAAGAAATACATTCAAATTGATCCGACACTTATACATATTCCAACATGGCAGAGAGATACAGATTTTGCTACAGCAGAAGAAATTAGTATTAACTTTGACGAAAATCAGTTTGATCCGATTAAAGTGTACATTAAAAATGGGAAACTGTACGTTGCTGATGGCGCACATCGCTTAATTGCTTTTATTCTTAGAAATATCAGTATGAAAAAGCAGTTAATGATTCTTGTTGAAGTCCTCAATTGCGATGAAGAAGAAGCGAGAAAAGTATTTCTTGCACAGAAGAAAGGCAGAAAAACAATGTCAAACAATGACATGTATAGAGCTGCTGTTGAAGAAAATGAGCCTGATTATGTTGCATTTAGAAATATTTGCAAAGCAAATTACATTCAGATTCCATCAGATGAAGAGATTATTGATAATCCAATAGGATCATTAAATCCATCTTCAGTAATGCTTCGTATGGCAAAGAAGGAAAATGAACTGATGAATAAAATTGTTGCATTGATAAAAGACCTTAATTGGACTGGCTCAAGCAAGAATGCAATTACCCCACGTAATATAAAAGTTATTAAGAAACTTTATGCAAATAATAAAGGCATCAATGTTGAAGAGAAAATGTTACAGAATTGCAAAGGTGCTTCATTTTACGAGGCTAAAGTATTACCCGTAAAAAATGATGCAGAACTGTATGATATTCTTTCAGCAGAAATCAGCAAGTAAACAGAGAATAAAAATATAGAAAGCGAGTGATTAATATGAAACATCGGTAAGAAAAATATCAGAAAAGCAAACCAAATACATACAACATATAAATACGAAGCTGGGATAGCGGCTATACGGTCACATTATAATAAGGAAAGGATTGGTTGATATGGGAAAGAGAAGATGGACAAATGATACACGGATTGTCAAGCCTATTCTTGAAGCGAACGGATATTTTGCTTTAAATAATGGGCATAATTGTAACGGAAGCCATACGAAATTTGTGAATGCAAACGGAGAAGTAATTAGTGTGCCGAAATCAATTAACAGGATGTTGTGGCAAAGAGAAGTACGGAAACACAGTATTGTCGGTGGTATGACTGTTATAGGCAAATTAAAAAGTTAGGAGTTGATTAGCATGAAATGGAAAGAGATTTTACGGAAAGATGGCTATGCATTACTACAAAGCGAAAGTAATACACAATATTGCGTAGCAAATGATTATGATCCAACGCAGTCTGAAGATCAACAGTGGAATTATGGAACATATTTCACTTATTGGAATGATACAAAACGAAAAGCCGATTGTTTACAGAATGCTCTGGATTGTTTTAGAAGCAAAACAGAAAGCAATTATGTTACAAAGGGACAGAAGTATCTTGAAATTTACAGAGAAGACTATAGCGAAGGCGCATTCAATGAAATTTTACAGTCACTTGATTTAGATAACGACATGGTTGGAGACGCTTTTGGTTGTTATTGTATTGTGGATAAAGAGAGTTTAAGAAAGTGAGGAATAAATATGGGACAGTTCAGTTGGATATATTCAGATACAAATAAACAGCTTGTAGATAATAAGAAGGCAGATACATATTTGCTTGTGCCAAAACCATTTCAAGAGAAATACGGAAAGGCAATTTACGAAAGTTGTTATGATGGTTACGGAAATTTCGGAAGATACGATGTATACGATTTGATTCCAGAATGGAACAAAGAAATGATTCCTGAAATCATTCGTAGAATCAAGAATGGAAATTGGCATTGCAGTACAAGCGAAAACGATGTTGCAAATTTACAAGCATATTATGAAGGGAAAGAAATTGCTTGTGAACTTCGTTGGCTTGGAATTATAATGGCTTGTTATGATGAAGATAATGAAGCACTTGAATATTCAATCAAGATTACCACAAGAGAAATGGAATATGAAAAAGTTGCTCCATCATTGGGCGATCCGAATCAAGGTTGGGAAACATCTGATGATGATGAAGACGAGGAATGGTGGTAAGAGTAAATGGATATTTCTTTTGGAAAGGTAAAGTGATTATATGCAGCATTTAAAAACGGAGAAATGTGTTATATGTGGAAATACAGCGAAAATGTGGCATGGTTATGTAATTGCCAAAGATAAAATGGCTTTAGGTAATTATATAGATAAAAAATTGATTGCTGGATTTTGTGATAAGCATAGTGAAATATTATGCAGTGGACAAGATGGAAATTACGGTTGCTACAATTCTGAGTTGATGGGAAAATGTATTCCTTTATTCAACTCGTGAAATGCGTGTTTCATTAGAAAAAACGGAGGTAACGGATATGAGAAAAATTACGGTAACAGAAGACAATTTTGAAAAAGTCTTAGAAAAATTACGGAAAATGTGCGATAAATACAAAATGCTTGAATTCTACAGAGCTTTATCGGAAGATCTTACAGAAGTAAAATGTAAGACTAATTCAATGGGATTACGAAGTGAGCTTGATAAAGAATGGAGAGACAAGAATGGAGAATATAAGTACAAGGTAAAAAAGAAATTCTTTATGTATAGCAAGTATGTCTGTGTTACAAAACATCCTTTTAGAAGAGATTATGAAACTGATAAGGAATCATATAATGCAAAATATATGTATCCTAAAATGAAGAGTTTGATTCACCTTGATTTATCAGCTTCGTGTGCTTTAGTAATTAGTGAAGGAGATAAGGTGCAGTTTTTTCCTTTTGGTGGTTTCATTATATGGACAGATGATGATTATACGAGATTTGATAATCCACTTACGATATATAAGCACATTTATATTCCAGATTTTATAAAAGGTAAGATTAAAAATCTTGAACAGGAAAAGGAAACAAGAGAAAAGGAATGGAAATGGGAAGAGGAAGAAGATGCTGCATGGTGGGATGAACAATATGAAAAAGATATGGAACGTGAAATGAACGAATATATGTAAGAATAGAAGTAGTATTTGAAATTCGCATTTCAAAGGAAAGGAGCAAATTATGGATAGATACTTAGTTGTGTGGTTAAGAGAAGGCAGAGAGAATGTTGATGTCATTGATAATGCTATCACTCCGCATGAAGCGGCTAATAAGGTAAAGGAAATGCATGTAAATGCTAACGTAGTAGCAGTAGGCATTATGTTAGATAACGAACAGTGGAATTACCTGTAGTAGTTGAAACTAAGATTTCTTTGAAAAGGAGTGAAGAGAAATGCCAAGTGTTGAGGAATCAAAAGAAGATGCACGGAACTTAAATGAACTTACGGATCACTTGATTAAGCTGATTGAATCGAATAACAAGCGGTTCTCATTTGAATTTTGTGCAGGTGGAACAATGGAGATTTACGACAAAGAAAAAGAAATCGGTTATGCAGTTCACATTGCACCAATTGAATATGATGAGAACGGAAATGCAATAAATTTGTAGGAGGCTGATTTAATGTTAAATGCAAATGATTCACAGATAAAACTTGAAAAATATCATGCAGACTGTGTAAAGTTTTGGACAAGACAGAATGGAATTGATGAAAGAGAAGCTTATAAGAGAGCTTTGGAGTATGATCTGATTGAGATTTTTAAGGTAAATAATGATTGCTTACATGATCCATATTCACCAAAAGGAGACGAACTTGATAAGCAAACAACACTCGATTTCTTAAAATACAGATGTCAAGACTTATACGGAAAAGAGTGGGAAGAACATTGGAAAGAATACAATTTATAGCAACCGCAAAGACAGTTAGGAGAATAAATACCTAGCTGTCTATTTTATTACAAGAAAGAGAGGAAACGAATTATGAGCAAATGGTTATATGATCCTGAAACGGATTCACGGAATGGAAAAGAGTTTACTTACAATTTGCCAATACATGAAAATGAGGACTTACTTTTAGGTTTTACATATAGGCAAATTATGGATGAAGTGATTGCAAATTATGGTCACAATGTAACAGAAAAAGAAATCAGAAAACAGGTAAACGAACATCTGGAAATGGCTAAAGAAAATATGGAAGAAAATTTAATGTTGTGTATTGACAGTATGTTAAAAGAAATTAAGGAGGCGTAATTATGTATAAAATCATTAACCCATGTAAGTGTAAGGTTTACACAAAAACAGGAAACGAAGTAGATAGAAATGCATTTGTAGAAATTGAATATAAAGATTCAAAATTAAGTATGTGTGGTGTAGTTGCGCCATTATCAAATGGAGATTGCCTTGGCTCTGCTGGTCAGTGTGTAGATGAAATTAGAAATGGTTCACCAACAGATGAGTGGACAACGGAAATGCTTAACAAATTATGTGATATTTGGGATAGATGGCATTTGAATGATATGCGTCCTTATTGTGAACACATGAGAGAACTTGGATGGACAGAACACACTCAGGATAAAGTTAAAATTGAGAAATGGACTTTAACAAAAGAAGCTTGTCAGAAAAAAGATAACGCAAAGAAAAGAGCATTGGAATGTTTGAAAAATGGAGAACCATTTTATCCAACTAAAGAGGAAACAACATATGCAAATATGGAATATTCTATTGATGTTTATGATGGTGAAGAAGTCACTTATGGAGAAGCATACGAATTAAAAGAGAAAGATTGTTTAGGACATTCAAATACAGAATATAAGACAAGAGGTTGGATTTCATATAAAGATCACAAACTCGGTTTTATTGGTATAGAATGCCCAGTGTGCGGTTATAAATACGGAACTGCTTGGAAGATGGAAGAAGTACCACAGGATATAATTGAGTGGCTGGAAAGTTTACCAGAAACTAAAGTAAAGCCAGCATGGGTATAAGGAGGTCTAGTATGAGAGAAATTGAAGTAAACAATGGATGTAAGATTGTATTAGAGAATAAATCACAAGGTATAGAAGTTATTCATTGTGACAGTAAGGGAGGTATTGCATATAGTTACAATATTCCTGATGGCGAACTTGTAATGTTGCTGAATTATTACAGAAACTGTAAGAGTGGCAGAGAAAAATCTGATTATATATTAGAAGGTAAAATTAGAAATACGAACACGGATATCGTTGAATATATATAGTCAAAGGAAATTGTAATTTACATTGAAATTTTAGAAAGGTAAAAGGTGAATATTTATGGCAGATACAAAGAAAACAAAAAGATTGCACATTGGTATGGCTTACACGTATGTAGGAGACACAGGAATTGATATTCCTATGGAATTATTAGAAGGTAAAACAGATGAAGAACAGTTGGAAATTGCTTGTAAATATGCACAGGAACACATTGACGAAATTCCTGTTGCTACTAATGCAGAATATATTCCATACTCGGATAATTTTGAGATTGATGATATTGATTTTGAAGATAACGAACAGTAATACAGCGAAAAGGAGATTAAAACTATGAGAGTAAACGAAGTAAGAAAAACAGAAACAATCGAGAAACTTGTAAGAATAGAGTACATTGCAGAAGACGGCACAGTATTTAGAAGCGAAGAGGAGTGTAAGAAATATGAGGAATCAGCATTATTTGTAATCAGCAAAGAGTTAAAGAGACTTGATAATAAGAAAAATGGAGCTTCTGAATATGACATTTATGATGAATGTTCTGATGAATATCTGGTAGAGATTTTCAATGCAGAAACAGAAAGAGATATTGAGAATATCAGAAGATATGTATATCTTAAAGCTCTTTTAAATAGTTCATATGCGAGAAAGGAAGATGTTGATTTACCTAATATCACAGCAGGGCATGAAGTAATTATTCATTGGAACTATGACGAGGATAGTTGTTGGACTATTGGAAATGGAAGTATTGATGCTTTCTGTGGCTATATTAGAGAGAATCTTATGAGCTTAATTACTCCAAAGGAGGAAAAATAATATGAATGGATATGAATTTAAAAGAGAAATCGAAAGAATTTTTAAGGTTGCACGAAATATGTGCCCTAATGTAACAGATGAAATGCTTTATACAAACGGAGCAATTCATTATATGAACGGGAACGACAGTACACCGTTTGATTGGAATTGCAATAACAGGTTATGTGAATTTTTCATTTTCCATAAAAATGAGATGGGCTTTATCAAGGCATTCGTAAATAGTGACAACACAATTGATATGTACATCTATGAAACAGACGATGCTATGCAGCCGACTTATAAATTTACAGAGGAAATGGAAAAGGTAAAAGCAAGTAGTTTTGCAAAGATTATGAACTATATTGCGGATGATAATGGATTGTGGGATAAGCCGATTGATGAACTTGATTGGGATGTTGATAGTTTAGAGTGTGATGAGATTGATTAGAAATAAGAGAATATATAAAGGCAGATGCAAATAATTGTGTCTGCCTTTTGTAATGGAAGGAGAAAAATGACAATGAAAATTAAAGAATACAAATTATACAAGACAGCTAAAAAGACAGCAAAGGAAAACAACCTAGAATATGTCGATTCATTTGAAACTGGTAAGAGAAATATCTTGTTTGATTTCTCATTATTAGATAACACAGATAAATTAACAAATGAAGAGAAACAGTACATTAGAGAACACGCATTACGGAATTTACATGCTAGTGATTGCGAACAGTTCTATGGGAAAGAGTTTGATAATTTTACAGTTTGTAATGGTAGAGCATTATATTATCCACATAAAGTTTATGATGAACATGGTTGTGAACGCAGATATGTAATTATGCAGCTTGCAAAGATTATTCATGCAAGAGGAACACGAAAGAGTGTTTATGATGACTATGAAACAACGGAAATTAAATTGGATAGTGGTTATACAGAACCAATAAGTGATTATGAAATATAGAACGGAGGTTGATTGATATGACAAAAATTAGAATAGATAACACAGGCGATGGAACATGGTGGTTATACAATAGCAATCAGAGTTGGAAAGATTATTGTGGTTGTGAAAATTTCGATGAACAGGTTGTTCTTACAGGCAATAGAGATTTTGCAGGCTGTACTGAGGCAGAATGGTATCAGAAAGCAAAAGAAATCTTGGATGATATTGATTGCTATGACGAATATCCAACGGATGTATCTGATGAAGTGAATGCAAAATTAAAAGAAATGTATGATAAATGCAGATGTACAGAAGATATTATTGTTGATGTAATCAGACTTCTTTATCCAGAAGACACCTTTAAAACTGGAACAATCAGAGGGTATAGCCAGGGAGATTGGCAAGATTACATTGTCATGGGAGATGTGGATACAGGTTTACTTGAAGCAATGTATTTTGGAAAGATCTCTGATATTACCGTAACAACGGACGAAGAAGAATTTGGAGATGTAATCACTCATGATGAACTATGGAGAGCAGAAAGAGAAGAGGGATTAAAAGAATTTTTCAGAAATCATTACGAACTTGATAAGGATGAAGAAATTCATATCTTACAGGCAGACGGATATAAGCAAGTAGTTGATTGGAAAGCAGTTGGATAAATTCCAAAGGAAAGAACTGTTTCTTGAAAAGGAAGTGAGGTAAATAATTATGCTGAGATATGGACGGAAATTTAATATTACACAGGAACTTATGGACATAATTGCAACTTATATGAATGATGACATAAGAGAAGATTTACATTTCAGACTTGCACCATGCGAGCCTGATTTATTTTTAAGAGAATATGTAAAGAGAGATCCTGAATTTGAGAAACTTTTATATGATGAATTTGGAATTGAAATGGAGGTGCAATAATTATGATGACAGAAGAGAGATTTAAAGAGACAAATTATAAAATGAGTTACGAGGAATATAAGAAATGTTGTTGTCACAGATGCATGAAGGAAGATTGCATTCATAGAGATGCATATAGAAGATTACCAGAAATTGATGGTGGTCTTGGTTTGTGTCCTAATTTGAAGGGAGAGTGATTGATATGTATCAGCATATAGAATTTATTGATGGTAGTAATCCTTATATCAGCAAAACGGAAAAGGATTTCAAATGGATGTGTGAACATTATGTTCTCATTCCGATTGCAGAAAATTTCTGGAAAGCAACCGATAGAATTTATTATAAAGTAGTTGGCTTTGCGGATAAAAATAAGATGGCTACTTTTAACAGAAATTACAAATCAAAAGCAGGTGCAATGAGAGTAATTTGGAAAGCAATTAAAGAGAATAAATTTGAGTGTATTGTACTTAGAAAAGAGGTTGAAGATTTACGGAATGATGAACACTTTGATATTTCAGTGAGTACACCTATTAAAACATGGAATTTGGGATAGATTGGAGTAATGAAAATGACAAAATTAGAAAGTATTAAATGTGAAAAGTTACTGAATGAAGCTATTGAATATGCGATTGATGCAAAAGACAAATTGGATGTAGCTGCAAGACATCCTAATGCAACGGAAAGATATGTTCTGGAAAATACCGCACATAATCACAGAGGTTATGCAGAAGGAATTAATCAGTCACTTGCAGTTTTAGGATTTAAGCATGAACGGATGGTAGAGTTAGAAAAATTGATAGGTTAAGAAATAGCAATTTCATTTTAAGATTGGAGTGATTTTATGGACAAGAAAAGTGAAGAATATTTAAGTCAGTACATAAAACTTACTGATAAAATCAAACAGAAAATAGAATCTCATGCAAATAGATATAATATCAAAGCAGAAATATGCGCATGGTATTCAAATTGGGAAGATTTTTGTTCAGACTGGTGTGATGAATGTGGTTATACAAGAACAGAAGCACGGAAATTATACCATGGAGGTATAGGTGAATTTATGAATTTACCTAATGGAAACGGAATTGTTAGATTTGTTATTTAGAAAGAAATGGAGTGTTTATATGTTAAAGGCAATAAATATTAAATGGGACACAGATGGAGATATGGAAGTATTCAATGAGCTTCCATCTGAAATAATTATTCCAAATGAATTAGAGGAACTGTACAAGAAAGACAGAGAATATGCACTTGAAGAGATTTCAGATTTGTTATCAGACGAGACAGGATTTTGTCATGATGAATTCGAAGTTGTAATGGAAATCACAAAAGAATCTGTTGAGAATGAGTTATATGATTTTTTCAATAACAAAATGGAAAATGGTGATGCACCTGAAATTGAAAGAGTTAGTCGTTATCCAGATATGTATGTCACAGGAGATAATGGAATTGTTATTGATTGTAAAGGTGAAAAGCAGATTAGATTGATTATCCAGGTAGATTAAGGAGTGGTGATTTATGAATTATACTTATTTTGGAAACAGAATTGAAAGAAGCCCATTAGGGAATATGGGGTTACAGTTATTAGAAGCTCAAGAGAAATTAGTTTCTCAGGAATATGAAATTGAGAATCTTAGAGTTAAAGCAGCCATGTATAAAGCATATTTCTTTCGTAATTTCATGTTAGCAGAAAAATTACAAAAACAAAGTGAAGAAAACAGAGATGCACTTATCGGAGAGTTTGATGGTTTTTCATATGCAAGTTGGAGAGCTAATGCTGTATATAGAACGCTTGAAAATATGTGCGATGAAGGACTATTAACTGAAAAAGAATATAGAGAATGCAAAGTATGAAACTAGAGTTTTCAATGGAGGTAGACATGGAAAAAATTGATAATAATATTCAATTAGCTTTCTTAGGTGGTATGAAAGCTGGATTAGAAGCATTAATTCATGGACTTGAAGTAGTAGCAGAGAATAATAACGGGCAAGTATCATTTGAGTTTATTAAAATGGTTTCTGCTAGTACGATAGCTGATGTAGAATTAAAATTATCTAGTATAGAGAACGGGAAAGGTCTTATAGATGCTTTAAATAATAAAAGCAAATGAAAGATGATTTACAATGCTCAGGATTTGTTATAAGGAGAGATGTATTATGGTAAGAATTAAAGATGGAAATTATATAGCAATGTTCTATGATAGAATGATTGAAGTAAAGGCAGATTCAAAAAGAGATGCTTATAATAAAGCAAAAAGATATTTTGAATCAAGAGAACATAGAGAATTATTTGATGGTGAACTAAAAGTATGTCAGATACCATCTATGATAGGTGTTCTTGATGAGTAAATGAAACGATGATTTAGTTGTATGAAAGAGAGGTAGATATTATGAGTGGAATGTTTATGTTTCCAGGAATGTTTTATAATCATATTAAGGATTCAAAATTAAAAATGCCAGAGGATTTTGAAAATTACAATCCAGAAGAGTATCCTCATTTTCACGTATTTATGCTTACACATTTAGGACAGCCAATTGATATTGCTGCATTAGAGGATAACGCAAATATCATAGCTGACATTCCAGAGAATGCTATTAAAAGTGTGACGCTTAATGATTTAATGGAAAAGGGTGTTGTATTTGGAACTGGCGATTTAGTATGAAACGGAAATTTACTGTCCTTTTAATAGGACACAAGACATGATATAATTGAAGAAAAACGGAGGTAATTATTATGGCAGAGCTGATTGGGTTTGTATTAGCAATATTGATTTATTTATGGCTTTCAGGTGTGTTTAGCGGAGAAAATCAAAATAATCAGAAATTTGGCGATGGGAAAAACCGTTACGACTTTAAAGATTATGTTGACAATAAGGTAGATAAGTATAATAAATAGGAAAGTGGGTGGTGAATATGTTATTAGAATTATTGGGATTATTGGGACTAAAAGCGACAGCGAACGTTGTTTGTGCAGTTGATGATGCAAAAACAAAAAGAAATACGACAACATTAGATTTAAATGGAAATGTAACTTGTATAGGTAGAACAGGGAAGTATTATGTTAATGGAGAAGAAACTTATAGTTGGTCAGAAACAGATAAATACGGAAATACCCATAATTTGACAACCGGTGTACACAGTGGAAAAGTGTATAGGGATTCTTTTGATGAACGAATGCGTCAAGAAAATAACAAGGCAAAAGAGGAAAAAGTTCGTGCAATGAAAAGTGGCAGACCAACTTATTACAAATATAACCCAATGACTCAAAGGGTGATGGCTACAGAAGTTACAACAGACAAAGTAATTGTTTGCTTTGGAGAATTTTTTAATAAAAAAACTAAAAAAACATCTTACAGAAAGTGGTATTTACAACCATGGCAAAATAAATACAATTGTCAATCACCTGCTCCAGGAGATCGAGGAATTGAAATAACGGAAAAAGAATATAAAAAGTTGCATGATGATCGTCATGATTTAGAAGGAATTCCAAGTGGAGAGGTTTTAAATGAACTATGGGGGACTACATGTTTTCATTAGATTGGAGTGATTAAAATGAATAAGCAGCGAAGAGAAAAGATAAGACAACTCAAAGTAAAATTTCATGATGTGCAAATCGAATTGAAACAATTGTCAGGTGAATTATCTTCTATATTAAACGAAGAACAGAATGCATTTGATAATATGCCAGAAGGATTACAGAGCAGTTACAGAGGAATGTGTTCTGAAGATGCAATTGATAGTATGGAAGAAGCGAGTGACAAACTTGATGAAGTGATTGAGTTGTTAAATGATATTGTGTAGAATGTAGAAAGGAGAATAGCATTATGAATGATACGCCAGTATATGAATGGGAAGATGCAATAAATTTTATTGCAGAAAGATGTAATATTGACAAAGATACAATTGAGACAGTGCTTACGTTAGAAGAGGACTATATGAAAAGTATTGGAATTATCATGGAAGAACAATCTAATTTTGAGATTGATGGTCAACAAAGAGAACAAAGTAAATAATAGTTTCATTTGAAGATTGGAGATAAATTACATGAAAATTGTGAGTGTTGAATGGCTAACAGACGAAATTACGGAACGATTAAATAATGAAAAAACCTGCTATTTGTCAAGTGATAAAGAATATTGGTTATTTACAGATGATAATGTGTTTAATAAAATTGGCAAAGAGTTACATTCGATTTCTGTTGCAGAATGGTTGTATGGAAAGTGTGAAGACAATGATTTATCTACAACATTTATGAATACACAATATGATTGGAGTGATTATAATATGGATGCAGCCTCCGATGTAGATGTGTCTAAATGCTGCAACAATCAATGGGATCAGGTTATGATAAACTATGTGAGAAATGTAGTTGAAGAATCCATTTCGTATAAATTAGAAGAATCGTTAAGAGAAATGGTGAATTACAAATTTGAAATGGATTATATAAAAGATGCTGTAAAAAATGTTTTGGACTTAGAAGACAAATAATAGCCAATGAATCCAAGTTTTCATGTGGAATGGAAAGGAGAATGATGTAATGGAATTTGCAAAATATTATAATGCAAGTAATCTCGTAGAAGAGATGAAAAAAGCAGAAGAAATTGACGGTTATCCAACAGGTGATGATAAATTTGAAGGTGTATATGTTTGTATGGATACAAACGACTTTTGGATTAGCAGAATTAACAAGGGATATAATGAAGAATATGATAGAGAAGACGGTAAATATCTTGTAGAACGTAATAAAATTAGTATCTATGATGTCATGGATAAACTTCATGAACTATATTCTAAGAAATTACCTGACTTTAAGGAAAATGATTTACAATTTGAAATGAAAAATAAATGCCATAATTATTTAAAGAGATTTAAAGCAAAAGATATATGTAAGGCAGTTATCCTTTTAGACGATTATGACGGATTATCAAATTGGGATTGTTACGAAACGGATTCATTAGAAGAAGCTATTGAAATTATTGATGGTGGATATGGAATTTTGCCATTAGTAGCATAAGAAATATAGGTTTATTATGGAAGGAGAATGGAATATATGGCAAATGAATATAAAGTAGAAGAAACAAAATTTGGTACTCGAACAAGCCATCCTAGTTATGGCACTTTGTTATTTAACAGAGCTTATGGTGGAAAGACACCATTATTCGGAAGCAGCATTGAACATAGTAATGTAATTACAATGGAACTTAGACATGCTGATATCACAAGAGAATTAAATCGTGATGATATTTTTGGCAATAAGCCTATTGTAAAAGTTGAAATGAGTTATTCACAATTTGCTGAGGCAATTACATCTTTTGGACAAGGAACAGGAATTCCAGTAACAATTTGCTATACTGAAAAAGATGGGGAAATGCCTCCGTGTGATTTTGTTAGCAAGAGAGAACAATTTACAGGAGAATTTAAAGAGCAGACTGATAAGACAATGGAAAAGTCAAAAGAATTAATAAATGAAGTTGCTGAATTGTTTTCTTCAAAAAAGACACTTACAAAGGCAGATAAAGAAAATATTTTAAAAAAGCTCAATATGTTAACTTACGATATTGGAAGCAATATTGGATTTATTGCAGATCAGTTCAATGAACAGATGGATAAAACTGTTATGGAAGCAAAGGGAGAAATTGAGTCCTTTTGCCAGAACAAAATCAATGCAATTGCTAATGCATCATTGGTAGAACATAGAGAAGAGTTTCTAAAATTGGAAAATCCAGTTGATATTGAATCAGAATAAGCCAAGTAAATTTAACTTTCTTTTGGTATAGAAATGGAGAATATTATGTTAAGAAGAAATTTATTTATAGGTATTCCAAATGACAAATTAAAAGAATGCTATGATAGTTATATTAGAGTTAGTTGTAAAAGAGAAAATAAAAAAGAGTTATTTTCTGATTTAGTAATAGAATATAAGTCTTTTATAGAAAGCAATCATCCTAAAGCAGCGGAAGCAATTTGTGAAAGGGATATGTTTAATGAGATTGCAAGAAGATATTTTAAGATAGCTGATATTATTAAGGACAAAGATTTTTGTGAGATATTTGGAATTGAGGTGAAAGACAATTAGTAAATTAATACAGAAATTAAATTGGGATATGCCATTTATAAAAAATCAGTGTATGTTTGTATATGCAGATGCTGATTTAGATTCTAATCAAAAAATGCAAGAACCATTACAAAAACTGTATCAGTATGAAAATCAGCCAGATATGAGAGAAAAGATAAGAGAATATATTAATGAGCTTGATACAGAAATTGGCAGACTTGAAGATTTATTAAAAAATACTGATAGTCCATATGATTTACAGATTAAAGGTAGGTTGAATGCGATAATTGAAGTAAAAAATGATTTATTAGGAAGATTAGAAGAGGTAATATGAATGAAAAATAATAAAGCTATTTGTAGAAAAACAGACGACCACTTTACAGAGGGCAAGGAATATGAATGCACCCCAGCATATGCAAAATATGAAAGTGCAGTTGTAGATATTCTTGACAACAATAAAGAACTTATCACAGTGGAAATAAATGATAAAGATTTTCAGTTTATTTTCAACTAAGAAAGAATGAATTACTTGGAAGATTGGAAGAGGTGATATAGATGGATAGAAAACGAAATAATCCTACATGGTGTTGTGATCAAATTGAAGAGAAGATTAAAGACTACAAAATATCTCTTACAGAAATTAAAGAAGAAGAGGTAAAGAGGCAGCTGGAAATTGTCATTGATGATTTAGAATCAATTCTATACAAGTAGATTAGAGGGGGTGATATAAAATGACCAATGGCATTAAAGAGAAAGACATTCGTGATATGCAAAAATGCTTTGATAAAATGGAATATATTCTAAAAAGGATTCAGGTATATAATCCTGAAGCACGAATTATTTGTATTGAAAGTGATACAATAGCTCTAGTTAATTTCAATGGTGAGTTTATTGATTCAGCTCCACAAATAAAAGATGAACATATTGTTGCAAGTCAAGACATACCAGCAATGGATAACTATTGTTAAAAGAAATGACGATTTCTTTTGAAAATTTGGAGGTGTAATTATGGAATATAGTGAGTTATTAAAAGCAAAAGGATTTAGTTTAAATTCTTATCCAGAAGGAAAATTTTGGGAAATGATTGTAACTGACAATGAAGATAAGAAGCAACATATTTGTAATGTATTTGGAGCGGATATCGAACTATTTGATTCTAATATAACGGATATTGATACACTTATTTTACAGTGCGCAGAAGATTTCACAAAATGTATTTTCTATTATGATTGTAATCCATTTGATATGGAATCAAATACATTCATGAATTGTGTAAAAAATATATAACCCAAAGAAAAATTGCTTTCAAGTGGAGGTAGATATGTTATATAATATTGGTGATAAATTAAAATGTAAACGTGAAGTTAATTCACAATGTCTTGAGATGAGTAATCCAGATTTTATAATAAATATTGGAGATATTTATATAGTAACCGATAAAGATGATTATCCTGATGATAATCATTGTCATTGGTACGAATTAACTCAAGAAAAAGATAAAACTGTTATCTTAAACGTATGGAACGATGAACCAGAACACATGATTATAGATGATAGATTTGAAAAAATAATAAAATAGAACTACAGTATAATAATATTAGAGGCAGGAATCAACTGCTTCTTTTTTTATTACAGAAAAGAGGTGACGAAAAATGAATATGGGAAATCCAAAGAGAAGTTCAAAATTTTTATGTTTAAATTGTATGAAAATAAATGAACTTGGATCTGGAATTCAGCGTGGAGGTCATCAGCGTGAAAAATGGCATATAAAGGATCTAGCTTGTTTTAATAAACCTTGTTGCGGAAAACAAACTAAGAATATAGAAATTAGATGGTGTGACGATTTATTGGAGGCATATGATAGAGCCGAACAAATTAGAGATAGATACTATAAAAACGGAGAATAATACATATAGAAAGAGAGGTTATTTAATATGGCACAGACAAGAGATTATGCGACTAAGAAAAAAGGTAAAACAGAGGTGCAGCCATTTTGGAACATGGAAGATATCAAGAATGTTATTGAGTGGTTTGAAAAAAATGAAGAATGGGACGGATATCTTATTACATTATTAGAATTGCTTCTTGGTAGACGAATTGGTGATACAGTTATGATGAAATGGTCGGATCTGTATTACGAGAACGGAAATCGTAAGAGTGAAATTGATACCATCGAGGAACAGAAAACTGGAAAGATCACTAATCTTCCTGTAAGTAATATGGTTTGGGAGGCGGTTGACAATTATTTGTCACACGTAAAAATTGACCCAATGGAACATTATAATGAATATATATTCAGTTATATACCTAAAACATTATGGCTGTTAAGACATCCTAATACACCTTTTTATATGAATATTGAAACATGGTGTGGTTATTTAAATAAAGATTTTTCTGATAAGAGAAAGCAGAAAATTTTGGATGACTTTCATAAGCAAAAAGAATACAAGAGTCTTGGAGATTATTTATATTATATTATAGAATACAATGATGTTGTAAAGTGGCAAACAGATGATTATAGAAAGAAACTAAAAAAAGCGGTTGAGGATGTTGGTATTCGATATCCTATATCAAGTCACAGCCTTCGTAAAAGCTTCGGGTATTGGATTCATAAGACACACCCGTTTGATCCTGATTGTCTTTTGTCATTGCAGAAATTGTTCAATCATACTGATTTACAAATGACAATGAATTATATTGGATTAACAGAAGAGAAAAATAGACAGTTGATTAATGACCATGGAGAATTCATTCATAACGTGCTTGCTGGTAAGGGAGATGAGATAGTTAAAAATATGCCAGTTGTCTCATTAAAGTCTGATGATTTTGGAAAGATTATAAGAATGCTTACTGATGATGTTGATAAATATCAAGCTGCAATTAATATGGCAAATGAACTGAGAATTTTATAAATATGTTTGCGATATCCTATAAATATGTTTGTGATATTCTATTGACTTTTATGAATCTTATGAATATAATAACTATTAGTTAATGACAATAAACGACATAAGATTGGATGATTAATATGAATCAAATAGGTAGGGCTTTCTTAAGTAAAACAAAGTTAGACGTGAATAACAGTGACATTGTGGCAATTGTGGATTTTTTATCCTCGGCAGATTCCATCAATAAGATGATAGTGGTGTCGGATTTGGGATTACCCGCGCTTACGGGAGTTGTGAAAGATCTCGAAGAGAAATTTGCAAATTGCAAAGGTTTTCCTTTGAATCATGACGCTCCCGATCACAATGCTCCAAATAGGCGGAGTATAGGATGGATGATTAAATTCATCATGAAACAAGTTGGGTATTCGCCGGTAGATGGTGGATTAAGTGAAAGAGCAAGATTGCGAGATTTTGCGGGGAGCAAATATTTTTCAACGAGTGCAATTTATCAAAAAAATTGTACCCCAAAGTTTAAAATCAATGTTGAACTGGCAAATGTTAGTTAACAAAATGTAGGATTGCCAATGTAATAAAATAAAAAAATAGGACATACTTATGTGATTTCGTCCTTATCAATGAAATTAATATCTAAATAGATATTTAATGCATCGCATAATTCGAGTAAATTATTGATTGAAATATTTTCTTGCTTAAATCGTGACGTTAATGCAGCCTGTGAGATATTTAATTTTTCGGCAAGTTCTTTTTTCTTTATATCTTTTTCAAGCATTATGGTCTTAAGTTTAAGAAGAATTTGTTTAGTGTTAGCTACTTCCATTTTTGTCCCTCTATGTTTCAAATGATTAAGATACATCTTAATTATATAAGATATATACAAAATATACAAGATATAAGTAAAAAGTTTATACATTATTATATCTTGAAAAATTAAGATATATATTGACTATTTAAGATATATGGACTATAATGCAAAGTATCAAAGGTAATCCAAGTACATAAATAACAAAGAGAGGAGGACGTACATATGGATTTACAGAGATACGATGTTATAAAAGCGAAAATCAAATATCAAGGCGAAGGATCAGTCCAGACTAAAGAACGTCCATATGTTATCATAAGCAATCCAATAGGAACAAAACATGCTTCTATAATTACAGTGATGCCTTTGACAACTAAGCTAAAAAAAATAAACATGCCTGTTCATAGTTGCATTAATGCAGATGATGATAATGGTTTAACAGAGTATTCTATGGTGCTCGGAGAACAAATTATAACAATATCCAAGGACGAAGTTATTGAAAGACTTGGAAATATTACTGATGCTTATGAACGAAAACTTATAGATAAAGCTTGTTTCAACGGCTTGTTTTTTGGAACTGAATATAGATTAGAGGAGGCGAGGGCGTAATGTATGTAAGTAAAGAAAAGGCAAAACAGATAATTGATGAAGCTCCTGGTATGATATGGATTGATTCTTTTAATGGAATGACTTTTATTCATACAAGACCAAGACAAATTACTATTGATGAGGGGAAAAGAATAATTAACAAGGCGAATACAGTTGACTATCAGAATAATGATTTCTTTGGATTGCTTTCATTAGAGGGAGTACAGGAATTTATGGTACACAATATTAAATTTCCCCAGATAGAGTCCTGATTATAGGACTCAAAATATGATATAATAAAAATATCGAACAAAAACCGAACATGATACAAACACCTGTTCGAAATAATGATTGACAAGAACATTTGTTTGGAGTATTATAATTTTTGTAAGCGACAAAAAAGATAGAGCCAAGCGATTCAAACGCTGCGCCAACAGCTTTCTACTTGACTCTATCAACCAAATACATACAACAGCATTAAGCCATTGCAGAAGCGAAATATCGCTTGTACTTATTTTACATATATTTCGAAAGAAAGTCAAGTTTCAAGCGTTTTCTGCAATTAAAATTCCTAATTTGCACAATTAAATATGGAGAATAATATTATAGGGCATTCGCCAAGAGGTAAGGCACATGACTTTGACTCATGTATTCACTGGTTCGAATCCAGTATGCCCTGTTATGGGGATTTTCTACCCAGTAAGTCCTCAGAACGCAGATATTTTTTCTGTAAGTGCAGTCTATAAGCTGCATAAGTTCTTATAGAGAATAACTCACTAACGAGTTACATAACCGACATATACTTTTTGTTTCGTTATTTGATATATACCTTCCATATGTCGGTCTGGATCATTAGTTCAGTTGGTTAGAACGCTCGGCTCATAACCGAGAAGTCGTCTGTTCAAGTCAGACATGATCCATTAAAAAATAAAAGAGAGGGGATGATATAGTTGGATTTTGTTATAAAGAATAATAAAAATGTATATATCCGACTAAGTGAAAATGGTAAAGCCGAAACATGCAAAGAAAAAAATATGGGGAGATTTACAGAACAGAAAGCAAAGAATATTCTAAAGTCGCTTCCAAAGACTCTTAAAAATCTGAATTTTCGGATAGAGTGTATTCCTGATATTAAAATGGAAACACCTGTTCAGAAAATTGTAAAAGAAGAGTCGAAGAAAATTATCGAAAACACAGATTATCAACCTTCTGATAATATTACGCAATGGGTTGAAAAATTTGGTGCATGTTCGGATATTTTTAAAGAAGCAAGAGAAAGATATGTTGAATTGGAAGATGAATTACACACTTCTGATGCGGCTCTGATGGATGCTTTACATAGTATTGAACTTGAAACACCGAAGGATCTTTATTCTGCTTGGCTTGTATATAAAAAGATAAGAGAGAATAGAAGAAATAGAAGACAACTCAAAGATGAAATGTTAATCATACATAGTATTTTAGAAGAAATTGATGATACAAAAATCAGCAGAGAACGTACACAAAAGGCTATTGATGGATTATTTGATCGTAAATATACATACCGAGTTGTGGAGGTGGACGAAAATGGTGATTTGTAAAAGGTGTTACATATCTATGGTTGGTGTGATGTCATTTTCTAAGGACAAGCATGAAAAGTTTTGTAGATGCCCAAAGTGTTATTCAGAGACAAAACATAGTCAAATCAAAGATGATGAACTGGATTTTAAAGAGATATTAGAGACAAAAATGATTGGAGACATGCGAAAGTGACAGTAAAAAAAACAAATTTATCACCCGATCAGTTGGCAATAGTTGATAGATATTGCCGCAATGATTTACGAGAATTAAAGAAAATTTGTCTGCCGCTAATATCCATGAAGGGTGTTGCAGATATGGAAATTGATGATTTGTTAAGTGATGCGATGAAGGTATTGCTTGAGACAGTTGAAAATTATGATTGCTCAAGGAATGATAATTTCGGAGCATATTTGACAACAAATATTAAACGCTCGTATTTAGATTGGACAAGAGATAGAATGCGAGATAAACGTGTTAATTATGCAAGGGATAGAAATGGAGATATTATTTATGAGTACTACGAAGAGAATGGAGAGAAGAAAAAAAGAAAAGTAATTCTTAAACCATTAACATTAGATGTAACGACAGAGGAAGGAAAGGAAATTAGAGATACGATAGCTTCAGATTTTCGTGTGGAGAATATTTTTATAAGAGAAACAAAATCTGAATGGCATCAAGAAGTTAATGATTATTTAAATAGTTTGTCTCCTTTGCAATACAAGATAATCATGATGCTTGCTGATAAATACACAAAAGAAGAGATTTGTGAAATCTTACATATTGAACCATTTCATTATGACAATCTTTTAAAAAAGATTACTTCTGATGAAAAAACTAAGCCTTTAAAGAGTTTGATGGGAGGAAAAATTCTATGAAATTAATAAGAGATAAGGTAAAAAAAGATACTTGCATGGCATCTAAAATATGTGGAATGATTGAAAGAGAAGATCTTAGAAATGATCATCCGCAGCAGAGAAAGTCTGGGCAATGGGAAGAAGAAGTTAGAGATAATTTTATAGTAACTGTTATTCAGAATGAAGATTTTGATCCAATTAAAATTTGTGAACAGCTTACAGATAATGGTGTTATCTTGTGGCTGATTGATGGATTACAGAGATGTACCACAATAGAAAATTATAAAGCAGGTAAATTTGCACTTGGCAAAAAAATAAATCCATCAGTGATTGAGTATCAAGAAGTAAAAAAAGATGAAAATGGAAAAATTGTTAAAGATAAAGATGGTAATACAGTATATGAAATCGTTTCTTTTGACTTAAAAGGGAAAAGTTATGCTCAATTACCAGAAAGATTAAAGGAAGATTTTAATAATTGCCCAGTAGAAATAGTAAAACATCTTGATTGTAGTGATGAAGAAGTGGGGCGACATATTGTTAGATATAACAGTGGAGCGAAAATGAACGTTGCCCAAAAAACAATCACCTATATGTGCAATGTTGCAAAAGATGTTAAAGAATTATCTGGACATGATTTCTTTAGCGATTGTGCAAAATTTTCCGATGTTAAAGATAGAAATGGAACTATTGATAAGATTGTAAATGAAACAATTATGGGGCTTAACTTTTTTGAACAGTGGAAAAGAAATGCAATGCAGCTTGGAAAGTTTTTAAACGAGTATGCAACCAAGGAGATGTTTAATAAGTTCAAGGAATATCTTGATAGATTGTACAATATTGTAACACCGACAACAGGGAAATTGTTTAGTGAGAAAAACGCACTTATATGGTTTATGCTCTTTGACAAGTTTGAAAAAACAGGATATCCAGATGAAAAATTTGGAGAATTCTTAAACGACTTTGAAGAGTTGAAGAACGTAAAAGTTGTTGTAGAACACACTAGAAAACCAAAAGGAACTGAAGAGACAAACAATTTATCATTTGCTGAAATTGATACATGTAATTCTACAAAAGATAAAGGAATGATTACAGACAAATTACATATTTTAGAAACACTTTTAAAGGATTTTTTAGCCAACGAATCAATGACGACAAAAGAAACAGAGAATATTAAAGAAGAGGATGATGAAGAAGAAACTACACTTTCGTTTGTTCAGAAAAATGTAAATTCAAATGTAATCGAAGAAGACATTGAATGTTATGAAAACATGATTGATGATTGCGTAAGAGTTGATTCGGAAGTGTACAAGCAGTGTAAAACAGCGTTAGTTGCGCTTATGGCTTATGCTTGTAAAAATGAAAAAGACATAGATTTTGAACAGTGGATTCAAAAGTATCAGAAAAATAGTTCTGGTTTTAGCACAGATCAAAGAATTAACTATACATATATGAAAAATAGCTTTGAAAGCTTTTTGAAACGTGGGTAATTTGTGAGGTGAGAAACAGATGATTTTATTATTAGGAAAAAATAATTTGGTTGAAAAATATGCAAAAGAGATACTAAATGCAGACATAGATAATTATATGGTTTATTATCCCGACGAAAAAACGCATTATAGTGAGTTACCACAGTGGGTAGAAATTGCAAGAAAAGAACAACCTTATATTGTAACAACACAAAATATTGAGATGATTGATATTTTCCTTTATTCAGATTTAGACTTTAAAATTATTACAGTCTATAATGTTGACGGAGAACTTTTATCAAGAACTCTTACGAAAGAAAAAGCTGTATGTTTGAAAGAAAAGATGGGATTAGAATTGAGATGAAAATTCTCTTTCTTTGGAAAAATAGGAGGTAAATATGGAAACAAAAATTAAAGAAGCAATAGAATTTTTAAGAGACAACGGATATTATGTAACAAAAATTCCTGAAAAATTATGTGAAGTTGCAGAAGAATGTTCTGAAACTGGGCATGGTGTTTGTATGGAGTGCAGTTGTTTTGTATGTTTGATAGGAAACGATTATTAAGAAAGTCGATTTCTTCGGATTGTGAGGCGAGAAGATGCAAATAAATATTAGTTATACATTATATACAGACGGTGATTACAGTTTAAGGAATGCCGAAGATTTTGGCTGTACTAATAGAGACGTAGTAGTTGATGATTTTGAATATTATGATTATGTTGGTTCTATGGAATTTAAATATGAAGAGGAGTGGCGTTGTAAAAGCGAAGCAAAAGATTTTCTTTGGAGATTTTTATGTGATGGAATTCATATATCTTATACACATCCTTGGCTACTTAAAGACTTTTATGACATTATGGAATCTTTAGAGAATGTTATTAATGAATATCAAGAGGGAATATCTGTAGTCCAAAGGCATATAACAGGTAATTATGAAGGAACAGAAATAAGAATAGAAATATTGAAGTAAAGTTCTTTGGATTGTGAGGTGAAAATTATGAATTGTGTTATGCATAAAAATATAGTCAATATTGAAATTGGGAAACCAGTTACTTCGAATAATAGAGGGGAACAGTTTAATTTAACAGATGGAAAACAATATTTAGTTACTGGTTTTGATGGAGATTGTATAAAAATCAAAAATGATATAGATAAAGAAGAGTGGTATTCACTAGAATATTTCTGCGAATTTGAAGAACTGTTTTGGTAAGAAAGTTCGATTTCATGTGGAGGTATAAAGTATGACGAATTTAATAGATATTTATAATGAAATTGAAAACAGTATTAATAGTTTATACGATTTTGACTTGAGTTCCCAATATAAAAAAATGATTGATGGTTTGAACTCAGCAATAGAAGATTTATATAAATATTACGGTATTAGAAGATTAAAAATAGATATAGAACAATTTCATAAGAATGAGATTGTAAAAATTGAGCAAGGAGAAGGTGGTTGTTTCTTACTTGGGTTAGATGAAAATGATTCAAGAATTGTTGACTTATACGAACATATGGACTTGTCGATTGATGAGCTATTTTTCTAATCACAAAACAAGGAGATCGGTAAAAATGGAAAATATAAGAAGATGGTTTGAGAATGACAAAGTAAACAATGGTCAGGATTACGAGATTTATGAATACGAAGGTCATTTAGAAGCAAGAACAGATACAGTTATTTTTATGATAGTAGAGCCTCATAGCGGAACTAGAAACAGATGGTTACTTAGAGTTACAACAGAAAGTGCTTTTGACAGATGGGCTAATTCAACTGCTGTTGAAAAGTTTTTCAATACAGATATTGAACTATGTAATTATTTACATGAACATCAGTTAGATATTTATAAAGATTTGATTAAATATCTGTCAAGCGAATATGATGATATAGCAGAAGAATATTAGTAAGAAAACTTCGATTCTTTTGGTTTTAGAAAAGAAAGAATATATGGTTAGATATTTTTGTGATTTATGTGATAAGGAAGTTGATAAATATAATGAATATTCGTTACCGATTGCAGCCACTTTTATAAATGGTGAACTATGTGATTTAATTCAAGTTCATGGGTTTAATTTGTGTAAAGATTGTAGAAGTAGGCTTTACGGAGTCGTTGAAAGTATTGTTCCAAAGCAGAAGATTGAAAAATTAAATAAAAAGGCTTTGGATATAAAAATGGAAAGATGTGATAAGTAACAAGAATCGCACATTTCTTGCGGAATTTTTGAGGTTAAGACAATGACAAATGAACAAAAAATAAGAGAAAAAATATCCACAACTGAAGGACTTGCAAATTATTTAATAATATATGATGACAGTTATGGAGAATTTATTGCAAGTGATAGTGAAAGATTTGAAACGAAAAATGAAGCAGTCAATCACGAAATTAATTGGTTAAAAGAAGATTATAACAATTTATGGTAGTTTTTAGAAGAATAATACAATGTCAAATTTATTTAATTCGTTCTCGAAACAAGGATAATAAGGACATTCCAAACTCTAAAGAACGAGTAGAAACAGATATATAAAATTTTGGAGGTTAGGACAATGACAATTGAACAGATTAAGGACAAATTAAAATCAAAAGAGTATGACTTTCTGAGAACAGATAAGAATTTGGGTAACAATATCATTATCTTAACTCTTGGTGGAAGTCATGCATATGGAATGGATAAAGAAGGATCTGATTTTACATTTATCTAAAATTGGTAAAGAATTATTGGATAATAGAAAAATGTTTCTTTCGCAGATTTGTGTTCACACCTTTGGAGGATATGCGGGTTCTCAGCTCAGACGTATGGAGAACAAGGCTGCAAGATTGGTTGGTCAGGCAGAAAATGAAGCCTACATTTTAAAAAGCATCAATAATGCAAGATATGAATTTAAAAACAGATATTATCCTCATGAAAATAGTGATGTGAAACTATATATTGATAAGGCTGTTCAAGAAGGATATGTTAGTGAGATTTTTATGGATGTAAACTTGCAACATTATCCGTTAAGAGATTGGGCTGGCATGTGGAACGAAATGAAGTCCATTGTTAGTAGTTATAGCAAATTTGGTAAAAGAAATGAAAAGGCTGTAGCCCATGATAAATTAGGAAAACATATGGCTCATTTGATTCGATTATATATGATGTGTATTGATATTCTTGAAAAGGAAGAGATTATCACTTATAGATCAGATGAACACGATTTACTCATGAGTATTAGAAATGGAGAATATTTAGATGAAAATAGACAACCTATTTCTGAGTTCTATGATTTATTGAATGAATATGAAAAACGTTTTGAATACGCAAAAGAAAATACATCTTTGCCTGATAAACCTGATTATAAGAAAATCAATGAATTTAAGATGTATGTAAATGAGAGAATTGTGAAAGGAGATATCTGATGGAAATATCAAATAGAGCAAAAGAAAGATTCTGTAAGGATTGCAATATACCAATTAGATTATTCCAAGAGCCATATTTTTTAGATAGAATTAAGCTTTTTGATGAGTTTTATGAAACTGTTGACAAGTGGATTAGATTTGCAAGCGAATTACAGGGGTATAATTGTGAGCAGGATTATTTTGAAGAATATAATCATGTAAAGGATGCAGCTATTACAAGTATCAAAGAGTCAGAGGCATATCAGAGATTTAATGAGGAAGATATGAACAAATTCACTGTGATTCATAAAAATTTATCTAATAAAGATATATTTAAGCCAACTAATACTGGAAGAGTTTTTATCAGTATTGATATGAGAAAGGCTAATTTTTCATCTTTACACGAATATGATAAGAATATATTTCGTGGGACTGATACGTGGGAAGATTTTATTTCTCAATTCACGGATAATGAACATATTGCAAATAGTAAATATATTCGCCAGGTTATTCTTGGTAATTGTAATCCTAAAAGACATATCACCTATGAAAAATATCTTATGGATCAGACATTATCGTTATTATATGACATCATTGGTGAAGAGAGAATTGTATTCTTTTCAAATGATGAGATTGTTTATGATATGACAACAGCAAGTAATTTGCACATGTTAAATCTTGTGAGAAATTGTGTTGAAGAAAGATTAAGTACAAAATCTAATATTCCATTCAGAGTTGAATTATTTTCGCTCCACAAAATCAATGGTACTGACGGATACTGTAAAAAAAATCTACAAAGAAAATGGAGAATATAGTATTGAGTTTAAATGTTTGGATAATTATATGATGCCATTCGTACTTAGATACTTTTTGGGAGAAGAAGTAACTGAAAGTGACAAGGTGTTCTACCACGAAGGGTTGCTTGCAAAGTTTATTGATATACCGAAAATTGAGGTGAATTTGAATGAAGAAATTGAAAATTGAAATTCCGTCTGGTGCAAATGAAATTATCCATAGTCTACAAAATAATGGATATGAAGCTTTCTTAGTCGGAGGATGTGTGAGAGATAGTATTCTTGGCAGACCAATTCACGATTATGATATTACAACTTCTGCCACACCAGATGAAATGATGGAAGTATTCAAGGATAAAAGAATTATTGAAACTGGATTACAGCATGGAACTATCACAATTTTAATTGACGGTGAAGGATATGAATGTACCACTTACAGAATTGACGGTAATTACTCGGATAGTCGTAGACCTGATAGCGTAACATTTACACGAAATCTTAAAGAAGATTTAAAGCGTAGAGATTTTACAATCAATGCAATGGCATACAATAATGAAATTGGTCTTATAGATCCGTTTAATGGTATGGAAGATATTGAGCATTATAAAATCAGATGTGTTGGTAGAGCAGAGGATAGATTTTCAGAAGATGCTTTAAGGATTTTACGTGCTATTCGGTTTGCTTCACAATTGGGATTTGTAGTTGACTCTGATGTAAGTTTGAACATTCATAAAATGTATAAGAATTTAGAGAATATATCTATTGAGAGAATCAACAGTGAGTTTTGTAAGATTGCTGCATCGAGTGATTTCTGTGTACAAATGGTCTTATATCACGAAGTATTCTCATTGTTCATTCCTGAAATTAAAGATATGTTTGGCTTTCAACAGAATAATCCATATCACATGTATGATGTATGGAATCATACCGTACATGCAGTACAAGCATATTCTTGTGATTGTGAAGAAGACTTAAATCCAATAGATTTAATTACGTCATTAGCGGTGTTCTTTCATGACATAGGAAAGCCACACTGTTATCAAGACGGTGAGGATGGCATTAGACATTTTAAAGGGCATGGAAAAGTCAGTGCTGATATGACTGATACAATTATGAAAAGACTTCGTTTTGATAATGATACAAGAGAAAAAGTAGTGCAGCTTGTTTATTATCATGATGCAACTTTTGAAGTGGGTGAAAAGTATATCAAGAGATGGCTCAATAAGATTGGAGAAGAACAATTTAGAAGATTACTGAATGTTCGTAGAGCTGATATTAAAGCGCAGGCTTATACAGAGCAAGAGAGTAGGCTTCAGAAAATTGACAATATCGAATATATCTTAGAGGAAGTTTTACAGAAAGACGAATGTTTCTCACTGAAAGATTTGGCTGTTAATGGCAATGATTTGATTGAGATTGGATATAAGCCAGGAAAAGAAATAGGGAATACACTGAATTGTCTTTTACAGTTAGTAATTGAAGGTGTATATCTAAACGAGAAAAGTGAGTTACTTAAATATGTTGAGACAACAAAAGAATGGATGAAGTTAGGAGAGAATTATAATGGTAAGATTATTTAGCCACAGTGATTTAGACGGAATCGGTTGTGCAGTTTTGGCAAAACTTGCATTTGGTAAAGATGTAGATATTTCATACTGTGATTACGACAATATTGATTCAACTGTAAAGGAATATTTGGAAACAGAACAGGACGACACAATCCCAATTTATATTACCGATATTCGTGTCAATGAAGAAACTGCTGAGTTGCTAAATAAAAGAGGCAATGTTCAGTTATTAGATCATCATCCAACAGCTCTTGGATTAAATAAGTATGATTGGTGTGATGTAGTTATCGAAGATTCCAAAGGAATTAAAACATCGGGAACTATGTTGTTTTATCATTGGTTAGGTATGAATGGTAGCCTGAGTGAAGAGTTAGAGAATAATAATGCGTTAGAGAGATTTGCTGAATTAGTGAGAGATTATGACACTTGGAGATGGTCAGAACTTGGTGAAGATGGAGTTATTTGTAAGCAGGTGAACGATTTACTTTATCTGTATGGTCGAGATGATTTTATTCATTGGTGTATTTCGGAGATACGTGGTGAAATATTCCCATTGTTATCTGCTAAAGATGAGGTTGTTCTGAAGATTAAGCAGGATGAAATTGATAGATATATCAAGGAGAAGAATGAAACCATGTTTACCAGTCCTATGTGTGGTAAGGTTTGTGGTTTTGTATTTGCAGATAGGTTTGTTAGTGAATTAGGTAATAGACTTTGTAAAATGCATCCTGAAATTGATTTTGTGGCAATGATTGATATTGATGGTTGTACGGTATCTTATAGAACCGTTAAAGAAGATATTGATCTTGGTAAAGATGTAGCAAGTTTATTTGGTGGCGGTGGTCATCCAAAAGCTGCTGGTTCAGAATTTGGTCAGAGTATTAAGTTGAAAATTATTGGGGAAATCTTTGGACAGTGAGGTGAGAGAATAATTGGAATGGATTAAATGTGTCGAAGGACAAATGCCCGAAGATGATAAAAGATACGAAGGTAAGAAAGTAATTAATGTACTTGTTACTACGAATAGAGGCATGGTAACAAAAGTACAAAGACAACGCTATGATGGGACATGGTTTTGGGGAAGAATTAATGGTGGCATGAAAGCTTGGATGCCGTTGCCTGAACCATACAGAGAATAAGCGAGGTAAAATATGAGAAAAAGTAAATTTACATATCCAAAATGTCCATATTGCAAGAAAGAATATCAAGATGGATTTATGGAATATGGTTTGATGAATTTGGTAACACAAGGTTGGTGTGAAGAAGTAAAAGTAAAATGTCATAATTGTGGTGAGTATTTCAAAGTGAAGGTACACATCACATATTATGGTTCAAAGTTGGCGAGGTGAGAGAGTGAAAATAACAATTGATATTCCGAGAGAATATGAACGAGATTTTAGCGCTGGCAAGTTCAAGGATTTCTTTTCAAGAGTAATTGCAGATATTGATTTCAAAGGTATATGTGGTAATTATGAAAAGGAAATTGCAGAAATGTTTTTAGAAGCGTTTGACAAAGCTATTATTGGTGATGTTAATCTAAATGCAAAAGTTATTCCAGTTGCAAATATATCTTTTGACAAAGAAGATATGCAGAAGATGATTCAAGATGAATTAAAAAAGTTTCAAATAGAGAATAATCTAATATAGAAGTAATTCTATTCACGGCTGATCAGCCAAATTAAGCGAGGTGATAAAGTGAAGAAATATTGGGAAACAGGTGAAAAGAATGACTTTGGTAAGGAATGTTACAGGTTACATTTTAGTCAATTTTATGAAGAAGATGATGAAAATGTAGTAGCTGGTTTTGTACAAGATGAGACAGACGAAAACATATTTATATATGTATCAAAAGAACTAAATGTTGAATATGATACGTTGTTTGCAGACAGTATAGAAGATGCAAAGCATCAAATCGAAGACATGCTAATAGACCATTGGAATGATGAGATTGATTATTTAGAAAATCGAATTAAATCATTTCAAGACGAAGAATAATCATACATAGAAATTTCTATCTTGGCGACTCAGCCAAATTTCCCAAAAGTAAAAGTAACAAGAAATATTTTTTTCTTATGGTTTTTTGCAGACGTGCAAATTCCATAGGATTTTACAACAAAATAACATTAAAACGAAAGGATTTAACAGTAAATTCTAGGATAAACGATTGCGCAATCTCTGTAGATTAAAGGATTTTGACAGAGAATAAAGAAAAAAATAATTCTCAAGGACTACGAGTATTAAGTTTATTTGATGGAATCTCTTGTGGAAGAGTTGCATTAGATAAAGCCAATATTTCAGTCAGTGAGTATAACGCATTTGAAATTGAAGAGAATGCAATCAAAATCAGTAGATATAATTATCCTGATATCAAAAGATACGGTGACGTATTTTCTACCGACTTCAAGGGTTTTAATGGAGTCGATCTATTAATGGGTGGTTCACCTTGCCAGTTCTGGTCGAAAGCCAAGTGCAGTAAAACAGCAAAATTGAAGAGAGAAATTGATACAGAAGGTGAAGGTTGGAAACTGTTTCAGAAATTTGTGGAAGCAAAGAATAACACAAGTCCAAAATATTTCCTATATGAAAACAATTATGGAATGGCTGACGAGATTCAAGACGCTATTAGTGAGGAATTGGGTGTACAACCAATTATGATTGATAGTCAGCTATTATCAGCTCAGAGAAGAAAACGTCTGTATTGGACGAACATACCAAATATCACACTTCCTGATGATAAAGGATTATTAGTGAAAGATGTTATCTGTGATGATCCAGATTTAGTCAAATACTTTGATGACAGAATCAGGAATACAATGATTAAGTGTGAGAATTACATAAAATATGATCTTGGTGGCAAAGGTCATTATTCGCAGCAGGACAGGCTGTACTTTTTAGATAAGAAAGCTCCAACAGTACCACGTTGTAGAACAGAAACAAAATTCAATGTTTGGCTTGGTGGAGAAAAATATAAAAAGACATGTCCATTAGAGATTGAACGACTTCAGACACTTCCAGATAATTATACGGAGTTTGGAATGGATGAGAGTGGCAATGTAAAAGCAATGCCTAAGACAAGAAGGTTTGAAGCAATTGGTAACGGATGGACTGTCGATGTTATAGCACATATTTTGAGTTTTATGAAGTGTAATGGAGAATAACATAATATGAAGTTCGCAGTAAAGCGGAATTTCTTCTGAGTTTTCAGAGAATAAATACATATAAAAATAAAGAAAAGAGGTAACAAAATGAGAGAAACATTAATTGTTGTAGACATGCAGAATGATTTTATTGACGGAACACTTGGCACAAAGGAAGCACAGGTGATTGTATCAAATGTAGAAAAGAAAATTAAGGAGTACAAGGATGCTGGTAAACAGGTAATCTTTACAAGAGACACACACCCTGAGAATTATTTGGAAACATATGAGGGTAAGCATCTTCCTGTTACTCACTGTGTAAAGAATACTGTTGGTTGGCAGATTTCAGATAGGTTAGATTTTGATATTGAGAACGATATTCTGATTGATAAGCCTACTTTTGGTTGGTTAAACTGGAAGGATTTTGGATTTGAAAGTGTTGAGGTTTGCGGATTATGCACCGACATCTGTGTGGTTTCAAATGCACTTATTATTAGAGCAAATTATCCTGAGATTGATATTACAGTAGATGCAAGCTGTTGTGCAGGTGTCACACCTGATACTCACAATGCTGCATTAGCAACTATGAAGATGTGTCAGATCGAAGTGATTGGAGAGTAGAATATGATTAAAATTAATGGCGAAATTGTAACAATCAACAAGTTCCCAGATGGAACACCAAGAGTAAATATTGATATAAACAACATTGAGGAAGACTCTTATGATGGCTCTCCTTGTATTTGGATTGAATGGATTTATGAGAGTAACGATGAGATATTTTATCTGATGTTAGTAAAGAAACATCTTGAAAGATTTTTTACTAATGTGGATTATTATTTGTCTCTTCCATATATTCCTAATGCACGAATGGATAGAGTAAAAAATGATGATGAAGTATTCACATTGAAGTATTTTTGCGATTTTATCAATTGGTTAGGATTTTCATCAGTTTATGTTTTAGATGCTCATAGCGATGTTTCTACTGCATTACTCAATAATTGTGTAAAAGAAAATCCAAAAGAGTATGTTGATAAAGCTATTTCAAAGATTGGTATGAGAAATCTTGTACTTTATTTCCCAGATGCAGGTGCAGCTAAGAGATATTCAGATTTATTTCCTGAGTTACCATATTGTTATGGTGAAAAGAAGAGAGATTGGAAGACTGGTAAAATCCTTGGATTAGACATTAGAACAAATGGTATTGATTTGAAAGATAAAGCTGTGTTAATGATTGATGATATTATCGCATATGGCGGTTCACTTTATTATAGTGCAGAAGAATTGAAGAAACATGGTGTAACTGAGATTTATGCATATGCCACTCATACAGAGAATTCAATTCTTAATAAAGAAAAAGGAACATTAATCAAATCTTTGGAGAATAATACTGTGAACAGATTATTTACCACAAACAGTTTATTTAATGGTAGTCATGAAAAAATTACGGTTATGGAGGTTTAAAATTATGGATAACACAATGGCTTTATTATTATCAGATACTTATAAACAGTGTCATGATCGCATGTACCCAAATGGTTTGACTAAATTGGTGTCGTATTGGGTGCCTCGAAAATCAATGTTAGAGAATCAGAATGAAATGGTTTTCTTTGGATTGCAGGCATTTATCAAAGAATATTTAATGGGAGATTTTCAGAAAAATTTCTTCGATTTATCGGAAGATGAGATGTTAACTCTTTATACAGATTCGATGGATGTACAGATTGGTAGAGACAACTATGATTTAGATAAAATTGTAGAGCTTCACAGATTAGGATATTTACCACTTGAGATTAGAGCATTGCCAGAAGGTACACTTGTTCCTATGGGTGTTCCTTGTATTGAGATTACAAATACGGATGATAAATTTGCTTGGCTTGTTCAGTGGATTGAATGTATTCTTCAGGTAGAATTATGGAAACCTTGTTGTCATGCAACTATCGGTCATATGTATCGTGAAATTGCAGATTATTGGTATAACAAGACAACAGACGGATTGCCTGGAAATATGGCTTGTGCGGATTTTGGCATGAGAGGAATGTCTTGTATGGATGAAGCTACAAGATGTTCAGCATCATGGTTGCTTTCATTTAATAAGACATCTACAATTCCAGCAATTAATTATATTGATAGATATTACAATGCCGATTGTAAGAATAATGGTATTGGAATCGGTGCTGTCTCAACTGAGCATTCTGTAATGGGTGCTAATTTCTCAATTGATGGAGATGAGATTACGTTTGTTAAAAGACTTTTAACAGAGTTATATCCAAATACATCATTTAGTATGGTTTCAGATACTTATGATTATTGGAATATGGTAAATAATATTCTTCCACAGTGTAAAGAAGAGATTATGAATCATAATGGAAAGCTCTTGGTTCGTCCTGATAGTGGTGATATTGTAGAGATTTCAGTTAAGACAGTTGAAAGGTTATGGGAGATTTTTGGTGGTTCTGTAAATAGTAAAGGTTATAAGGTATTAGATCCGCATATCGGTATTATTTATGGTGATGGCTGCACACTTTCTAATGTAGAAACTATTTGGAAAGAATTAGAAAAGCGTGGTTTCGCAGCTAATAATATTGCTTATGGTGTAGGAGCTTTTTGCTTCACTGCAATCGTTGAAAACGGCAAGATGATTGTTGTTACAAGAGATACTTTTGGTATTGCAATGAAAGCTACATATGGAGTAATTGATGGCAAGAAGTTAATGATTTTCAAAGATCCTAAGACAGATACAAGTCACTTAAAGAAATCTCATAAAGGATGTTGTAGAGTATACGATGATAACGGTGAATTAAAGTGTCAAGATCAGTTACTTGAAATGAGTGATAACAGTTTACTTACTACCGTATTTAAAGATGGAGAATTAGTAAGAGAAGATACATTTGCGGATATTAGAAACAGAATGTACGGAGGTAAGTAATGATTAAAATTATTGATGGAGACTTACTCACTTCGAACACTGATATTATTGCACACCAGGTTAATTGCAAAGGTGCTTTTAATTCTGGTGTTGCAAAAGCGATCCGTGATTATGATGTGCAAGTATATAAAGATTATCATAGTTTTTGTTCGATTAATACACCTGAACAATTATTGGGTTCTGTTAGATATTTTCAGTCTAATATTGACGCAAGAATATATGCAAATTTATTTGCACAAAAATCATATGGCTATGACGGAAAACAGTATACAGATATTGACGCTTTAAGAAAATGTTTTGAAAATTTGAGATCATATGCAGTTTTGGAAAATATGAGTATTGCAATGCCATATAAAATTGGATGTGTTCGTGGCGGTGCAAATTGGGAAGAAGTGTATCAAATGATAAATGATATATTTGAAAATTGTAATATTGAATTATGGAGGTTAGATAAAGGATGAGTAATTTTGATGCTAAGAAAGTAAAGAATGAGATCGTAGAGTGGATTAGAGATTGGTTTGAACAGAATGGTAAAGATTGTATGGCAGTAGTTGGAATTTCTGGCGGTAAGGATTCAAGCGTTGTTGCTGGCTTATGTTGTGAAGCTCTTGGAAAAGATAGAGTTTTTGGTGTAATGATGCCACAGGGAGAACAGCCAGATATTGATTATTCTCGAATGCTTATAGACCATCTTGGAATCGACAGTTGTGTTGTAAATATAGGCAATACAGTTCGCACTTTAAAGCATGAGATTAAACCACAGTTGGGAGATCATTGGTCAAAGCAGACTTCTACAAATCTCCCTGCTCGTATTCGTATGACTACGCTTTATGCAGTATCTCAGACAGTAAATGGTCGTGTTGCAAATACATGTAATCTTTCCGAAACATTACTATCTTGGGAAACCAGATGGGGTGATGCAGTTGGAGATTTTGCACCAATTAGCGACTTAACAGTAGAAGAAGTGAAAGCTATTGGATATGAACTTGGATTGCCAAATGAATTAATCGAAAAAATTCCGTCTGATGGACTGTGTGGAAGTACAGATGAAGATGCATTGGGATTTAAATACTCTGTTATGGATAGATATATTAGAACAGGCGAGATTGACGACAAAGACATTAAAAAGAAAATTGATAATCGAGTAGAAAAATATCGGTTTAAGAGAATGCCTATTCCTTATTATAAAACAGGTATGGAAAGATATGTAGACTAAAATGGCAGAAGACTTAACTAATTTACAATTTGGAAAATTAACAGTCATCAAACGTGGAGACAACGATAAAAGCGGACATGTGAGATGGTGGTGTAAATGTGACTGTGGCAACCCTAAATTGATTTTAGTTGCCGCAGGACATTTAAAATCAGGACATACTCAATCATGTGGATGTATAAGAAGAGATAATATTAAACCACAAAAGAATTTAGAAGGAAAAAGATTTGGGAAATTAATTGTAAAAGAATTTCTTGGTATAAAAAATCATAGATCATTATGGAGTTGTGATTGTGATTGTGGTAAGAAAATTAACGCTTTATCATCGTCTTTAACTTCTGGAAAACTTAAGTCATGTGGATGTTTATCTTCTGTAGCTGAGTTCGAATTAAGCCAGTTCTTGACAGATGAACAAATTATATTTGATACGCAATATAAGTTTGATGATTGTAAATATAAAAGAAGATTGCCATTCGATTTTGCAATTTTTCATCCACAAAATAAGAAACTCTTATTTTTAATTGAACTACATGGAGAACAGCATTATTTTCCGTTTACATTTAATAGTGAGTCTGATATGCAAAAGAAGGAAAATTTTTTGCATAGAAAACATTTGGATAAATTAAAAGAAGATTATTGTAGTGAAAATAATATTCCATTGTTAATTATTAGATATACAAATTTTCAAACAAAAGAAAAAATTGTAAAAGGGTTTTATGAAAAGCTCTTGCAAAAGAATATTACATTTGATGATTATATATTTTCATCAAAACAAATAAAGGATGATTTACAAGTAAAGCATAAACGTGTCTATAAAAGAAAAGTAGTCCAAATAGATATACCCAACAAGAATATTATAAGAGAATATAATAGTATGGAAGAGGCATATAAGATAACTGGAATATCATCTGGACAGATTTCGGATTGTTGTAAGGGTAATTGTAAAACAGCAGGTGGATATGCTTGGGCATATAATAACGGAAACGTTAATATTGAAGAAGTAATTAAACGTGCAACAATTCCAAATAGAACAAATGCAGTTGTGATTTTTCAAAAAGATAAAAATGGAAATATTATAAAAGAGTGGCAAAGTATAACAGAAGCAGCACATTCTTTGGGAGTAAGTCATCAAGGTATTCAAGCGTGTTGTTCAGGAAAGCAGAAAACTTGTAAAGGATTTGTTTGGAATTATAAGAAAGATTGATTCAATGCATGAGAAAAATCTGTTTAAATTACAGCCGATGCCAAGTTTTGTGTATCAGGCGTAAATGAGATACTATATATAGTGCTTATAGAAAATATGGACACTATATATAGTAATATTTTTGCCAAGAAACATAGATTTCCTTTGGAGAATAAATTAGCAGGAGGTAAACAATATGGAATATAGAGAGATTGATTTTCTTTGCGGTTGGACTATTGAACGAGCTGTAAAGGAATTGCACGAAAGAGCAAAGGATGGCAATAAATATTGTGGTGAATTCAATGAGAATAAACTAACATCTGATATGTCTTTAGATGATGCTTATATGCTTTGTATAGGTAAAACTTTTGACGAATTTAATAAAGAGCAAGAAGAAAGTCGTCAAAGATTAATTCGTGAAGAGGAAGAACATAAAAGAAAAATCCCTGAATTATCAAAATATTGGATAGAAGAAGGTCATAAAGTTTTATCTAAAGATAAATGGAATATGTGGGATAAATGTGTTCCTATTCGACTTAATGATCTATACAGAGGAATGGAACTTGGTCAGTGCTTAGATATTATCAAAACTGTTAAAGAAAAATCTATCCAAGATGGAATTGAAATTATGAAAAATCAGGGACATTCTGGTATGTCATGGGGATTAATGAAGTCTATGATTAGAGAATTTTGTGATTGTGGCAATGAGTTCTTAGAACAGTTAGGAGAATAATATGGCAGGATTTATATCAAAGCAACCAAACGGATTATATTGTAGATTTTCGAGTGTCACGGATTGCCCTACAGCATGGAATATTACACGAGAAGATTATATCAATATGAAAATGCAGGAAGCAAAAGAAGATGCTGAAGATGTATTGGAAAATTATCTGAAGCCGTTTGATATGGTGGTGGATATGTATTATCCAAACAATATGACAAAAGAGGAATTTGATAAATTTCTTGAAGAGACTGGATATAGTAAAGGAGAATAAATCATATGAAGAAGAAAATTTTAGCGGTCGTATTAGGATTAATATTGTGTTTTGGAATGACTGGATGTGCGTCATTGGACAGAGCGGTAACAGATATAAAGAGTGATGTAAATGGCGGTATGCAGAGAACAATTACTGTATATACAGCAGATGGTAAAGAACTTGCAACATATAAAGGGAAAATTGATATTGATACAAACGAAGGTGGATATGTTAAGTTTGATTTCAACGGCAAGAGATATATGTATTATAACTGTTTTGTAGAAAGTATTGCGGATATTGATTGATATTATTCATTATTGTAGGGCTGTTCAATTCAGATTGACAACGACATAAATGTGGATACTAGTTGGTGATTTATGTGTCAGTGGGGCTGTACTAGGTTCGAACCCTTTATATGGTGTAAGTGGGCATAACAATAATGAATATTTGGAGAATAATATGATAGACAACGAATTACGTCAGCAATATAGACAAGCTGTTGATGATTTAAGAATATCACTTAAAAAGACTTGTTTGTACAGATTTTGCGAAGAAGTTGTGAAGAGATTAAGTAAGATTTTAAGATAGTAAGGAGATTAATATATGATATATAAACATAGCAAAATAACAATGCCACGAATGAATTTGTTTCAGAGCAATGCATTTAGGTTAAAAAATGGTGCAATTTACGAATCTATTAAATTAGCATACGTTTCAAAAGATGGTCTTGTAGAAAAAGAAATTACTAACTATGAGTATGATACGGAATCAAGAATTGTATATCTTCCAGATTATGAGAAAGAAAATGTATCTGTTAATAGAAGAGTTCTTGTTAAATATGAAGTAGAAGTAGATTGCGTAAGACATTCAGAGAGTTTTACAGATGGTAATTTTGTGTCATTTCAGATTACTAAAGATAGAACACAGTAAACCGAAGTTTCCTTTGGACGATAAGAAAGAGAGGTAAGATATGGATATTTGTTTAACAGTATTAATTGGATTAATGGGAATTTGTATAGGAGCACTTATTGGGCTTGGAATTGCTTTTAAAATCAATCATGATTATATACTTGGAATGAATGATGCATCTGAAAAGTTTACAAAAAATCTATTAGACATTATGAAGAATTATTTTGATAATACGATGACAGGTTTGGCAAAAGCAGTAGACGATATTAATAAAGTATATGAGAAGCCAATTTGGAGAAAAACAGAGGAAGAATTACCACAATGTTCAGGATTATATTATGGCAAAATTAAAGGTAATCCACATGGAGAAAATGCTATGTGGAAAGTAGTATATAACGACAATGAATGGAGCTTATCTGGCTATCCTGATAATAAAGTAGAAATTAGTGAATGGACAGAGATCTATTAAGAGAATAAGAATAATGAAAGGAGCAAGAGATTTGCTGCAGCATTAAATCTGGATTTGCTCTGAGTAAGAAATGTTAGAGATTAATAAAATATACAATGAAGATTGCCTTGAAGGTATGAAAAAGATTGATGATAAATCAGTCGATTTCATCTTCACGGATCTGCCGTTTTCAACAACCCAGAATTCATGGGATGTGCTAATTCCATTCGAGCCATTATGGGAACAATACGAGAGAATCATCAAAGATGATGGTTGTATTGCACTATGGGCGCAGTCACCATTCGATAAGAGGCTCGCTTGTAGCAATGAAAAGTTATATCGCTATGAATGGATTATCGAAAAGACCAAAGCAACTGGTCATCTAAATGCTAAGAAAATGCCTATGAAGGCACACGAAAATGTCTTGATTTTCTATAAAAAACTCCCTACTTACAATCCACAAATGACAGAAGGACATACGCCTGTTCATTCTTATACAAAGCATACGACAGATGGTAGCTGTTATGGTGCTACAAAGACTGGTATTTCAGGTGGTGGTAGCACACAAAGATATCCAAGAGATGTTCTACAGTTCAAGTGGGACACTCAGAAAAGTAGCTTACATCAGTGTCAAAAGCCTGTCGAAGCGTGTGAGTATATGATCAAGACCTACACTAATCCAGGAGATTTAGTTCTTGATTCATGTGCAGGAAGTTGTACAACTGCAATCGCAGCTTTGAATACGAATAGGAATTACATATGTTTTGAGAAGGACAAGGATATTTTTGAGGTTGGAAGTAAGAGAGTAGCTGATTATAAAGGAGAAGTAAATGACAGAGAATGAAGCTATTGAAGAACTAAAATATGATTATAATGAACTTGGCAAAGCAATTCCATGTGATACTTCATGGGGATGTTCTTTTGAAAATGCTTATGGAATGGCAATACAAGCGCTTGAAAAACAGATACCAAAGAAAGTAAAAAATAGCGGAGAGAGAGTTCCGTTTGAATGGTATTGCCCTACTTGCGGAGAATTATTGTGTGACGATGGCTACAAAGATACCGACATTAAATATTGTGATCAATGCGGTCAGGCATTAGATTGGGAGAATACATAAATGAGTAACTGTGGCAATAATGACTGTCAATGGCACAAATATTGTGAAAGCGGTTTGATGTGGCATGACGAAGATATTACAGAATGTCGTCATTGGATTAAGCCAAAACCAACTAAGATGAAAAATATCAAGGTAGCTGAAGCTGATTATGATAAGGCAGTTAAGGTATTAAAAAGAAACAAGATAGAGTTTAAATAAATAATGAAAGGAGACGAGGTTCGTGTACACAAGAAGGAATTCCTTACTCCAAGTAATTTATGAAATATATGGGTTCAAAGTCTCGAATAGTTGATAACATTTTACCGATTATTCAAGAAAGATTGCGAGATTATAATATCAAAACATACATAGAGCCATTTTGCGGTGGTTGTAATGTAATCGACAAAGTTCAGTGTGATACAAAAATCGCATCAGATAATCAAAAATATTTGATTGCATTGCTGAAGAATGTACAAGAAATTACTGAATTTCCAGATGAATTAACAAGGGAACATTATTCAGAAGTAAGGGAATGTTTTAATAAAGGATTAAATACATATCCTGATTGGTATATCGGTGCTATCGGCTTTCTTGGAAGTTATAATGGCAGATTTTATGATGGTGGATTTGCAAAAACAAATTATTCAAAGAGTAAAACAACAGACCATATCATAATAAGAAATTATTATAAAGAGGCAAAAGAAAATTTAATTGAACAAATTCCAAGGTTAGAAGATATTCAATTCCAATGTGGAGATTATGAAGAGTTATATTCTGATAAAGTTGACTGCTTATTTTATTGCGATATTCCATATAAGGGTACGAAACAATATGGATCAAGTAAGAACTTTGATTATGACAGATTTTGGAATTGGGCTGAGAAGATGAGTGAGAGGAATATTGTCTTAGTCAGTGAGCATGAAGCTCCTTCAGAATGGGAATGTATTTGGCAACAGGAAGTCAAAAGAACGATTGACAATACAAAGCGAGTTAAAGCAGTAGAAAAGTTATTTGAAATAAGAGAATAAATATCTGGGAGGTGATAATTTGATAGAACCAAAGTTTTGTGTACAAGAATTAATATCTATGGAATGTATAGACAGAAGTGTTTTAATCCTATATCCATATGGACTTAGCAATGAACCAATATTAAAAGACAATATTCCCAAAATGACAAAAGTGATAAGAGAATATATAAAAGAGTCTGAGATGTATAGAAAGTGTGTAGATACAATTCCAAATCTTATATGGGATTCTCAAAAAATATCTATGCAAAATGAAGCTGATGAACATCAAAGAAAAGCTGATGAACTTGCAGAGAAAATGAATGAAGGTATCAGTCCTTATGCGTGGTATGTCAAAGGTAGGTTTAATGGAGAGATAGGTGGGTTTCACTATAATGTAGATAATATAGTTTATTTGGACAAAAAATAACAAGAATTTTTGGTTTCCTATGGAGGTAAAAATATGTTCAATAGATGGAAAGCATATCCTAAACATATTCCTAAAAAGCGTGGTTGGTATATATGCTCAATTAGATATGGCGAAGAACCAGGACAAGCATATATTATGGATTTATTTTGGGACGAAAAGACACTAAGATGGAAAGATAATAGACGATTAGATGTTTACAATACATATGAAGTATATGGATATAACGATGAAACTCATTTAAATGATAAAAGGATTTATAAGGACAATGTTTGCTTCAGAGATGATGTAGTTGCCTTTAAAAAATTACCAAAGATTTATAAGTAATAAGAGAATATAACAATGTAATTACAAAACAAGGAAAGGAAAAACGTTCACATGTGAGTAAAGCTGCGCAGCTACTAGGTGAACAAATATTGGCATTAAATATTGGATATTTAACATCAGATAAGGAAGATAATGAGTTATACACGCCCTATTATGCAACAGATCACATTATTAAATATCTTCCAAAGGATAAAATTATATGGTGTCCATTTGATGAAAACTGGTCTGCTTTCTACAACAGGCTAAAAGAGGAAGGATACAATGTAATCAGAAGTTCATTAGCTGAAGGTCAAGATTTCTTTAATTACGAACCTGAAAAATGGGATATCATAGTTAGCAATCCACCCTTCTCAATCAAAGATAAAGTCTTAGAAAGACTTTATTCATTCAACAAACCGTTTGCGGTTCTTCTACCGCTTAATTCCCTGCAAGGTAAAACAAGATATAAATATTTCAAAGATGGTATTCAGATTCTTAGTTTTGATGCAAGAATTTGTTATCACAATAAAGAACATATGGATTCTGTAGTAAAAGGTAGTCCATTTGCAACGGCATATTTCTGTAAAGATTTATTACCAAAGGATTTGATTGTTGAAAAATTGGTTACATATGAAAGACCATTAGGAGAATAAACCAATAGGAAAACCACGTTTCTTTTGGTTGTGAAAGTAGGTGAGAAAAATAACAGAATTAGAGAAGAAATATTACAAGCTTTTAATAGGCGAAACGTTTCATTGCTATGATATTACATTAAACGAATTACTGATTATTATGAATGCAGAACTTAATATAAACACATTATCTCTACAGAAATCAGGAAGACATAATTTTTATTGTAGAGTCGATGATAAAACCAAACAATATTATTTACGAAAATTTGGTTTGTTGAATGAAGATCGAGTAGAAACAGGAGAACAGAATGGGTAAATCATTAGAATTTGTAAAAGAACGAATTGCATCAGGTCAGTGCAATGGCATGGAGAATAATAAATATGAATCCATGATTGAACAGGATATACGAGAGTTATTTACGGTTATTACTTACACCAAAGATGGAACAATTTTAATAGATGTTCCTTATCTTAAAGGTGGCAAACCTTATTTTAATGTAATTATTAAGTATGATCCAGATGCAGATTTTGAATATTTCACAATGCAGCGTTGCAATTGTGATGGAACGTTTGTATTCTTTCAAGATTTAATGGGTGAGTGCATAGATAAAATGATTCATCTTAAAACCTGTAATGTAAATAAGGAGATTCCAAAAGATTTAACTGGATATTCTATCATCTATACTGTCGGAGATTTTGTATTGGCAGAAGAGTTTGGAGATGAATTTGCAACTAAAGAAAAACCTTGGATGAAGAGTAAATTCACTGCTATGTTGCCAATTAAGTTTGATGTAGTAAGGAATGGAGAATAATGTATTTTGATTTAAACATTGGAGAGTGGGAGTTTGAAAACGATTATGAAGACATCTACTTTCTGCTTCATTGTTTATACAATGCAAAAACTGAGTTATACGACAGAACTCTTACTGATATGAGAAGTAGGTATGATCCGACTGAAGCATTTATAGATGGCTGGAATAAAAGTAAATCGAATTGGTATTCCAGGAAACTATATGATAAATGTGTGAAGTGCATTGAGTTAAAAACAAAAAGTCGTTTTATACACAGATACTGGAAAGAATGTGTTTGGAAGTTTCAAAGTCTTTCTGCACAAGAATGGATAAATTTATATCAGCAGTTGATTAAAGAAAATAAATACGATAGTTGGATAATGAAATATATAGAAATTGGAGAATAACAATTTGAAAAACACACTATTAGATGTAGCTCAGAACTTTGGTAAGATGAGTGATTCAGAAAAAGTAGAAGTAAACGATAATGTCAGAAAGCAATTTGACAACATTATTCATGGTAATCCTCCGAAGACTGAGCGAGAAAAAGAAATTGATAAACTTGCAAGAGAAGAATTAGAAGAGTACAGACGAAAGAAGAAAGCTTTTTATGACAATCCTATCCATTGGAATAACAACAAGCGTAGAATACATGGACTTCCTGTATTAAGAGGTAACGTTAATAAATGCCGTTTGAAAGAATATCCAGGATTTCATCCGTCTGTACGATTCTTTGGTATGATGGAAGATTTATTTGATGAGATATTGATTACAACTATGGAGGATAATCTAAATTCTTTTGTAGAAGTAAAAGATATAGCGGCTGGCGATGCGAAAGTGTTTTAGAATGAGCAAATAGGAGAATAACAGTATGAGAGCATATGAATTACGACAGTATGATGTAATTTCTTATTATCCTCCACAGCCACACAAACAGGAATACAAACTTGGAGAACACATTTCTATTAACGAATTAGCTGAAGCAATGTTTAGTTCACCTGCTTTAAGGTTAGATAGAGATAAAAATGAGGACAAGATGCTTCGAGTTATAGAAATAGAATATGTGAAATTTCCGTGGTGGAAGTTTTGGAAGAAAAGAAAATATGTTGAAGAATATCATTTAGAAGTAATGTAGGTAGGTGATAAATATGAACAAGAGACAGAAAAAGAAATTATTTAAACAGACACTTATTAAGGTTAGAAAACTACATCCACAGAAGGGTGATGTGATTTGTTTTCAATTTGATCCAGAACAACTTTATGTAGATGTAATAACTGAGTTTGAAAGGGCATGTCTTGATAATCAGATATTTGGTGAAGCAAATATTGCTATTGTTCCGTCAAATATTAAAAAATTAGATAAAGAAGAAGCTCAAATATATATTGATAAGTTGCAGAGTATTGTAGATCAGATAGGAGAATAAGAGCATGGGTAAAGTTGTAGATATGAGTAATTTTGATCCCTTACTTGATAATTTGGAAAAGTATGTGAATAAACAAGGGTGTACTCTCGGTAAAGACGCTGAGAGGTTACAAAAATTATTACATTCAATTCAGTATTGTTATATACATGGAGTATTAACAGAGAGTCAAAATGAATCAGCTTGTAAGAAATTTAGAAAACAGTTTCAGAAAGCTTTATATGAGAAATAAGAAAGAAGCATTTCCTATTGATTTTATCTAAGAGCAATTCTGCTCACTATTTCCAAAATAAAAGAGAGAATAACTAAATATAAGGAGGTATAGAACTTGCATATAAGAATTGTTGGTTTTAGCGACAGATATGATGATTATAAGCTTCTTGGATATACAGAAGTAGAGAATGTATCAGAAGTTTTTAAGACGCTAGACTATATGAGAAAGAACGAAATTCCATTAATAATCAATACTAATGATGTCATTGATACAGACGGAGAAGAATATTACATAGATAGTATTACAATGGTATTCCAAAAAGTGAGTGGCGAGATTGGGAGTTGTATTACTGTTTATGTGGAAGATGTTTAGGAGGATAAAGATATGAAAATAGAGTTAATCAAATTAAAATTCAATGATACTTGTGCATATAAGCATAAGCCATTCACTTATTGCTGTGATGAAATTCAAAATGATAAAGCTATTGTATTTACAGGTGAAGATTTGGTATGCAACGATACATTTGGATTATTAGTAAGAGATTCAGATGACAATATAATTCCTCAATTTTGTAATTCATACACAGAAACATTTAGCTCTTGGGGTGATGAGTATGAGCAGACAGATAATTATCCAATTCAATTTTGCCCTCACTGCGGAGAGAAGATTGAGATTTCAGTCGTAGATGAGATAGATGTATCTGATAAGTATAATGAATTATCTAAGCAGCGTGAGGATTTATGGAAGAAGTGTCAAAGAACAGATAGTAAGAAGAAAGAAGCTGAACTAATAGAACAGGTTAGAAAGCTTGATAATCAGATTAATGGTTTCTATTTGTTAGATGAGTGGAAAGAGGATGTATATGTATAAACAAATTATTATTGCTAGAAAAGATTTAAACATGAGTCATGGCAAGCTCGCAGCTCAAGTCAGTCACGGCTCTATGGCATTTCTCAGTTGGTTTATTAGAAATAATGCCGATTTAGATGGTCATGTCGATGGCTATATTGACGAAGATATTCTTCACAATTGGATTGAGGGCGAATTTACAAAATGTGTTCTTCAAGCCAAGAATAAGAATCAGTTGCTAAAAGCTAAGACTATGGCAGAAGAATTAGGAATGGTTGAAGGTAAAGATTTTTGGCGAATATACGATAACTGTCGCACTGAATTAGAATCCGAAGAAGATGGTAGGACACTTACTGTAATTGGTTTTAGACCAATGGACAGTGAGGTTGTTGATCAGATTGGAAGAAAATATCATTTATATATGTAGAAATGGAGAATATTAAAATGGCAAATAGATTATTATTTGAGAAAGACGTAATAAAAGCAGTTGATAAACATACGAATGATGATAGTCAGTTAGATGATGATATTAGCTGTATTCTTGAAGAAGTAAATCCTGTCGTATTAGTTGGTTCAAAAGAAGCAATAGATAGCTTAAAGGTAGAAATTAAACCAGTACAGAAACAGAAACGAGTTGAACTATTCGAGAATGAAGATGTCGTTTTAGAGCAGCGTGGTAACAGATATTATTTATCCCTCTATGATAAGGAAGGAAAATTTCAGAGAGAAGTAACTATTGATGTGAAAGACGATTACAAAGTTGGACTTGGGAATTGTAAGTAAATTCATGTTTCCTTTGGTAACAAAGAGAGAATATTAAAGCAAGGAGGTAAGAAAAAATGTCGTATTGGACTTATATCAACGGTACAATAACAGTTCGTCCTATGGGTAGAACACAGCCTGAGAAGAGATATATTCTTGAAACAGTGCTAAATCATCTGCCAAGAGTAACAGGTTCTGAAGGTGACATGAATACATATATCATTCAGAAAAATGGTTATAACAGTTCGTGTTCATGTGATGAATTTGGCGAAGTGACAAATAATTTAACTGATTGGTACGGTAATAAAAGTCATACTAGAGGAGCATTGAGAACGCAAGACGAATATATCCTTGTTGTAAATGCAGCTTTAAGAGACAGAGAATTTGAACAGACTTACAGAGAATTTATGAAATGGTTTGTGCGACTTTGTAAAAGAGTAGGCTGTGAAGATGTTCTTGTAGAAATCAAAGGATATGATAAGTCAACTGTTATCAAAGATAGGAATATTCAGAGAAAAAAGTATTCATTTAAGAGCGTTTTTGATGATTTGTTTGAAGATCCAAGTTGGTGTAATGACAACAAAGATGGATATAAAGAGCCGAACTGGTGTGAATTTATGATGTGGGATAGAGCAAAAGATTCTAATTATCCTATGACTCTTGCTTACAAATATTTCAACGATAAAGAAAATGATCAGGAAGTTGAGAGAAGAATGAATTATAGATGAACGATATAGAAAGGAATAAAATTATGAAAATTATTGAAACAGGAACTACATATAAGGTGTATGGTGAAGATTTAGTCGTATTAGACAATCTGCCAGCTCAGACATATAAAGTCGGATTTGGTCAATTCACAGGTTTCTTTTTAGAGAAGCAGCATGATTTAGAGATTAAAGAGGATAAAATCTACGGAGTTCACGAAGAAAAAGCAAATAAAGTATTGAACAGATTTGAGAAGTCACGCAAAAATTTAGGTGTAATTCTCAGTGGAGATAAAGGGATTGGAAAGTCATTGTTTGCAAGATTATTGGCACAGAAAGCAATTCAGAATGGTATTCCTGTTATCTTAGTCGATGATTTTATTCCTGGCATTGATGATTTCTTAAATGATATTAAGAATGAAGTGCTCGTGTTATTTGATGAATTTGATAAAACTTTCGCTAGAAGTAAAGACAACGATCCACAGTCAAAAATGCTTTCCTTATTTGATGGTACAAGTTCAGGTAAGAAGTTATTTGTTGTTACATGCAATAATTATAGGGATTTGAACGAGTATCTTATTAATAGACCAGGAAGATTCCATTTCCATTTCAGATTTGAGTATCCAACGGCAGATGAAGTAAAGGATTATTTGAGAGATAAGCTTGATGAGAAATACCATTCTGAAATCAACAAAGTAGCTTCATTCTCAAGAAAGATTAAGCTTAATTACGATTGTTTATCAGCTATCGCACTTGAATTAAATGATGGTGAAACATTTGAAGATGCTATTAAGGATTTGAACATTGTTAATACATCCGAAAGACAGAATACATACAAACTTACATTGTTCACAGAGGAAGGTGTTGTATTCAGTTCAAATAATGTAAAAATTGATTTATTCAGTGGAGAAAGCAATAATATTTGGATTGAGGACTCGGCAGACAATGGTGTTTATATTAAATTCCGTGGTAATAGTGCAGCATTTAATAATAAATCAAATTCTTTTGTTTTGCCAAATGATAAATTTAAGGTCGATTATGATGAAGATTACATTGATGAAAAGTTGAGAGATATGTACAAAAATCTTCATTATACTTATGCCGAAATTACTTTAGATTATGGTAATCGTATTCACTATAAGTTACTGTAACTTCGCAAGAAAGCAACATATCCTTGGATTATTGAGAGAATAATACATTGGAGGTAAAAATATGGATGATTATAAGAATTATATTGTAATTGGATATAGATATAATGGGTTAGGAGAATCTGCTGATCCTGATAGTTGGGATAATGTAAAATATGATTTTAATACAGAAGATGAAGTAAAAGATTTTCTGAGCAGGAATCCATCATTTTCATTTCATTTAAAAGCAATTTACAAAGTAAAAAAATTGGATATTAATTATTTTGTTTAAACATTAAAGGTTAAAAACACAAGAATCCAATCTTTCAAGCGAATTATCAATCTTCACTCGATAGAATTTATGTTCATTTCCTTGTTTATCAAATCCTTTAATAATGGATTTATCTAGCCAAAAGTAGCCTTCTTTCAGATCTTCTAATGGCTGTTTAGTCGTATCTCGCAAGAATGTAAGATACTCATTGTAAATTGGATTCACTCATATACCTGAGTGTTATGTACATAACCTTTTAACTAGTATTATCCTTACCTTTCTTTGATTTTATGGCATTTGCAACTACCATTTATATTGTTATTTGTCCAAAATTTCCACATGAAAGATTGGATTGCACCAAATTGAAATCTTACGATAATATATCAGATGTGGATTTAGCAAGTTGGCAAGATTTAATCGAATTACAGAAAGAACATCTAACGCAGCTTGAAACTGATTCATTAAAACTAATCAAAGAAAAGACAGAGAAGTTTAATACATATACTTCAATAATTCCTGTTTCTATGGGTAAGGATTCAATGCTTACCTGTCATCTAGTCAGAAAATTATATCCAGAAACAAAAGCAATATTTAATAATACATCGCTTGACTGTGCTGATACATACAGAATGGTTAAGACTTTCCCTAACTGCGAAATTATGAATCCTGAGAAGGGATTTTATCAGTATGTAGAATCAGACCACATGATACCTACGAGATTCGCTCGTTTTTGCTGTAGAATTTTTAAGGTTGGTGTTATGGTATCGCAGCTTGACCATAATCATCCGTATCTTATGTGGATGGGAATGAGAAATGAAGAGTCAAATACTCGTAGTGGTTATCAAGATGAATGGATAAATGAGCAAGAATGGGGTAAGACCTGTTGGCAAGGTATTCTTCCTATTAGAAAGTGGTCAGAAATGGATGTGTGGCTTTATACAATTTGGAAGAATATTGAGATAAATTCCAAGTATAAGAAGGGTTATTCTCGTTGCGGCTGTAATATTGCGTGTCCATTTTATACGAAGTCTACTTGGATTTTGGACAAGTATTGGTATCCACAGGCTTATGAGAGATGGAGAAATATCTTAAAAGAAGACTTCATTGCAAATAAGAAATGGATAATCATGAACTGCACCATTGACGAATATCTTACTCAGGCTTGGAATGGTGGAACATTTAGAGATGAGCCAACCGATGAAGTTATTCAGGAATTTGCTGAGTACAATGGATTGAATGTTGGTGATACGAAAGTAGCAAGACAGTATTTCAATAAGTATTGTGATGAGTGTGAAAAGAGAATAAAAGATAAGACAACGCTGGCTATGAATATGAAATTTCACGGAAGAGATGTATCGAAGTTCTTGTGCAAGAAATGCTTCAAGAAATTATACGAAATGGATGATGATAAGTGGAACAAATATGTTGAATCATTTAAAAGAGACGGTTGTGCGTTGTTCTAATGGAGAATAAGTAATTAGAGGTCACGAAAGCCTTGAAAAATAAGGCTTTTATAACCTCTAAAGTCGAAGGAAATTTTTCTTTCTTTTGGACAGATTGGAGGTGTGAATAATGGAAAATAATAATAAATTTACACAAGGAGATGTAGATGCAATTGATTCTTTTTTATCTCTTGCGTGTTACAACGGATATGAAGAAGATATAACAGACATAATGAATGAATTACATAAGATGCTTGAATCTACAGACAAGTTTGATAGTGCAAAACGACCTGACTGGAAGGTTAAATGCGGTAGAGATAAAGTTAATGAATTTGGTGGAATTTTTTGGTCATGGTTAGTTTTGCAATACGGTGATTATGGTACATCCCCAAGATACGGTTGGATTTATAAAGAAGATGCTAAAAAACTGTATGATATTATACAGTCTCTTTATGACACAGATGGTGAATATGTTATTGAATAAAATGATTAGGAGAATAATACTATGAAAGCATATTTAGTAGAGCGACCTATAAGTGGCTGGTGTCAAGATTATGCAATGGTAATTATTGCAGAAGATGAACGACATGCTGAAAGAAAAGCAAGAGTAAGTTCAGATGACTACAAGAAGTGTCAAGAGATTACTATTACAGAAATTGATATGAATGAAGAACAGTGTGTTTTAAGAGCGAATACAGGTGCATAGGAGAATAACATTATGAAGGGTAAATATAAAAGCTGTGACATAGAGTAGAACAAGGTGATTAATATTTCAGAGTTACATGATAAATTAGAAAAAATAAGTGATGTTACAAAAGTCTTAATAGTTGGTAAACAGATAGATGCCATAGGGAAAATGATAAGTGCAATGGCAGAAACTCGAATACAAAATGAACTTGAACAAAAATATAAAGACTTAGGCATACAGGTACAAGAATATCCAATTGCAAAGTTTCTTGAAACAATTAATGAAATGCATTTTGGCGATATTTTTCCTATTGAATGCCTTGAACCTCCAAAACAAGAGATATCTACTCTTAAAAAGAGAATAAAGTATTGTAAGAATCCTATGGAGAAAAAGAAATTAGAGCAGGAATTAAATGCTTTATATAAGGAGCATAAAAGAAATAGGAGAACTGTATTATGAAGCTGATTAACAAATATGCAAATTCAAGATATTCAAAAATGAATGAATATTATTGTGGAATCACAACAGAATTGGACAAGCTTGCTGGACTTGATCCTAATGGACACTGGAAACATTATGTGCTTTGTGATTATGAGGATGGTTGTTTTCCTATCAGAATTCCAGGTGGAACACTTGGAAGTATTGAATATGACGAGAATAGTGTTATTACTAAAATTCATGTTTGTACTGATTATGTTGTAAAAACTTATCCTGATGATGTAAATGAACAGCTTCAGAAATTCGTTGGTCAGAAGATAGAAATGGGAGAATAACTATATGGCAGACAGACAAACCAAAACTATACAGTGGACAATAAATCTTCCAATGGACTTTCCTTCGGATTGGGATGATGACATGATTGAATTTCATCTTAATGAATCAAGCTGGTGTTGTAGTAATCTCATTAGTAAACTTGAAAAATACGATGAGAAAAATGGCTGTATCTGTGGAATATGTGAAGCAAAAGTCGCTGATAAGATAGGAGAATAACATATGGGACAGTTAATTGATAAAACAGTATTACGAAAAGAATTATCTAAGCTGCCATCTGAAATGGGATTTGTAAGGAAGTCTGATGTGATGCAGATTCTTGGTAGTCAGAAATGTGCTTACAATATAAAAGAAGAGAAGAATAAAACTCTTGATGAAGTTCTAAAGGCTTGTGACATTGAATGTGGACTTTATAGTGGTGATGTTAAAAATCTTACAAGACATGTTTTGATGAGAGTATTAGATAGATTGAGAGAATAAATGTAAATAAAATAGAAAGGATATAGAGTATGTATACAGAGCAGAACAGAGGGTTTACTGTGATAACAAATTTTGGATGTGATTGCCATTGTAAATATTGTATTACAAAGCATCATCCAATTTTGCAAAATGCGGTAACTGATAAAAATAAAATAGATTGGGAGCATTTAGAGAAGTGTATTTCTGAATCAAATGCACCTACTGTTAATTTATCAGGTGGTGGAGATCCATTTTATGATTGGCAGAATAATATTGATTTTTACAATCATATGTATGAACTGGCTACAAAATATGGAAAGAAGCTAGATATACATACTCGTATTCTTCCTACAGATATGAATTTGATTAAAAAGTTTAGAAAGATTGCCTTAAGCATTGAGCCTTACGATACAAGAGCAATGGAACGATTGCAAGTCATATTACCTGAGATTGAGAAAACTACTAAGTTGAGAGTTATTAATGTACTAAATGAAAGAATGACTACAGAAGATTGTCTTGATTATATAAACAAGATGCACAATATTGGTGTTAAGCAGATTACGTTTAGACAGATGTTTGGTAATAAAAATGCATATCAGAACTTCTTAAATATCAAAAACACCATCAATATTCCAGGTGTTATGTTCCTACCAGATGGTGAATATCATCATTACTATTTCACAACCAATAACAAGCTTTATCCATATTTCTTTGGTTATACAGAGAATGATAGAAAGGTGTGGATGAAGAAATATGAAGAAATTGAACAATATTGTGGTTGATCCATATCTTAATGATGATATGTGTATAGATCGCTTGGTTGAAAATTGGAAACTACACAATGGAATAATAATTGCATTTGATTTTGATAATACAATTTTTGATTACTATGACAAAGGATATAGGTATGACAAAGTTATTACTCTATTAAGAGAATGTAAAGATATGGGATGTACATTGATTCTCAGTACATGTTGTGACGAATCAAAATTTGAATTTATGGAGAATAAATGTATAGAGGTTGGAATTCATATTGATTACATAAATGACTCACCACCTTATATCCCTTTCACTGGCAATAAAATCTATTACAACATTATGTTAGACGATAGAGCTGGTTTGAGTGCAGCTTATAAAATTTTGTATGAGACAAAGGAGAGAATTAAAAATGAAACATTTTGAATTAGTAAAAGAGTACGCATATCCAAGTGGTAGTGTTTATGTTCTTTATAATAAAGAAAAGAATTTCTACATTGAAACTACTTCTATGCAGGATGTAAATACAAAAGGAAAATCTCAGGAAATCATTATGACAGATGATGCAGATTTGATTAAAAAGAATCTCGTTCCGTTTGAGGAAAAGTGGCTTACAGCGATTAGTACACAGTACGGATGTCCACAGCATTGTCAGTTCTGTTTAGTACCAGAGTTAGGATTTCACGGAAATCTTTCTACAGAAGAAATGTGGGAACAGCTTGAATTTGTATTTAATCAGCATCCACAGGTCACAAAGAGCGACAAGATTAAAGTGGGCTTTGCACGTATGGGAGAACCACAATATAACTGGAAAAATATTTTACAGGTAATGAGAGATATGAAAACTTATAGAGAAGGATTTACTTTCTTGCCTTGCTACAACACAATTCTTCCTAAAGTGAAAGTATTTGGTAAGAGTCCAGTTGATGTTCTGAAGGACGAAGTTATGTCTGTAAAAGAGTATCTTGACGGATTTATGCACATTCAAATTTCAACAAATAGCACAAATGAAGATGAGAGAAAGTATCTGTTTGGTGGTGCTGATGTTGTAACTATCGAAGAGATGAAGAAAGAATTTAATAATATGCCGAATAACAATAGACTTATCACTCTGAATTTTATTTGTGGAGCAGGATGGGAACTTGATCCAAACAAGTTATATGGTCTTGATCCGAATGTGTTTTGTGTTAAAATTACACCTCTTAATACAACGACAGCTACTAAGGAGCATGGTCTTGAAGATGCAATTCAGTGGAATTGGGAGAATATGAATAAGATTAAAGAAAAGGTTGAGAGTTGTGGTCTAAAGGTAGTTGTAGATGTAGCTGCTAAAGCAGAATTACCATTATGCTGTGGTAACTTGGTTCAGGATTATAAAAAGAATAGATAGGAAGAAAGATTCGTTTCTTTTGAAAATTTTTACAGAGAATATAAGAACAGGAGGTAAAATTAAATGCATTATTGCGTTCATTTACTCACAAAAGAATTACCAAGTGAGAATAAAATTGCAGCAATTATGAAGCCATACAATTCAGAACTTATATATGGCTCAGATGAAGAAGACAAGCAGATTGATTATCCAGTTTTTACATGGGATTACTATCAAATCGGTGGCAGGTACAAGGCGGAATTAAAACTAAAAGTAGATGAAGAAGGATCTGCAAATAGAGAATATTATAATTGGGGCTATTATGACAGACAAGATAGAAACGGCAGATTATTTTTGTCAAGTCTTTTATCAACATTAAAAGAGAATATTACACCTAAATGGATGTACCATGAGGAAGATTGGTTTATGAATATGTGTTTTGGCGATGGATATATTCTTGTTGATGGAGCAAAACAAAGCGATGTTTTAAATATTAACAAGCTTGGATGTTACATATGTATTCTTCCTGACGGTTCAGCTATTGCAAGAGATTCATGGAATGGTAAAGATATTATCAAAGATGAAAAATTCGATGAAAAATATAAACAGGCTATAACAGATAATATGGATGGATTTATTACAGTGCTTGATATTCATGATTAAGAAGAATTATCGGTTTCCTTGGGAGGTGAAATAAATGACTTGTAAGTATCCAATAACTAGCAGAAGTTATAAATTTTGTTTAGGCTGTAGCGATATAGATTGTTGTGAAGATGCAGTTACTTCTAATATACCTATGCCAGAAGTTCAGCCACCAAAGAATGTTATTCCGTCTGCATCAGAAGCAAATAAAATGACAAACAATGCAATTGATAGTTACACTACACAGCAATTAGCAGAGTTATCAAAATTGATTAGAGATGCAATTGCAGATGGCAAATTTTCAATCAGTGAAGATGGCTGTTTAAAACCTGAAACACGAAAGAAATTAGAGGAACTTGGTTATAAAGTTGAAACTGGTACTCAGTACAATGAACCATATTACAGTATTAGTTGGAGAGAAACGAAATGAGGTGTTACATATCGGAAATTTAGTAGAAGAGATGAAAAAATATGATGATGTAGATGAACAGACATTGTGGTGGATAAATAAGGCACTTTCATATTCTGGGTATCCAAGTCATGTAGGAAAACAAAAAATAAAAGAACATATAAAGGAGATTGAAACGATGGAGAATAATAAAGTAAGACAGTTTATTGATTTACTTGTCAATGAAGAAGAAACAATTGAAAATGCAGCAAAGGTATCTGGAATTGGTGATATGAAATTAGTTGATGTTTTAAAAACTATTTCAGAGATGGAATTTGAAAGTATTAAGGCTTTTTCAAGTGCTGTTGCTGGTATGAATAGTATGAAGGAAGCTATTCATACAGTTAAGGATTTGGATGATGCATTAGTAGAGCTAAAGAAATCTTCTGAAAAGTAGAGAATATATAACTGTAAACAAAATGTAAATTGTGAATCTAGGAGGTGTATATGTTAAAGACTTTTGATGAGTTATCTGACGAGGAAAGTTTGTGTAAATATTGTTCAGCAACCGATTATGGGGAACATAAATCGTGCATTACACCAAATGGATATTATTGGTGCGAAGGTGCGCATTGTGAAGATGCTTACAGAGAATATTTAGATGATAACGAAACAAGTGAAAATGTTGTGAAATATGCAAGTAAAGTAATACTTACGAATAAGGAGGATATTGATGAGTACACCACTAAAATTTGAATTCGATTTTGAAGAGGTGTTTGAAGGAATTAAACAAGGTGTTATTAGAGAATTGGAAGAAATGAATTTTGATGCTGCAAAAGATAATGCTATCAATCAGATAAAGAGTGAAATTAAATCAAAGATAGAACTTACATACAGTGACGAAAGAGAATTAAAAGACGAGATAAAAAATGAAATCAAGGAAAGAGTTTATGATTCGATTATCAAAGAAGTCGGTGATAAATACGCTGATAAATTTAATGATTATGTAGAAAATCAGTTATCTAAAAATCCAGAACGTCTCAGTTCATTACAGAATATTATTAAATGCGAAGTGAGCGAGAATCTATATGAAAATTTGTATAGTTCTATAAGAAATGAAGTAATTGGACAGGTTAAGGATGCAACAACACAGTTATGTAATTTAATTGGTAACAATTCTGTCAAGGTTAAAGACTCTAATAAGACTATTAGCAAAGAAGAGTATGAGGATTTACTTGATAGAGATAGAAAATTAAGTGCATTAGAAGCAGGTGGAGTTGATAACTGGGAGTGGTATGGAGAATCACTAGCTCAGTATTATAACGAAGAATAGCACAAGAATTTTCGATTTCTTGTGAGGAGGTGAAATATTGGAGAAAGTAATTAAATATAGATGTTCTGAATGTGGAGAATTATTTGATGCACCTGAAGATGCTTTAGCTTGTGAAACAAGACACAAAAGAATTGAGAGAGCTAATGTGATGCTTAGGCATGGATATACATTAAAACAAATCAATGACGAGTGTGAGATTTGGGATTCTATACCAAAACATTTAGAGAATGTAAATACGGACAACTGTTTCAAAATCAGCTACTGGCAATGTTGTCAGCACCCTGCTTATAGAATTACTCGTATCTGTTTTGATGGAGAGGTAAATGTAAGAGGTTGTGGTTCGTGGAGTGGATATTATGGTGATCATCTTAAATTAAGTAGCAGTGACTTAATGAATCCAAGACCAAAGGAAGAGTTATTTATAGATAGTAGATATACAAGCAGATGGTAATTATATTTGGAGAATATTAAAGTGGAGGTAATTAAAATGACATTAAAAGATACAGTAGAAATGATGAATAGCAACGACTATAAGGAAAGGTTTAAAGCTGAGTATTATCAGTTAGAGATTCGAGTAAATGGATTGAAGAAGATACTTGATAAATGGGATAATGGAGAATTAGATTTTACTCCTACTTGTCCAAGAAATACATACAATAATCAGTTTGAATATATGGTTAATTATATGACTGTATTAGCTGATAGGGCAGCTATGGAAGGCATTGAACTGTAAAAACGTAAATTCGAAATTCTTTTAAATCGAAATAGAGAATATATAAGTGTAACAAGGCGATAGCCTAAAATATAAAGTTTAAAATTCAAAGTTAAAAAGGAGAGAACATTATGACAACAGAAAAGATGACAATTCACAAGGCACTTGCAGAGTTAAAAATCGTAGATGACAGAATTATTTCTGCAATCAATGGTGGTACTTATTGTGTAGCAAACAAGCATTCCAATGAAAAGATTAAGGGTGTGCCAGTTAAGGAATATGAAGGCGTTATGCAGGGCTACTACGACAAGGCAACAGACCTTATTAAAAGAAGAAATGCAATCAAGAGAGCAGTTGTTTTATCAAATGCTACAACAAAGGTTTCTATTAATGGTATTGAATACACAGTGGCAGAAGCTATTGAAATGAAGAATCATGGTGTAGAGTTTGATGAGAAGATGTTAGCCGCATTAAAGAAACAGTATGATAAGGCACAGGCTGAAATCCTCAAACAGAACGGTGATGACCTTGAAAAGAGAGCAGAACAGTATGTAATTGGCATTTACGGTTCTAAGGAAGGCAAGACTAATACAGATGATTTCGAGAAGACAAAGAAAGATTTTATCAATGCAAATTCATATGAGTTAATTGATCCTATTAAGATTTTAGACAAAATTAATACATTAGAAGAGAGCATTGCATCTTTCAAAGCAGAAGTAGATGCTTCACTTAGCACATCAAATGCTGTAACAGAGATTGAAATTAACTATTAAAGAGAGAATAGTTAATTAGAAGTTATTCACTGTTTACCGAAAACTTTAAACTACAACTCATCAGTCTTTTGCAGATATAGACTTATGTAAAGCTGAAAAAGAAATCTGCAAAATAATAAAAAATGCAAATTATTGAATTGATAAAAGATGATTAATTTATATGATTTGTATAATTTCAACTTACTACAGTACATAATTCGGCAAGATAATGGTGAAACCATTGGCTGATATGTATAACATCAAATATGAAATTATACTTTAATTATCAGATTGCCTACGATAATGATAGGTGTGTGCTGTAAAGTTTAAAGTTGTAAGACTCAAATAACAACGCTCAGAAGTTCAAAGTTTAAATTATGAGTCAAAGTTAAAAGAGTAAATAGTAAAGTTGTAAAGATTTATCAAAACCTTGATATACAGTTTAGCATAGTTGTATTTGGCTGTAAGCATCTGCAAGGCTGGTAAATGGTGAATAATTTTATATAAAACCTTGGGTGTTTTATGGAGTGTTTAAGCACTCCACTCTTCCAAGAGTGTGATTTATATGTTACAGGAATATTCGAGAGTAATTAACTTGAATATTCCATTAAACATCCAAGTGAAAGGTAATCCCAAAGGTTCACAAAACAATTGGATAGAGGCTATGGTTCTTAGCCGTTTATCAAATATTTTGATAATAAATGGTATTTTTTAAAGCCAATGAATCTGACATTTCTTGGTACAGATTGGAGAATATATAGTTATGGATAATATGTTTTTGGTGCAATATGAACCAATAACAACAATGACAAGAAGAATTTTATCTTTAGGTTTTGAGCCAAAACCAACTCAAGAAATGATTGAAAAATTTTATGATGAAGTAAATGCTTCTGATTTTTATCATAATTCAATTGTTCTTGTGGTTAAAGCAAAAAGTATGGAAGAAGTTAGAGAGCAGGTTATTGGAACTTTTAATGTTTTATATGGTAAGTAACAGAGAATATATAGTTGGAGGTGAGAATTTGATTCAAGTAATTGAGACAAATTTGAGTATTGACAAAGATGACACAATAAAAGATCATCAGTCACGAATTGTTGAAGTTGAAGATTGGGATACATATTGCAAAGCATTTGAAGAATATAATGGTGAAGCTGTTTATTTTAAGTCAAAGGCTATGCCTGGTAACAGTATCTTATCGAATTGCTCTATAACAGATCTAATATATGATGACATTCATCTATCTTGTATGATCTTACACCAATCAGGTTTTATTACGAAAAAACTTGCATATAGAATTGGTTTATAATCTATGATTCATTCGAATCACAATTTCCAATAAAAATGAAAACCAAATAGAGAATATATAAGTGAAGCAGTCGCAGTAATTCACTGTTTCTTTGTGAAATTTGAGGAGGTGAGAAAAGTGTCACAGTTTAGATTTAATGAAGATTTTGCAAATAATTGGAAGTCAGGACAGACAGTTACTTGTGAAGAAAAAGAGGATGGTTACTTAGTTGATAAGGTGACACTGATTGAAAAGGACGAACTTTTAAAACATGGTGAATTTATCACAATGAATGTTGAGATATTAGGACATATGCAATCAAATGGCGTAGATGATTTATTTATGTATGATAGAGATTTTCAACCAGGAGACACAGTACAACATTTCAAAGGTGGTTTCTATAAGATTATTGCCATTGGGATTAATACAGAAACAGAAGAAAAGATGGTTGTATATCAGAGCTTAAAGGATCAGAGAGTATGGATTAGACCATATGATATGTTTATCAGTAAAGTGGATAGAGAGAAATATCCAAACGCCTATCAGCCATATAGACTTATCAAAGTAAGAATTACTGTATAAATAGAGAATATAAGTGGTGGAAAATGAAGAATTTAGATACACAGCTATGTAAAGCAAAGAGCATTAGTAGTGGTCAATGGGTTTGTGGATATTATGTAAAAGGTTTAGATATGTATGGTAAAGAAATTTATATAATATTTGAACCAGCAACAGTATTCTATTCTCATGGTGAAACTGATGGTTTTGAAGAAATAGATCCAAAGACATTGTGTAGATGTACAGGCAGCCATGATAAGAATGGTAAGTTAATCTTTGAAAACGACATTCTAAACGGAGAATTATATAATGTAGTCTCTTATGGAAATGGTGAGAATGAATTTCTTGGAATGAATGTTGGTTGGTATGTTCAGAGAGATAACTTTGAATCATGGTGTGAATTAAATGATTTGGAAATGTATGAAGTAACAGGAAATATCTTAGATAATATCTAATCAGTCTTGAACAATTCAGTTCAAAAATTCCAAAAATCAAAACTGAATAGTGAATATTTGTATGGGTGGTTAAACAGCATACCCTTGGGCTTTTACGCTCAAAAATCACTGTTGAAGATAGATTTTTACATAAATTTATTTTCTGTGTTCCGTCCATTTGGGCGTTTAGATATAAGTTATCAATTAAATTTTATTATAAGGAGGATACTTTAGAATGGCATTCAAAGTACAAAAAGCAGTAAGAGAAAAAATTTACACAAAGGTAGCACTCATGGCACCTTCAGGCGGCGGTAAGACTTATTCAGCATTAAGACTTGCTACAGGAATGAAAGAGGAACTTGAAAAGATTACAGGAAAACCTTGCAGAATCTTAATGGCTAATACAGAGGGAGCAAGAGGTAGATATTACGCTAACGAGTTTGATTATGACATTATTGACCTCGTAGAGCCTTTCAATCCAGAGCAGTTTTCAGATGCAATTGATTTTGCAGTAAATGAAGGATATGACATTCTTCTTATGGATAGCACTTCTCCTGAGTGGGATGGTAAAGGTGGATGTCTTGAATTACAGCAGAAGGCTGGCGGTACATATCAGGCATGGGGTAAGGTAACTCCTAGACATGACGCATTCATTAATAAGCTTGCAACAAGTCCTATTCATTTAATCGCAACTATGAGAGGTAAAGATCAGTATGAGATTGAGAAGGATGATAGAGGTAAGACAAGCGTTAAGAAGCTTGGCGTTGGTGCAAAGCAGAGAGATGGTTTTGAGTATGAGTTCACTTGTACATTTACAGTAGACCAGAAAACACATATGGCAGAGCCACAGAAAGATAACACTCATATTTTTGAGAATGACAATGCAACACTTCTTACAGAAGCACATGGTCAGAAGATTATTAAGTGGGCAAACACTTCTGATATTGAGCCAACAAGACCTAAGTTCACAGCATCTACAGCAGCAACAGAGCCAACAGAAGATATTACAGCAATCAAGAAAGAGATTATTTCTCTTTGTACTCAGCTTGGAGGAACAAAGAACGAAGCTCTTATGACAACATTAAAAGAGTTTGTACCTAGCGGAAATCCAAATGCAATTAAGGATATGCAGAAAGCAAAGGATTGTTTAGCAAAGATTAAAGAGATTCAGCTAGTGCAGGCGTAATTATAAGGAGGACAAAAATACATGAATAAAGTAATTTTAATGGGAAGACTCACAAGAGATCCAGAGGTAAGAATGAGTGGAGATACAGCAGTGGCAAGATTTTCTCTTGCCGTTGACCGTAGATTTAAGAAAGACGGAGATCAGACAGCAGATTTTATCAGTTGTGTAGCATTTGGTAAAACTGGTGAGTTTATTGAGAAGTATGGTCATAAGGGTACAAAGTTTGTTGTAGAAGGACGTATTCAGACTGGTTCTTATACAAATAAAGACGGTCAGAAAGTATACACAACAGATGTTGTTGTTGAGCAGGTTGAGTTTGCAGAGAGTAAGGCTTCTGCTGATGATAATACAACAAACAACACTGTCAATTCAAACGCACCAACTAACACAAGTTTTATGGATATTCCAGATGGCATTGATGAGGAACTTCCATTTAATTAAAAGAGGTAGATATGGCAGATAAAAAAGAAAGAGAATATGTCTGCGCATACAAGTATTGTTTACACCACGGACAAAAGGTTAAAGCCTCTGAGTCCGTGGTAATAAACAAGAAACATTACCATTGGGATTGTGCAGGTATGAAACAAGAAATTAAAGACTGTGTAGATGCTTATATGGATTGTATAGAAGATAAAACACAGTTCCCTATTGCATGTAGAGCAATAAACACAATGGTTTTTAAAAACAAAGTACCTATAGAGTTTATCAGAAAAAATATTGAATCATCGAAATTATATTATTCAACAAAACCTGTTCAGATTCTATATGGACTTAGAAAGCTATTTTACGAAAAAGAATTTAAAGCATAGGCGGTGAGTAATTGCTAATCGAAAAAACTGACATCGAAAAAGCTAAAGATAAACTTGGCGATAATAATGCCTTTTTAATGGCAGAACTGCTTGAATTAGAAAATTTTGATGACAAAAATCTGAAAGCCTGTTGTCCTTATCATAATGAGGACACTGCAAGCTTTATATATAACAAGAAAAATAAGACTTTTCATTGTTTTGGATGTAATAAAACGGTAGATATTATTGATGTCTTAATGGAAAAAGGAAACACATTCTTAGAAGCTGCCAAGTATCTATTCGAGAAGGCTGGTATCGAATACAGTTTTGGCGAAAAGGATGTAAGAACTCGTCACAATTATAGATATCCACATGAAGAACCAATAAATGAAAAAGAGCATGTAGTTGACTATTGGGGAAAGCGTGGCATTTCAAAAAATGTAATTGACTATTTGGATATTCGAGAGGATTCACATGGTAACGGTGTATTTAACTTTTATGATACAAATGATGTTTTGACTATGGTTAAGTACAGACCTGCAAGAACTGTTGAAAAACATTCTGGTCAACCTAAAACATGGTGTCAAAAAGATGCTGATACATCAGCACTTTTGTTCAATATGAATAGAGTTAATACGTCAAAGCCGTTACTTATAACAGAAGGCGAGACAGATTGTGCGAGTGCTATTGAGGCAGGATATATCAATACAGTAAGCGTTCCTCTTGGAGCTGGCAATCTTCATTGGATTGAAGAAAATTGGGATTGGTTAAACAATTTTGATTCTATTATCATATGGTCTGATAATGATGAAGCTGGCATTAAAATGAGAAAAGAATGTATTTATCGTCTTGGTACATGGCGAACAAAATATATATCAACACCTGAATTCTTTGAAAAAGAGAATGGCAAGAGAGTTCCACTAAAGGATATCAATGATTGTTTACAAGTTGGAGGAAAAGAATTTGTTATGAATCTTATTTCAGAAGCAAAGGATGTTCCTGTAAAAAGTGTTGTTGATTATTCAGAGATTGAGGAACTTGATATTTCTCAGATGGATGGTGTAAAAACTGGCATTAAACCATTAGACGATGAATTGTTAAAAATCTTCTATGGAACATTGACGGTATTATCAGGAAGACCTGGTAGTGGTAAGACAAGTATTATTGATCAGACAATAGCAAGGACTATTGATGATGGTAGTCCTGTATTTTTGTTTAGCAAGGAAATGCCAGAAAGAATGAGTGCAAACTGGTTTAATACAATTATCGCTGGCAGAAGAAATATGGTTGAAAGGACAAGCCGAGACAACCGTAAATATTACATAGTGCCACAAGCAACACAAAAGAAAATGCAAGCACATTATAATAAGAAGCTTTTCATCTACAGAGATGACGAGCCAAATGATGTAGATTCAGTTTTAAAATCTGCTGAAGAATGTGTTAGAAAGTTTGGATGCAAGCTAATTGTACTTGATAATCTTATGATGATTGACTTGAATTGTTCTGAAAGTGACAAAAATACGGCACAAACAAATCTGATAAATGCACTTATTAAGTTTGCTGCTAAATTCAATGTAGCTGTTGTTCTGATAGCACATCCGAGAAAAACACAAGATACAAATTCTGATATTGAAATGTATGACATATCTGGTACTTCTAATATTATCAATCTGGCTATGAGATCCATAGGTCTTAGAAGAGTTTCCAAAAAAGAGAAAAATGATCCGAAGTCTAAATGGCATAACTACGATGTAGTTTTAACTGTTATAAAAGACAGATTACTTGGCAAGGCAGACTTCCAGATGGGATTATGGTATGACTTGACATCACGTAGATTTTATACAGATTACGATGAATATGACGCAAAATTTGCATGGGATGACAATGTATATACCGACAGGCTTCCATATGTTGACAGAAGCATAGATAACACATTTCCAGACAAATAAGGAGAATAAATTATTATGATGGATGAAGAATTAGATTTTTTACTTGGAACGATGCAATGGTCGTTTTCAAGACTGAATTCATATTATAATTGCCCTTACGAATGGAAACTCCATTACTTAGAATGTAATAAATCTGAGAATGGTTTTTTTGGAGAATATGGTTCACTTATTCATAAAATCCTTGAAAAATATGAAAAAGGCGAACTTTCCTTGTTTGAATTGAATGAGTATTATGAGGAACATTTCGATGAGGATGTTCCTCACGATGCTCCACCAAATAAATTCGTAAATATTAGGCAATCATATTATGACAAAGGTATTGATTACCTTGATAACATTGACCTTGATTTAGAAAAATATGAAGTTCTTGGAGTTGAGAAAAAAGTAGAATTTAAAATTAACGACAAGGATTTTATCGGATATATAGATTTACTTGTAAAGGATAAAGAAACTGGTGAGATTATTATTATTGATCATAAATCCGCAAGTATTAAAATTCTGAAAAATGGTAAGATAAGCAAATCTGACCAACAGCATTTCTTAGATTTCAAACGACAGCTCTATTTATATTCAATCCCTGTAATAAAAGAATATGGCTCTGTTTCAAAACTTAAATGGAACATGTTTAAGGATCAAAAGTGGATAGAAGTGCCTTGGATTCAAGAAGAGTACGATGAGGCTATTCAGTGGGCAAAAGATACTCTTGAACTGATTGAAAATGAGAAAGAATGGCGACCTAATCCAGATTATTACTATTGTCATTATCTTTGCGGTCAGAGAAATCATGCATGTGAATACAAACCACAACCAACGAGCAAGAAGAATGAAATCGACAATAGACAGTATAACCCTGAAACTGACTCATATGAGTAGGAGGTGATATTATCAGTAACTATACAGTATATCATTTGCATACAGAAGATTCTTTATTAGATAGTTGTACAAATTATAAGTTATATGTAGACAAGGCAGTAGAACTTGGACAGAAAGCTATTTGTTTTACAGAGCATGGCAATATTTACAATAATATTGAGAAGAAAATGTATGCAAATAGCAAAGGTTTAAAATATCTACACGGTGTTGAGGTTTATTTGACAGCAGCACTTGAGCCAAAACAAAGAGATAATTACCATACAATTCTTATAGCAAAGAATTTTGAAGGTGTAAAAGAAATAAATACATTGGTTGATTTGTCTACGCAATCAGACCATATGTATTATAAGCCAAGAATTACATTCGATGAATTTTTTAATATTTCTGATAATGTCATTAAAATTTCTGCATGTCTTGCATCTCCATTGAGTAAATATCCTAATTTTATTGGAAAACTGGTTAATGAAAAAATAGTTGAATTAGAAAAAAATAAAGAAATAGAAACTAACAGACTTTATATAGAACTAAATTCAGAAACTGCAAGGGATCAGTGGATTGAAGATAGCACAATTATTCATAACACATCTTATGAAATATATGTAGAACAATGTATTGAAAAATCCAATAATGCATTTGATTTACAGATAGAAGAAGCAAAATCAGAATTGGAAAATGCAAAGATTGTATATGACAAACTGATGAAAACATATGACTATTATGAAATTCAGCCGCACGTCAAGTCTATGGATCAGATTCGATATAACAAAATGCTTTATGAGGCATCAAAAAAATATAACAAGCCTTTAATAGCTGGAACAGATACACATAGTATTGATAGTTACAAGGCTGAGTGTAGGAGTATTCTTCAGAAAGCAAAACATATTGAGTTTTCAAACGAAGATGAATTTGACCTTACATATAAATCGTATGATGAGTTAGTTGATATGTTCAGACAGCAAGGCTCTTTACCTATGGATGTTGTGTTAGAAGCTATTGAAAATACTAATCGCATGGCTGATTCTGTTACAGATTACGAATTAGATACAGCTTTTAAATATCCGATTCTCTATGACAATGAAGAAGAGGTATTTGTAGAGCGTATCTATAGAATGTATCACGAAAAGCTTGATAAAGGAATTATTCAACCAGATCCACGATATGAGGAGAATATAAAAGAAGAACTTCGAGTATTTAAGAAGATTGGTATGGTTGGATTCATGCTTTTCATGTCAGAATTGGTATGTTGGTGTTGGGATAATGGTATACCAATTGGTTTTTGTAGAGGTTCTGTTGGTGGTTCAACTATTGCATATTTAACAGATATTATTGATGTAAACCCTGTAGTATGGAATACGGTGTTCTCTCGATTTGCCAACGAGGATAGAAAAGAGATTGGTGATATTGATTTGGATATTGCACCATCACAAAGACATTTAGTATATGAGCATATCATTGAAAAGTTTGGTGCTGATAAAACAGCTTATGTGTTGGCTATCGGCACGATTTCTGACAAAGGTACTATTGATGAGATTGGACGAGCTTTGAATATGCCACTTGGAGATGTCAAGCAAGTAAAAGCTCAGTATTCATTATTTACCGATGGTATTACTGATTGCAATGACAAGATTAAGAAAATTGAATCTATTGATGGATATGAAAATAATGAAAAGTGCTTAAAAGACTTGGAAGAACTTAGAAGTAAACTTGAGTATAACGAAAAGTCTTTGAAGGACTTAAAAGAAAAGCAATATCCTAAGTTATTCTATTATTTTGACGGTCTTGTAGGAACGGCAATTTCTCAGTCGATGCATCCAGCAGGTATTATTGTAAGTCCAGTAACACTACCTGATAATTATGGAACATTCTGGTCTAAGGATGGCAAACGTATTTTGAGTATTAATATGGAAGAAATTCATGAAGTTTCCCTTGTAAAATACGATTTGCTTGGTCTGAAAAACATAGAAATTATCAAAGATACATGTGAATTAGCACATATTCCGTATCCAAAATCCCATACGGTCAATTGGAATGACGAAAAGGTTTGGGCGCATATTGCAGATAGTCCAGTAGGCATATTTCAGTTTGAATCAAAATTTGCCTATGATTCAATGAAAAAGTTTGAATGTCATTGCGTAAACGACTTGTCGCTTGTAAACGCTTCAATCAGACCTTCAGGAGAATCATATAGAGATAGGTTATTAGCACATGAACCAAACAAAAATCCATCGGAGTTGATTGATAAATTGTTGGAAGATAATCATGGATTCCTTATATTCCAGGAGGACACAATTAAATTCCTTACAAATATTTGTGGTTTGAGTGGTAGTGACGCTGATAATATTCGTAGAGCTATTGGACGTAAGCAAAAAGATCGTCTTGAAGCTGCGTTACCATCTATTCTTGAAGGATATTGTAATATGTCCTCTCAGCCTAGAGAAATTGCAGAAAAAGAAGCACAAGCCTTTTTGAAGATTATAGAAGATAGTTCTAATTACCAGTTTGGTTTTAACCATTCAACAGGATATTCAATGATAGGTTATATGTGTGCTTATCTCAGATATTATTATCCGAAAGAATTTATTACTGCATATCTAAATAACGCCAATAATGAAGATGACATTATGCTTGGTACAGAATTAGCAAAACAACTTGGTATTACAATTCATAGTATCAAATTCAGACATTCTACTGCAAAGTATTCTTGTGATAAAGATGGTATTTACAAGGGTATTGCTTCTGTAAAGTTCCTAAACGAAGACGCTGCAAATGATTTATATTCCATTAAAGATGAGAAATTTAATACATTTATTGACTTATTGGTAAGAATTTCTGACCTCAAAGTTGACAGCAGAAAACTTGAAATATTGATTAAACTCGATTTCTTTGAAGAATTTGGTGGTATTCGTTATCTACTTACTTGTAGTGATTTGTTTTCAAAATATTATGGCAAGAAACAGATGAAGAAAGATAAGGCACTAGAGTATGGACTTGATTTTGATGTATTAAGAGAATGTTCTGGCAAGGAAACTCAGAAGACGTTTATGGAATTAGATAGTGTAAAACTACTTAATAAACTCTTGCAGAATATCCCAAATGAGAAAACTGATATGCGAACAAAGATTGCTTATCAGATAGAAAATCTTGGGTATGTAGATATTGTTGATAAAAAGCTTGCAGGTTATTGTGTGGCATTGGATCTCAATGTTGACTATTCTCCACGATTGAAGCTGTATGCATTGGCAAATGGTAACACAATTCCAGTAAAAATTAGCAAGAAAATATTCAAACAGAATCCTATCAGACGTGGAGATATTGTAAAAGTCACAAATCAATATAAAAAACAAAAAATGAAAAAGGTTGATGGTGAATGGCAAGAAACAGATGAGCAAGAATGGTGGGTTTCTGAGTACCAAATTTGTTAGGAGATGTAAATGAAACAGTATTATACAGACAAAAAGTATAAAGAATTACTGTCGCACATGGTTGTATTAGTAGACACTCGTGAGAATACTAATAAAAATGTTACTGATTGGTTTGATAGGAATAACATCAAATGGAAGTCAAGAGCATTGAAAACAGGTGATTATGGTCTTATGGTTGAGAGTTGCCCTGAATTGGGCTTCTCAATCGACACATATTTTAGTGACGAACTTTGTATTGAACGAAAGAATTCCGTAAGTGAGTTAGCTGGTAACATAGCAAATGCAACTAAAGATGATGACAGAATTTTTAAAGAATTTAATCGAATGATTAATATAGAGAAAAATTATCTTCTTATAGAGAATGACAGCATAGAGGATATTTTTACAGAGAACTATAAATCGAAATTGAATCCGACATCGTTTTTTAGAACATTGCTTACATGGCAAAGCAGAAATAACATGCACATTTATTTTGTAGAAAGAGAATATATGGGTAGGATGATATACGAATTATGTAAAAATTGTTTGGATTCCAAGATATTGAAGTAAAGGAGAAAATATGGACAAGGTAAAAGTTTTTGAAGGACTATTAAATAAGTTTGAGACAGATGAGATTAGAAATTATTGTACTGATATGATTAAGGAAATTCCAGATTATATCTTCACAATTCCAAGTAGCACGTCATTTAAGTATCATAATAAAACACAGTGTCAGCCGCATGGTCAGATTTTTCATATTTTAATGTTTGCAGAAGTAATGAATTATGTTCTTGGATTAGAGTATGTAAAAGAAAAGACCAATGAGCGACAGCGAGATTGTTTACGCTGCACACCAATTTTTCATGATGCAATTAAATGTGGGTTAAATGGTTCTCAATATACAGTACATGAACATCCGATGCTTGCTGGTGAGTGGGTGAGAAATACATCTGTTGAGCATGATGTAGACGCTAATACAAAAGCATACATTGCAAGATTATGTGAAAGTCATTCTGGCGAATGGACTTCTACAAAGAGAAGCAAGACGGTATTACCAAAGCCTGAAAATGACGAGCAGTTCTTTGTACATATGTGTGATTATTTAGCAAGTAGGTCAAATCTTGATATGACATATTCTGATGATGTAGTTTCTGCATTAGGTGGTGTTGATATTCCAAAGGAAGAGTTACCAGATATTGATTCTTATGTAATTACATTTGGAAAATATTCAGGAAAGACGCTCCCGCAAATCAAAGAAATTGATCCTGGTTATATCTCATGGGCAAAAGAAAATATGAGTAGAGAACCAGTAAGAAGTTTATTAGCCCAACTGTAGAGAATAATATAGCAGAGGATTTCTGGAATGCCCATAAATAGGGCATTTCAGAGACTCAAAAAGCCAAGGAAAGACGGATTTCTTTTGTATACAATATATAGTGTGCGGACAACATAAAAACATACTATATATTGTACATTGAAACAATAAAAATAACAAAATAGGAGGATTTATGAGTTCAAGAGATAATTCATATGCAAATACAGACAAAAAGACATTGTTCTTATCTGATGATGTAGACAACGAATCTATTGGTAAATTAACATGGAGCATTTTACAACAGATTCAAGAAGATGATGAGAAAGATGAGAAAGAGAAAGATTATAAGCGTGAGCCAATTAAACTATATATCAACTCGTATGGTGGATCTGCTTATGAGATGTGGGGATTAATTGATATTATTCTCAATAGCAAAACTCCAATCTATACATATTGTACAGGATCTGCAATGAGTGCAGCTTTTAAGATTTTCTTAGCAGGGCATAAAAGATTTTGCTATAAACATTCAACATTTATGTATCATCAGATAAGTTTTTGGAGAAGTGGTAAATATCAGGATTTGGTAGAAGACAGAGAAGAAATGGACTGGCTGAATAAAAAGATTGAAGAATATGTAATCGACAGAACCAATCTCACAAAAGATGATATTAATGAGATTCGTGAAAAGAAGAAAGATTTCTATATTCATTCTGATAAAGCAGTCAAGTACGGAATTGTCGATGAAGTTTTATAAAGAACAGAGAATAATACAGTAGCAAGAATAAACTGATTTCTCATAGGAGGTGAATTATGAGCAAATCAAAGGAAGAATTATATGAGTATTTTTCATATATGCAACAAGAGGATAACAAATCACTTTTGGGTGGTATGGCTTGGGATGATATTGCTTGGAATATTAAATATGCAGAAGACAATGGAATATCAAGAACACAACTAGGTTTTGATTTCCCTAAATTACTTGGACATCTGATTATTGATGATGAAACATATGAAAAGAAAAAGAAAGAATACGCTGAAAGTATTGAAACTTATAACCATAATGCAGACTTGTTAAGAGCTAATAAATGGAAATATAAGCTAGTCGATGATTCAGAAGAAAGCAGACGACATTTGGCTGATACATATATTCAGTACGCAGAAAATTGTAAAGAATTACTAAAAGACCTAGATGTGTATCACAAAGAATATTTGGATTATATAAAAAGCAATAAACAATAAACGACAGTTTCTTGTGAAAGTTAAGGAGGTAGTAAATGAGAATAGCATTAACAGGTCATAGACCTCAGAGATTAGGATTACCAGATGATGAGTTAGATATTAAATGGACAAGAATTGGTCATTGGATTTTTAATCAAATACTTGATGTGTCTGATGTTTATTGTGGTATGGCAAATGGCTCTGATATTTTAATTGGGTTAAATACTTGTATTATTAAGGAGAGATACAGAGCAGCTTCGCCAGAATTAGAGAAGAATAGAAATTTAAAATTACATTGCATATTACCATGTAAAAACTACAACTCGTCTAATAAATATTACAATAAGTTAAGAACTGAAGCTGATGAATGGGTTGAGTTATCAGATGAATTCTACAAAGGCTGTGACAATGTGAGAGATCAATATATGGTTGATCATTGTGATGTACTTCTTGCAATTTGGGATGGTAATAAATCTGGTGGTGTTTGGTCAACAATTCGTAAAGCACAGAAAGCAGGTAAGAAGATTATTTACTGTCCAAAAGAGATTTTAGAAAGAGAATAATATAGTAACAGGAAACCATTATTTCATGTGGAGATTAGGAGCAAAATATGACATTAGATAAAGAAACGATGAAAGTAAGCACAGCATTAAGAATTGCAAAACAGTATTATCCACAGGATAAATTAGAACACGCACTTAGAGTTGCTACATATGTATCAGAAAATATCTTTATTCCATACGATTTAAGAAATGAGTGTGTGGCTTTGGCAATTATGCATGATCTTGTAGAAGATACAAATTTTAAATCATCTGGTTTGCCAGATAATTTCAAAAACGCATTATTACTCTTAACTAAACCAGACGATCTTTCGTATGATGAATATTGTCAGAGGTTTAAGAAGTATAACACAAATGATTATTTGTGTGCATATTGGGTTAAATTAGCCGATATGAAAGATCATTTGTCACTAACAGATACACTAACAGATAGGTTAAAAGAAAAGTATCTAAGTGGATTGAGATATTTATTATAGAAAGGGGTAAATATGAAAGTAATTTTACAGTATACAGATTGTATGTCTGATGATAAGAATATTTTTGGAGTATTAGCTAGAAACAATGTAGAAGTAATTGAAACGAAACAAGGACAGTTTTCAGTTTATCCACTTGTTACAATTAGAGTCAAAGATACAGATACACTCAACAAAATTTTAGAGCAACTAAATGAGAAATCGGTTTATGGAGTTAGAATTGTAAAAGTAAAATCAGATAAATCATTTGTTGAAAGATTAAAGATGATGTTTGAGTAATTTTGAAAAATAAAAAAGGAGAATACATTAATGAAAAATATCGCAACGACAATTGCTTATGCATCTGCATGGATTGCAACATCAATAGCAGTAATTTTTGCAATTAAATATACAGAATCTGCTTGGTGTCTCTGGGCGTTATTGTTTCCTGCTTGTATTAAAGCTAGTGTTGATATTAGTACGAGCAATGACGGTGATGATAACGAAGAAGATTAGACTATTATTTCATGTGAAAGGAAGAGATAGATATATGGGAATAAGATATATGTGTAAAGAAAGAGAAGATAATTTAATTGACATCAATGTATATGGTCATGGATGTATGGAAGGACTATATAACTGTGAAGGTAGATTCAATACAAAACATGTTTTTAGTGATGGATTCAACCCTGATAGTGGTTGGTATCGTATAGCTGATTATAGAGTAAATGACTTGAAAGTTTTTAGGAAGAAAGGAATTAATATTACATACGATGATAGTTGTAAATACGTTAAAGAATTAGTAGAAAATAATAAATAAAAATTCATAGTAATCTAAACTTTCTTGCGATTTAAAAAAGGAGAGTAAAATGAGCGCAGATAACGGAATTTATATTTTAAAGACAAAAGATCAGTACAGAGTGGCACATCTTTGTGCTATTGATAATGTAACATGGTCAGTAATTGACGGTGACTGGTGTACTGATATGAATAAGAGAGGAAAACTTGTTCCAACTAGAGTTGTTGAAATGTGGGGAAATTGTAAATATACAAGAAATGAAAACAAAGCATTTGAAATTGCACACAAATGGGCTAGTAGCCTTCCTATATGTGAATATGGAGTGAATGTTATTACATACAACAAGACATGGAAACACATTGTAGAAGATGAAAAAAAGTATGCAGAAAAAGAAATTTATTTTATTAACAAACAAGGAACAGACGAAAAAAATGAGTGGTATAAGTGCCAGTTAGAACGCTTGCAAAAAATTATTAATGGAGAATATTCATAAATATAACTTATAAGCTATAATATAATATGCTTCGCATATCTTAGAGCAATTCGCTCATTATTCCACAAGGAAAAGAGAATAAATAATCAGGAGGTGAACATATGGTTGATATGGTTGCAGAACCAGTTTGTTTCAAATTTATTATCAATACAAAGAAAAATAAAACATTTCAGATGGAATGGTATGTTTATTATCATGATTCCAATACACAAAAAATTATTAAATGGAATGTATTTAATCATGGTACTTTTGCAGAAAAAGTTAATAAGTTATTACAAGAAAATTTGTCAAGAGATGAATTTGCAGATGGTTTAAAAAAATATCTTATGTATTATTTTTGGTCTAAATGTGAATATGAAATAATTTTATCACCTTGGACTGGACAAGCAGATGATATTAAGATTGATGTTTATGACCAAATAATGATGAATTTTGATAGGTTTGTTGATTATGTTTGGCAGTTTACAAAATAAAAAAATAAATGTTTATTGTGGTTGGTATAGAAATACAGTTGTTAAACAACGACCTGTAATAAAAAAAGATTTTGTGTTTCAAATAAAATGTTTGGAATGTAATGGCAGTGGAATTTTCGATTGTGGAATTAAAGAAGAAAACGAAACTTGTGTTTCTTGTAATGGAACAGGGAAACAATATATTGGAACAATATAACATAATAAATGATTTTTTCATATGAAAATACATTAGGAGGACTAAAATGAAACAGGCGAGTATTCCATTATATATAAGGTTTGGTGAAATACCAACTGACGAAATAAGTGAAGTGCATAGAGGAGATTCAGTAATCAGAGAGGAAGGAGGAGTGTCTGTATGGAGAGCAGTTGAGTCTAATGGATTGTATTATCCTATACTCCCAGAAAACCCCCAATAAAAATGCAATAGCGGATTATTTTGTTTTATTATTGGAAAGTGATAAAAGCGTTTATTTAGTAACGGGAGATGAATTGTTCATTGAAGGTGCCGACAGAGAACCTTTATTAAATAATGTAAAAATTATTAAAGAAATCACAAAATATTATAGAAAATAATTTGAATAAAAATATAGGAGGACAAAATGGGGACAATCACAATTTTACCAGAAACAACAAAGAATCCAATAACGCTAATGGGACGAAGGGCAGGATGTTGTTGGAATGCAAATATTACAGATGATGAAAAAAATTATAAGCGTGGTCTTGATTGTATCAAATCAGGTCATGGAAGAGTAATGGAATATCCAAATGTTGAAATGATTATAGATGGATATTCGGCAAAAACAATCCGAGAATATTACACTCATATTGTTGGAGCAAGCAGATTGCAGGCAAGTACAAGGTATATTGATTATTCTAAAGGAAACGGATTTGATTATGTAACACCACAATCAATTAGTAACGATGAAGATGTTGCTGCAACATGGCATAGTGTTATGAGCTATATCAATACTAATATTCAGCATCTCATTAATAACGGAGTACCAGTCGAAGATGCAACAATGTTACTCCCATTAGCTTATTGTACAAAAATGGTAGATAAACGTAATCTCAGAAGTCTTATTGAAATGAGTAGAGTTAGAATGTGCAGTCGTGCTTATTGGGAGTATAGAGAGTTATTCAAAGACATTTGCAATGCATTAAGAGAATATTCAGATGAATGGAAATGGATTGTAGATAATCTTTTCCATGCAAAATGTGATGAAGTTGGATATTGTACAGAAAGCAAGTCGTGTGGTAGAAAACCAAAAAGAAAGTAAATGTAATTATTACATGAGAAAGGACTAAATTATGCAGTTTTTATTATCAGAAGAAGAAATGAAACAAGGCTTTCCTCTGCTTTATAGTTATTCGACAGAGCTTCCGATGGAAGAGGCTTTTGATGAAGAAAAGAATCTGAATAACCAAGGATTCTTTACATATATGGAAGATATAGGACGAGGACAGTGTAAAATTACAGTATTTATTAAAGATAATTAGGAGGGATTGAATGAACAAAAGCGATATTGCAGAAAGAGTGAAGCTACTCAATAAAGCTTCAGAAGCTTATTATAATACAGGACAGCCTATTATGAGCGATACTGAGTTTGATAGTAAACTTGAAGAATTGAAACAATTTGAAGAGGAGACTGGAATTGTATTAGCAAATAGTCCAATACATAATGTCGGAGCAAAAGTATTAAACAACATAAAAGAAGTAGCACATAAAACACCAATGTTGTCACTTGAAAAGTGTCATAGTGTAGAAGAAATTATTAAATTTACAAATGGTCACAATTTAGTAGCATCTGTAAAACTTGATGGTCTTACTGTAAGACTTACTTATAAAGATGGAAATTTGATTTTAGCAGAGTCTAGGGGAAATGGTATTGTCGGATCTGATGTAACTGAACATATTAAGCAGTTTACAAATGTGCCATTACATATTAATAAAGAAGGAACTTATGTAATTGATGGCGAAGCATTGATTAAGTTAGATGATTTTGCGGAAATTAATAAAAATGGAGAATATAAGAATAGTCGTAACCTCGCAGCAGGTACATTGTCAAGTCTTGATACATCAGTGGTAAAAGATAGAAAATTATCTTGGTACGCTTGGGAAGTTGTTGAAGGTTATAGAAATAATTCTTTTTCTGAAACACTAATCAATGCACAGGATCTTGGATTTGACGTAGTTCCATTTGCTAATTTGTCATTGACTTTAATGTCTGTTAATGAAGCTATTGATTGTTTTTTAGACATAGCGAAGGAGAAATTTCTTCCTCAAGATGGCGTGGTATTTAAGTTTGATGACATTGAATATGGTAAATCTCTTGGTAATACTTCTCATCATTTCAGAAATGGTATTGCTTATAAAGTGTTTAACGATTCAGTAGAGACAACATTAAGAAACGTAGAATGGAGTTGTGGCAAGACAGGTGTTTTAACACCAGTTGCAATTTTTGATACAGTAGATATTGATGGTAGCGAAGTTAGTAGAGCATCACTACATAATATTTCCGTTATGAAACAACTTATGAGAAGAATGTGGAAAGGACAGCATATTGGAGTATACAAAGCTAATCTTATAATTCCTGCTATTAGATGGGCAGAAGAAATTAATAGTATTGAAGATTTAATAGATGAAGTAGAGTTTTTTGAAATTCCAAATAAATGTCCTATTTGTGGTCAGTCTACTGAAATTGTAAAAGAGAATGATTCAGAAGTTCTTATGTGCGGAAATCCAAACTGTAAAGGTAAGCTTTTAGGTAAGTTGGTTCACGCAGCAAGCCGAAATACATTGGACATCGAGAATTTGTCAGAATCAACTATTGAAAAATTCATCAATCTTGGTTGGTTAAATTCAATTAAGGATATTTATCATTTATCAGACTACGAAAATGAAATGAAAGTTTTAGATGGTTTTGGTAAGAAATCGGTTGAAAAACTTCTTAACTCTATTGAGAGATCACGCAATACATCTTTAGAAAGATTTATCTATAGTTTATCAATTCCATCAATCGGAAAATCAGTAAGTAAAGATATCAGTAAATTATGTGAAGAGAATTTTAATAATTTTATTGGTTTGATGAAATCTTCACCAGAAAAATTATTAACCATTAATGGTTTTGGTATTACGATGATGAACTCAATGACGAAATGGTGGTATGAGAATTCGTTGTGGGTATATGAATTATCAAAAGAGTTTACTTTTGAAACACCTAATGTAGTATTAGAGGAAATTCCAAAAACATTAAATGGTAAAACATTTGTTGTAACAGGTTCTGTCAATCATTATAAAAATCGTGACGAATTGAAAGCCGATATAGTTACTCATGGCGGTACAGTAGTAGGATCTGTAAGTTCTAAAACATCTTATCTTATTAATAACGATATCAACTCAACATCATCTAAGAATCAAAAAGCAAAATCTTTGAACGTTCCCATTATCTCAGAAGATCAATTCTTAGAAATGATTCATTAATCTTTGTTTTCAAACAGAGAATATATCTATGTAATAAATCAAACCAAAATCCATTATACAACAGAACAAGGAGAAACAATGAAGAAACGGTTAGCAATTTTAGCATGTTTATTTGCTGTATCTTTTCCTGTCGTCCCCGTTTGGGGACAGGATAGCAGCATTTTAAAAGACAACTTAGTAGCAGGTGTAACAGAAGATATGACTTTTGTTATAGAAGAATCTATTTCTAAAGCACAAGTCGATGTTATATCAAAACGACAACTAGATAAAATTCAAGAAGCTGTAACAAAAATAAATGCTTTAGATACTTCTGATACAAAAGAATGGTTTAAGAATTATAAAGAAATTGAACAAGAATACTCTGTATGGGTTGATCCTGATGAGTCTATTTATGATTATTGTAATTCATATGAGTTAGAATTGTTATTCAGAATAGTAGAAACTGAAGTGCGTGGAGATACATATTTTGACGAAAAGGTAAATGTTGCAAGTGTGATTCTAAACAGAATGGAACATGACGATTTCCCAGAGTCAATGCATGATGTTATTACACAATATCCACAATTCTCAAGTTATACAAGTGGTGCTTATAAAAATGTAACTGTAACAGAAACAACAATATTGGCTTGTGAATATGCATTTCAGTTTGGAGATACAACGAATGGGGCATTATATTTTGATTCAACTAATGGTAATTCATGGGCTGATAAAAATAGAGAATTTTTATTTAAAGATAGTGTCGGTCATAGTTTTTATAGATAAGGAGAATTGATGCTGAATAGAGAAAAATATGCAAAAGAGATTATTGAAATCGCGTGCAATGGGGGGAACATTGCCGTCGTTAATGGAAAGCTGGAAAATTGCAGAAAAACACAGTGCAACGAGTGTAATTTTAATGGCGGCACAATAAGAGATTGTGAAATAAAGACGAGAAAATGGGCGAACAGCGAATATGTCGAACCGATTGAACCGCCGGTTGATTGGAATAAAGTTCCAGTTGATACACCGATTCTTGTGAGACATAGCGAATCCTGTGTATGGGATCGGAGATACTTTGCAAAATACAACAACTGATTAGTGTATGCATGGAAACAGGGCACTACATCATGGAGTGCTGAAGATCCGGCATATGTATGTGATTGGAAATATGCAAAATTAGCGACAAATCAGATAAAGAAGGAGAATAAAACAATGAAAACAGAATTTACTTTAAATTTAGACAGTCTTACAGACTTAAATAATTTTGTAATGGAAATCTCATCACAAATTCCGTGTGATGTTGATGCAAAATATGGAAGACAGGTTGTAGATGCAAAATCTTATCTTGGATTAGTCACGATTTCTATTCATCCTGTAACGGTAGTAATTAATACCGATAATGAGGATTATATTAAAAGATTCAACGAAATTTGCAGCAAATATAAAATCGTGGAGGAATAAACATGAATTATTCGCAGGTTATTGACTTAGACAGTATTAGAATTAGTGACTTCTTAAACGGAGATTTTACGGAAAGTAAAACGGCTGTCATTGAAGATGGACATATTATACAGATTTTAGATGAAAGGTGGAACTTGTAATGCTTATTTTAATGGGAAGAACCGCATCTGGCAAAACATTAGTTAGGGACAAACTTGTAAAAAACAATGGATTTAATAGTGTCGTAACTTATACTACAAGACCAATTCGTAAAGGTGAAATTCCTAATGTTACATATCATTATATTTCAGAAGAAGATTTTTTGCAGAAAATCGAAAGTGGATTTTTTGCAGAATGGAAGAAATACATTACCACTGAAGGTATTTGGTATTATGGATCAGCAAAAGAAGATTATGAAAAAGCAGACGAAAACTCTGTAATTATTCTTACACCTAATGGTATCAGAGATATTCAAAAATTAGGATATGATGTAACTGTTATTTATTTATATTCAAATATTTCAACTATCAACAAAAGATTAGATGTTCGTGGAGATAAAAAGGAAGAGGCTGAAAGACGTATCAAAACTGATATATCAGATTTTAAAGATGCAGAAAGTCTTGCTAACAGGATTGTTTATAACAACTTTGATGAGAATATTGATGACGTGGTAAATAGCGTATTGTTTCATTATAGAAAGGCGTACAAATGAAAAATGATGGCTTAACAATTTATTTAGCTGGTAAAATGGCAGGATTAAGTATAGAAGAACAAACAACATGGAGAAAATTTGTAGCAGCAGAATTGGACAAATATTCAGATATGGCAAATTATAAAACTAATGTTATTTCTCCATGTGATTATTTCAATTTTGAAGAACCAAGATACCAAAACGAACAGGAGGTTATGAAATTTGATCTAAACTTAGTTCGTGGCAGTGACATTGTTATTGTAAATACAAATGGATTAAATACAAGTATTGGATCAGTGATTGAAGTATACGAAGCGTGGAAAAATAATATTCCTGTGATTGCTTATGATGAACGAGGGGATTATAACTTAATCCACACATGGTTAAAATGTTGTTTTACAAGAGTTGAATCGTGCGCAATGGATATGTGCGAATACATAAAGGATTTTTACATGAGATAGGAAGAGGGTGAGTGAAATATTTCTTAATGGATTAAATACAAGCCATATGGTTGCAAGAGAATTGTTATCTAAACCAGATGAATTTATAACAGTAACCGTTGGAAATAGAGAATATAGTATTAGTCATACGAAAATGATAAAAACACATGCAAATGTTGACGATGGTGTGATGCACAAAACATTGGTGTGTGAAGAATTAGAAGGAAACATTGTGAGGTAAAAATATGGATAATTATAAGATGTCAGATGTTAAAATTGATTTTTTGACAAAACATAATAGGAAATTACTTATTGAATTAATTTGTAATGAACAGACTCATATGATAGTAAAAGATCATACTAAATATGAATCTGATAGGTACAAAGAATTAGAAGCCTTAAAGGTAAAAATTAAAGATATGTGAGGTAATCATATGCCAGATATTACAATGTGTAGTAGCGAAAATTGCCCAATGAGAGGTAGTTGTTATCGAAGTAGAGCCAAACCTGATAAGTTACAGAGTTGGACAAATTTTGAATATTTTTGTAATGAAAATAGTGGATTCGATGAATATATAAAATACAATAAGGAGCGTAAAAATAATTGAGTACATATGAAATCACATGTGTGACAATTTTAATATTTCTATTTGTTGGTTGGATTCCAATTAGAATGCTGTGTGATGGTATTAAAGATATAATTCGGGAAATTAACAAAGGGAAACAAAATTATAACAAAAGTAAAGAGGATGATACGAAAGGTTGATTTCTTATGGAATTGAGAAAGGAGATAAAATGAAATTCAATATTATAGATTGTATAGAATTTGAGATTGATTGGAAAGCTGTAGCAGCGATTGCGACATGTGTACTTGGTTATGCAATCATAACAGTAATTTAGATAGGAGGATATACATATTGACAAAAGTAATTAAGAGAGACTGTTCAGAAGTTAATTTTGACAAATCAAAAATCTCAACTGCAATTCTTAAAGCTATGAAAAATGGTTCAGGCATTGTAAAACCAAAAATTGCTGAAGACATTGCAGATGAAATCGAAAATGAGTGTAAGGATAAAGAAGAAGTAAGTATCTCTGATATTGAATCAATGGTTTATGATAAATTGATTACAAAAAAGCAGAGACTTACTGCAAAAGCCTATGAAGGATATAGAAGTATTCGTGAGTTTCAGAGAGAAAACGAGAATACAACAGATTCCGAGATTGATGAACTGTTAGATGGTGAAAGCGAATATTGGAATACTGAGAACTCCAATAAAAACTCAAAAGTATTAAATACTCAGCGTGATTATATGGCAGGAATTGTTAGCAAAGATATTTCTCGTAGATTTTTACTTCCACCAGAAGTTGTACAAGCACACGATGAAGGAATTATTCATTTCCATGATATTGATTATTTTGGCATGAATGCGATGAGTAACTGCTCACTTATTAATCTCGAAGATATGTTACAGAATGGTACTTGTATTAACAAGGTAATGATTGAAAAACCACATAGATTTATTACTGCTTGTACAATCGCCACTCAGATTATTCTTGGTGTTACGTCACTTCAGTATGGAGGAGCTACAATTACTCTTACACATTTAGCACCATTTGTAAGAGATAGTTACAACAAATACTATGAGAAATATAAGTCATGGGGATTTTCTGATGAAGATTGTAAGAGATATGCAGAATCTGATACCAAAAAAGAAGTAGCAGATGGTGTTCAGACTTTTAACTATCAGTGCAATTCTATGTCTAACTCAAATGGACAGTCTCCTTTTTTGAGTGTATTTATGTATCTTGGAGAGACTACAGAGTATAAGAAAGAGCTTGCAATGATTATTGAAGAGTTTCTTAATCAGAGATTACTTGGTCTTAAAAATGAAGTTGGCGTATATGTCACACAGGCATTTCCAAAGCTTCTCTATGTCTTAGAAGAAGATAATATTCATGAAAATTCCCCTTATTGGTATTTAACAAAACTTGCAGCTAAGTGTACTGCAAAGAGAATGAACCCTGATTATATTTCAGAGAAGATTATGAAGAAATATAAAGAAGGCAACTGTTTCCCGTGCATGGGCTGCCGTAGTTTCCTTTCACCTTATAAAGACGAAAATGGTAATTATAAATTTTATGGAAGACTAAACCAAGGCGTTGTCACATTAAACCTTGTAGATGTAGCATTATCATCTGAAGGCGATTATGAAAAGTTTTGGGATTTAATGGAACAGAGAACAGAATTATGTCATAAAGCATTACTTTGCAGACATAAACGATTAGAAGGAACATTATCTGATGTCGCACCTTTATTATGGCAGTATGGAGCATTTGCAAGACTTAAAAAAGGTGAAAAGATTGATAAGTTACTTCATAATGGATACGCAAGTATTTCTCTTGGATATGCAGGATTATATGAATGTGTAAAATATATGACTGGTAAATCACATATTGATTCACAGGAAGGTCATGATTTTGGCATTAAAGTAATGCAGTTTATGAATGATAAATGTGACCAGTGGAATAAAGAGCATTATATTGGATTTTCAATTTACGGATCTCCAATCGAAAACACAACGTATAAATTTGCGAAGTGTCTACAGAAACGCTTTGGAATTATTAAAGGTATTACAGATAGAAATTATATCACAAACAGTTATCATACATTTGTAAAAGAACCAATTAATGCATTTGATAAACTCGCTAAAGAATCAGAATTTCAGGCGTTATCACTTGGGGGTGCAATATCTTATGTTGAGACAGATGGATTGGTAAATAATGTAGATGCTATTTTGGAAATGAATAAATTCATCTACGACCATATCATGTATGCAGAAGAAAATACAAAGTCTGATTACTGTCAGGTTTGTGGTTACGACGGTGAAATCAAAATTATTGATGAAGGTGGCGAACTTATTTGGGAATGCCCAAATTGCCACAATAGAGATAAAGACAAGATGAATGTAGCAAGAAGGACTTGCGGATATATTGGAACTAATTACTGGGGAAAAGGACGTACTCAGGAAATTAAGGAGAGATATGTCCATATGACAGATATTGCGGAGGATTTATAATGAGATACGCACAGATTAGATCTATGGATATTTCTAATGGAGAGGGAGTTGGAGTCTCCCTCTTCGTCCAAGGTTGTCCATTTCACTGTAAAAACTGTTTTAATTCTGATACATGGGATTTTAATGGTGGAAAAGAATGGACAGAAGAAATAAAAGATAAATTTATGAAATTAATTGATAGACCATATATTAAACGAGTATCATTTCTTGGTGGAGAATGTTTAGCGGATCAGAACCTTGATGAAGTCCTCAAATTAGTTAAACAAATCCGTAATTCATATCCTGATAAAACTATCTGGCTTTATACAGGATTTGAGTGGAATTCATTAATGTCAAAAATTTGTCAACCAACATTTCCAGATAAAGATTTTGAACGCATTATAGAAATTCATAAAAAGAGAAAAGAAATAATTTCTAATGTAGATGTACTCGTTGACGGAGAATATATAGATGAGCAGAAAGATCTATCATTAAAATTCAGAGGTTCAAAGAACCAAAGGGTTATTGATGTAAAGCAATCTCTTGCTCAGAACAAAGTAATTTTATATTGTGATTAAAGGAGATAATACAAATATGGAAATGGAAGATTTATACAAATTAAAGAAAGGTGATAAAGTTCTTGTCGAATGTACTGTAGAAACAGTATTCGTACAAAGCGGAATGGTAATGGTTACAACAAGGGATTGCGACAATGGATTCGATGCTTATATCGGTGAGATCAAAGAAAAATAAAGTTATGAGATTTTTATTATTTTTTCTTGGAATCATGATTGGTACATTTATTGTAATACTAATTTTATATCCAATATTAGGTGATACAATTAATTATATTCAAGATTTGAAAAAAGAATTAAAAGATATGGAGAATAAAGAAAATGGAAACAATTAAGATTAAATATTTTGATAACGAAATTGACAAATTAGAGTACATAGAGGGCAATAAATCCAATTGGATTGATCTTCGTTCTGCCGAAACAATTCATCTGAAGAAAGGTGAGTTTCATTTGATTCCGCTGGGGGTTGGAATGAAGTTACCAGACGGATATGAAGCTAATATTGTACCGAGAAGCAGCACATATAAGAATTTTAAAGTATTACAGACAAATTCTTTTGCGGTAATTGACAACTCATATAGTGGAGATAATGATCAGTGGCTTTATCCAGTAATTGCTATGGAAGATACTATTATAAACAAGAATGACCGCATTTGTCAGTTTCGTATTAATAAGATTCAGCCTCAGATTGAGTTTGAAGAGATTGAACATTTAAATGATGTTAATAGAGGATCATTTGGTTCTACTGGAAAGGCGTAATATGATTAAACTTTCACCCGAAGAAAAATTCAATTTAACTATCAATGAAGCAAGTGCTTATTTTAACATAGGAAGAGATAAATTATATGAACTTGCAAAAGAAGAAGGAAATATTTATACGTTGCACAACGGCAAAACAATTCTATTTAAACGTGAGCAATTTGAAAAGTATTTAGAAAATAAATCGTACATATAAAAATTTGTAAAAGACCAGACTTTGTGATATATTGTTCATATAGGTTTGGTCTTTTCCCATAGAAAGGAGTAACAAATGGGTAAAGATTTAAAAGGTAAAGAGCTTGGAATGGGTTTAAATCAAAGAAAAGATGGTAGATATCAAGCAAGATTTACGTCTGTAAATGGCAAACGTAAAGAAAAAAACTTTGATAAAATTACAGAAGCTCGTAATTGGCTAACAGAAGCCAAATACAAAGATAGTCTGTTGAACAATTGTAACATGACTGTTGATGAGTGGTTTGATTTCTGGTTGAATAATTATAAAGAAGGGATTGTTGCAAATAATACTAAAAAAAATTATTCCAATCGTTACAAGAATAATATTAAAGAATATATAGGTAATATACCTTTGGGAGATGTAAAGAATATAAATTGTCAGCAAATATTAAACAAAATGTTTGAAGACGGAAAATATTCTTATGGGACAATGGAATTAACGATGATAACGCTTCATGCTTTATTTAAAGGAGCTGTTGAAAACGGTTACATTATTCGAAATCCTGCTGACAATTTAAAACTAAAAAAACGAAACTTGGATGATGATGAAAATAACCGAAGAGTCCTTACAAGAGACGAGCAAAGAGATTTTATTAAATATGCAAAAAAATCTATATATTATAATGCTTTTTCGCTTGTTCTTGAGACGGGATTGCGATGTGGGGAAATTGGTGGATTGCAATGGTCGGACATTGATTTGGATTCTGGTTTTTTATATGTAAAGAGAACATTATTACAAGATAGTAAAAAAGGTGGTTTTTATTATGGAATTCCCAAATCAAAAAGTAGTAAAAGAAAAGTTCCACTAACAGATGAAGCTAAAAATATACTACTAGATCAGCAAAAACTTCAATATAAATTAAAACATCAAAGTTCTGAATGGCATAACGAATGGAATGATTTAGTGTTTTCTACAATAAATGGCAATCCGGTTGGTGCATCTACATTTAGAATTACAATGATTCGTATTGTAAAAAATATTAATAAGGATAGAGAGGCAGATGCTCTTGGAGGTGAATATGAAATATTTGAACATTGTTATATGCATTCATTAAGGCATACTTTTGCTACAAGATGTATAGAAAAAGGAGTACAACCAAAAACATTACAAAAGATACTAGGGCATTCATCTATTCAAGTTACAATGGATTTATATGTACATGTCACAGATGATCATATGTCAGAAGAAATAAAAAAAATGAACGTTGCAATATAACAAAATAACTGGTGCAAAATTGGTGCAAAATTAAAAAAATATAAAAATAAGTAGGTTAAACCATAGTAAAATCAATGCTTTCAAACATAATGATACAGATTACGCGAAGTAATTCGTGACAATGGGGTTGCTCGCAGAGCGTGCGATCTATTGTATGAAAAATAAAGAGACTGCCGTACCGGTGTCATAA